CGGCAGCGGCAAGGACGACCGGGCCGACGGCAAGCTTCGGTGGGATCTCCTTCCTTTGGCTGAGATAGAGGATATCGTGAGGGTATATACGGAGGGGGCTAAGAAATACGCCGACAATTCATGGCAGAATATACCTGATGGATTTGAGAGATATAGAGCGGCTTTACTTCGCCATATGACGGCGTACATGAAAGGCGAGAGATATGATAAGGAGACAGGGCTGATGCATTTGGCACAAATTTGCTGGAACGCTATAGCATTATTATATTACGATAAACATAACAAAGGGCTTATAGAATGGAAGAGTCAGGAGAAAGAGTAGTAGATGAGAGATTAAGAGCTATCAATAAAAAAACCGGTAAATACGTTGATTTGATCAAGCGCACTATTTATGATGATACTCCATTTCCGATAGTTAAGTATCTCAATTATAGTTATGATGAATTGAATTATGATTATGTAAGGTATCTGAATTTTGATATAGACATAAATTGGGAGCAGCGCAGATATCAAATCGTGAAAGATTTATTATCTAACGATTTTGATGGAAGGAAAATAGGTATGGATGAGATAGATAACGCTATATTTACAGCGGATTTAATTATTAATAGATTAAAAACTGTTTAAAATGGTAAGAATCGATTTTTTCACGAAGAAAGACGCTGAGTACAGCGATTACATGCGATATATTATCGCCAACACATTACAGGAGTATGAGGGTGAGGTCACGTTAAACCAGATCCCGGAGAACAAAGCCACGGAGGAGGAAATATCCAAGTACGGTATAGAGGTATATCCTACTATCATCGTCAGCGGAGATAACATGGATGGCTTTAATAAACTTGAGGGGATGGTCAGAAAAGCTGATCTTATTAACGTCATGTCGTTATACGACAAGAAATAGGCTTATGACGATAAGGGATAAATATTTTGGTTGGAAAGATATATTCTTTGACAGGTTCGTGCATTGTTGTAATGAAAAAAGTGATCAACCACAAGGAAGTAATATACCTCTAGCCAAAATAAACTTCGATAACAAGACAGGATATGTGGAGGACGGGACTATTAATATAGCCGAGCTTCTTCAATATCTTTGGATAAATAATAAGGTCTATGGGTGTGAATATGCACCCATAGATATATCCTCTGTCTTGCAAACATTGATTAGATTGACCGAGAACGCTAAGTTCATATTTGACGACCAACCCGGCATACATGATATGATCCCATATAGAGGTTTTTTTCTTAGAGATGATTTTTTACCCGGGAAAGATTATTCACTTGATTTGGATAAAATAGTGAGCGGGATGGGAGGATGGTATGGGGAGGATGAGGATCCATGTTACTCGATGTTCGTCAGTCAAGATCAGATATGGAACTTGAACCCGATATTGAAGGTATTAGCTGATGAGGGATCTATTCTAGCCAAGGAACTTGGGTATGATATGAACTCATATGTCAGCGATAATGGATACACGATATACAACCCCTACCTCTCGTGGATTAATCATTACTATCATTATTGCCCGACATTTAATGAGGATAAGCTGAAACCTTGGGATAGGGTGGAAGACAGAAAGAATAAATTCAAGATGACGGATAAGGTTAAGAGAGGCGCCAATAATTGGTATTATTCAGGCGGAACTATATCTTGTGTGGATAACTTCATGGGGAAAAGATACAGAAAGAACCTGCGAACCTTTATCTATCGTGGAATAGTATTCTTCCTTGACCGGATATGGCATACGCCTTTATTTGAGAAGATGGGTGTGAAAATGAAATACAACGCTTATTACTGTTATGCCGCTACCTCCGGTATTTGGTACAATAAAGGATTCAAGAAAAGGCTAGCCAAGAGATTTAACGAGTCTTTACGTGGCGGAGGGGATCTGTTCGGGGCTAACCTAGCCTGCATGGTATGTGACCGTAAGGATATCGATTGGGAGGCGCTTCGTCTTTGGCTTGACAAATACGATGATCCTACTGATAAGGGCATGGTGAATAGCCCTATTCAATTTATGTATTTATATTTATATTACACTTTTAACAAATAATTTGAGAACACAATTGCAACGATATGATCATAAACAAGACATGGTCAATGCCGAACAGCGAGACATTCAGCATAAAACCGATAAGGGAACTTATAGATAAATATCGAGAAGAGGGGATGGTTATAGTGGATCCATTCGCCAGAAACAGCGATATAGGGACGATAACCAACGATCTTGATCCTGAGACTAAGGCTATGTATCATAAGGACGCCACGGACTTCCTGCGTGGTCTTAGCGATAATATAGCTGATATGGTATTATATGATCCACCATATTCCACGAGACAGGTATCCGAGTCATATAAAAAGCTTGGAGGTGCTGTTAATATGCAAACAACGCAATCTAGTTATTGGGCTATGCAGAAGAAGGAGATAGCTAGGATCACCAAGAAAGGAGGGGTAGTCATTACCTGCGCGTGGAACTCCGGCGGTATAGGGGCCGGGCTTGGCTTCGAGCAGCAGGAGATTCTTCTCGTGGCCCATGGGGGATGGCATAATGATACGATCGTTACGGTAGAGAAAAAGATCAAGGATTAGATGAACGAAAGGATATTCACCACAAAAGAACAGGGGAGGGTGCTGGTCGAGACCGGCCTCCCTATCTCTACCGCCAGCGGCCACAGGTCATGTGGGGTAGATAGACTTTATTCTATGGAAGATAACGCGGGCCGTGTAAGCCTTGCGGAGGTCGTTACCCCAGACGTATCCAACCCTGTTTGGGATGTAGGCATGTTGCTGAATTTGCTCCCATATGAGATAGAGGGTTGTACATTAGAATGTTATAAGCTAAGGTGATTATATACAATTTTATACCACAAATATACCGAATTATTTTTATATATAAATAAAAATTTATATATTTGTGTCATGAGATTGGTCGAACAACATATAATCAAGCGAAGCTCAATATATTACAATGAGCTTCAAGATCTGTTGCATAAGTGTAAAAACTTATACAACAAAGGATTGTATGTTGTTAGACAACATTACTTTCAATATAAGGATGATAATACCGTTAAATACAAATACCTCAACTACTACTCTCTTGAAAAGAAGTTAAGAACAGAAAATGATCCAGACTATAGGGCGTTACCAGCACCAGTAGCCCAACAGGTGCTTATGATGGTTGATCAGAATTTCAAGTCCTTCTTCAATCTTCTTAACAAGAAAAACAGAGGTGAATATTCTGAGAAAGTAAGAATACCTAAGTATCTTGATAAAGACGGGATGTTTATGGCTGTTTTTCCAACAACAGCCTTTTCTCAGAAATGGATAAAGCAAGGTATTATTAAGTTACCTAAACAATTTTCCTTCACTACAAGAACTAACAAACGAAATATTCAACAACTCAGGTTCGTCCCTAAGAATGGATATATTATGCTTGAGATTGTGTATAATAAGAAAGAGAAAGATCTTATGTCTGATAACGGTAATTACCTTGGTATTGACCTAGGGCTTAATAATCTTGCATCTTGTGTCTCTAACAACGGCTCTTGCTTTATCATCAACGGTAAGCCTCTAAAATCTATCAACCAGTATTATAATAAAAGACTAGCATATTTAAAATCTAAATTAAAAGGCAATAAACAAGTATCAAGACAAATAAGATCGTTAACCAACAAAAGGAATAACAAGATCAAGGATTATCTGCATAAAGCCAGTAGGGTATTGATTAATCACGTAGTCTCCAATGGCATTAATACGATCGTAATCGGTCATAACAGATGTTGGAAACAAGAGATCAATATCGGAAAACGAAATAACCAGAACTTTGTATCTATTCCTTTTAATATGTTTATCTCAATGATATCATATAAAGCTACACTTGATGGGATCAATGTTAAGATCGTTGAGGAATCCTATACCTCAAAATGTAGTTTTTTGGATAACGAGAAGATTTGTAAGCATGAGGAATATGCCGGAAGACGTATCAAACGAGGATTGTTCAAGACATCTTCCGGCAATATTATTAACGCCGATATCAACGCTGCATTTAACATCATTAGAAAATCGGCAAAAGAAGCCTTCGATGTAAGTATCTTACCAGAAGGTAGAGGGTTTTGGTGGAACCCGGTACGGATTTCCGTATAAATGTATATTATTTCTCATTTTTTTGGTGTAAAATGGTATATAATCACCTGAACAAATTGATCTTGAACGATATCCAAGACCTGTGGAGGTGGAGGGAGAAGATAAACATTGATGACTTTAGAGAGGAGCCTATGGCTGAGGATATGCCACTCTATTTCCCATGCGCTGTTATCTGGCATGAAGATTATGGTGAGCATGACGATGATAATTATATATGTTATGGATTTGTTTATGTAGCAGAAATATTAGGGATATGAGTGTTAAGAGACAGATATTTATTAATAACAAAGACATTGATGGGAAGATAGCTAATAATACGACATTTGATTTCGATTTCAATGTTGACAAGAATATTCTTGAAAAAATAAAAGCAAAGAAGGAGAGCAATAAACTAAATACAAAAGATTGGACGCTGTTCTCGCTTATGGTTTTGTTTATTTTTGCGATGGGAGTTGTAAGTGGATGGTTGGCGTTTAATTGTTTAGGCATTGGAGAAGATTAAGGAACATTTTAAAAATCAATAGATATGAAATTACTATTTTTCGATTTAGAGACAACCGGGGTTAAGTTCTGGAGAAACGGGATACACCAAATAGGAGGGATCGTGGATATCGACGGGCAGGAGGTCGAGAGGTTCGACATCCGCCTAGCCCCGAACCCTGCCGCCACGATAGAGCAGGAGGCGCTGGACGTGGCTGGCGTTACCTTGGAGCAGATACAGTCGTATCAGCCTATGGAAGACGGGTACAGACAGCTCGTTAGTATATTGTCCAAATACGTGAATAAGTTCGACAGGAAGGACAAGATGTATTTGGTGGGGTATAACAACGCCGGATTCGATAACAGCTTCCTACGGGCTTTATTCCAGCAATGTGGGGATAAGTATTTCGGATCATGGTTCTATCCTAACTGTATGGATGTATATGTTATGGTGACACCGTTCCTGATGGGTGTAAGAAACGATATGGAGAACTTTAAGTTGATGACCGTAGCCAGAACTATGGGTATTGAGATAGACGAGAATAAGCTCCATGACGCTACTTACGATATTGAGCTGACTAGAGATATTTTCTATCGTATAATTGGTAAAATGGATGTTAAGTTATGAGAAGTATCTTAGAGGCGATGCATGATTATCCGGATGAAGCTCTTGGGCTATTCTTCTTTTTGATAGTGGTTTTCTGGCTATTGTCAGGCATATTTGAGGAAAAGAATAAAAATTAAGCTATGAGTATATTGGAGGTGGTACAAGATTGTCCAAAAGAAGAACCAAGTATAAGTTCATTTATAGCTTTGTTCTTGTTTTTGACAATTATATTGTTAGGTGTAACAGAAAAAGATGATGAATGATAAACTTGACGAGATACTGGATCTCCTGAGATCTCAAAATGAGATGATCAAGGATATTCACGACTATGTGAAAGAAGTTACCAGCGAGAAGTATGATTAAATAATCACAAAATTGATAGTAATCCATTGCAAAATCATAGAATTATTTGCATATTTGATATATTAAAATGAATTGATAATGAGTCTAATAAGATGTTCATATAAATATCGTATGTATCCGAACAAAACACAAGAAGAACTTCTTGCAAAAACATTCGGATGTATCCGTGTTATGTGGAATGCTTGTGTTGATTTATTCAATTCATATGATAAAGGGACAAACCCTAATCCGAAATTCCCAACAAAGTCGGATCTTGTTATTGAAAAACCTTGGTTAAATGAAGTCTCGGCAGCTACCTTGCAGCAGAAGCAACGTGACTTTATCGAGTTCTCCAGACAGTACTTCAACAAGAACAGGAAAGAAAAGCTCGGTAAACCGAATTATAAAAATAAACACGACAACCAGTCGTTTAGATTGCCATTTCCGAAGTTTAAAATCACTGACAATAAGATCCGGATCGAAAAGATCGGATGGGTTAAGATTGTTATTGATCGTAAAATCCCGGATAACGCTCGTTTTATCTCCTGTACCGTTTCAAAGAACCGTTCTGGTCAATACTTCGTATCAGTTCTTGTTGAAATAGAACAGTGTTATAAACAGAAAACCGGTAAAACGGTTGGAGTTGATTTAGGGATCAAGACATTAGCTACATTATCCGATGGGATGACTGTTGAGAATCCCCATTTTCTTCGTGAGAACCAAGCGAAGCTAAAAAGGATGCAACGGCATTTATCGAGAAAGAAATTAGGAAGTAATCGAAGAAACAAATGCAGGCTAAAAGTATCAAGGCTTCATCGTGATATAGCCAACAAGCGTTCATGGTACATGCATAATTTGACCACGATGTTGGTAAATAATTACGATGTTATCTGCATTGAAGATCTAAACACTTCAGGTATGCTACAGAGTCACAAACTTGCCGGTTCTGTATCTGATGCTTCTTTCTCGATGTTCCGTAATCAACTTGAATACAAATGTAGGTGGTATGGCAAAGAACTGGTTATTATAGACAGATTCTATCCGTCATCCAAGACATGTTCAAGATGTGGCTGGAAGAATAAAGATCTGAAATTATCGGATCGAACATTTATTTGTAAGAATTGTGGCTTGGAGATCGACAGGGATCTCAACGCCGCAATAAATATACAAGCCGTAGGAGTTGATGCGGCTATACGGACGCAGAGCAGCCGGGTTGCCGGTTGCGTTGAGGCGTCTAAAATGGAGTAGGATATCTTAGTTATTTCTATGATTTTCTATGAAATTTACAACTATGGTGATGATAATTTTGAAAATAGGAAGAAATGGTTAAAAGAAAATATTCAATAGATGATTACGCAGAGTTCAGGACCATCAAAGATTGGGAATGCAAATGCTGCGGGAAAAAGATGCCGGCAGGAAGTAAACGGATGTTGCCTAGAATAAGAAAATGGGCGGATTACGGTATATGTTTGTCATGTTTCGATAAATGGAAGTTAAATGGAGGGGATATTGTTTATATAAATAACACAAGTCCTAGGAAGCAAGCTCCCCGTATCAAGAAAGAGCATGTTATACATATGTCCAATATCCTAAAAGGGAATTGTGATATAATAAAAGGCCGAAAACTTTACGTGGCTTTAAAAAAGGTGATAAACAGCGGAAAAACGATTGTCCTCAAATTCGATACCGATCAACCGATATGCATGTCAACAAGAGTCATGAATCCTTCGTTCGGGGAGATCATGGACGAGTACGGCAAGGATATATTCCAAGGAAAACTTAAACTAACAGATGCCCCAAAAGGAGTTAAAGATTTTATAGTTAACTATATAGAAAAATATAATAAATTATGAACTTCAAGACATTTATATTCATGATCCTGACATTCAGGAGAATAGATCCTATACCTAGGAATATAGGAATTATGGTAAGTGTAATGACTTGGATATCTATAATATATGTGATAGGTGATTATATACAACCTTAAATATAAGGAGATTATAAGAAAAATGGAGGAGATTGGTAATGATACGTGGAAATAAGTTATACATAAATATCACAAACCATTGTGATGTATGTTGCCCATTTTGTTGTATGAAATCAGACAGCAAAAAGCAATCATTCATGAACTTTGATACTATCCATAAAATCATGAAAGATATGGATGTACCATATATCGTGCAACTAGAAGGAGGAGAGCCTACCACGCATCCGCAATTTTATTTATTCATGGAATATATCTCCACGCTCGAAAAGGTGGAAGAGGTCGTGATAGACACCAATGCCTTCATGCTCGACAGGCATATCGACAAGATCGTCGAAATAGCGGTAAGGAACAAGAAGAGGATAACCGTGAAGTTATCTTACAACACCTACCTTAAAACGGTATTCAACCATAAGTTTGTCATTAAATTCGCCAATTATCTCAAGAACATCATCTCGGCTTGTGAGTTTATACCATATGTGAATTTTGCCATAAACGTAAGAGGATATACCGATAAGGAGCTAGATACGCTTAAGGACGAACTACCTCAAGAGATGATAGACATATCAAGCTTCCACCTATTTAACTCCTACGGCAGGGCTGAAAATGACAAATCTCTTCCACCTTTGAGGATAAACGACGTGTATGATGAATGGCGTTGTTACGCTTCTGATGGCGAGTGTTTTGGACGTGATTTGGAAGAGAGGGCAAAACATGAATCTAGATTATAATAAAATGAATACATTGAAATTTCAAAATATACGAGAGAAGAGGCAAGAATGCTTTAACGTTGACGAATATACATTTAATGATTTTGACTTTGACGGGAAAAGGCGCAGGGTGTATTCGAACGTTAACCTAAGTATCTTTACTGACGATTACTGCAACGCCAATTGCAAATTCTGTGTTGCCCAGCTTAGGTTCGAGAACAAGGGGAAAATGTATAAGAAAAGCAAGATAGCGTCTGATGATGAGTATCTGTCCAGACTTGACGATATACTTAACAGGCTTAGACCGCTTAATCCTTCGATATCAATCACAGGAGGGGAGCCTACAAAATCAAGAAGACTCGTGCCAATCCTGAGGCTTATCGAAAAATATGGCTACAGGAAAAGGACATTGACAACAAACGGGTCAGGCCTGTTCGATATCGTGGAGGGTAAGCCGATACTGCAACATATCACGGATAACCATTTCCAGCATCTCAATATCAGTAAAGCTCATTTTGACGAGGAGATAAACAAACGCATCATGCAATATGAGAACGGATATTGTAGCAACGATGATATTGCCCGTATAGCTATATTCGCTAAAGCCAACAATCTCCGTCCACGCATGAGCTGTTTACTGCTAAAAGAGGGAATAAATGACATGAATGGAATTATACGTTATCTTGACTATTATAATAGTCTCTATATTGACAATGTCATATTCCGTGAGACGATGGACTATGATGAGCAGGCAATGAAAAATCATGATAAAATGGCTTATCTCAAGAATAACAAAGTATATCTGAATGACATATGGAAGTGTATTGATAAAGACAATAGATTTACCCCTATAAAACAATTACTTGGATACTACTACTATGTAGAGGTATATAAATATCAAGGTATAGATATGGTAAGCGAAAGCGCAAATCTCGTAAAACTGTATGAGCAAAAACAAATTGCCAATGATGTGGTGTTTGAAATGATTTTTCATCCAAACGGCAACCTTAATGGGAGCTGGGTAGACAATGAGGATATATTACTTGCGTATAATTCTTATAAATCATAGAGATTTACCTTAGGCAAGATAATAAAAATAAATAATTATGGTAATTATATATTATTTAAATTTTTAATCATGAAAAAATGCAAATTGTTAATAACAGATTTAGACGGGACACTGATTGAGACGGTATCAGGGAATACATTCCCTAAAGGTATATGGGATATGAAAATCAAACTCGACGTGTTTGAGGCTATCAAGAATTACGCTCCTGATGATATACTGATCATATCAAATCAAGGAGGTATAGAAAAAGGATTCGTAGACAGAGAGATGTTTGAGTATAAATTCGATTACATATCAAACGCCTTGGAAGATTACACGGATATATCCGTAAGCGCTTATTACTGTGACAGCAATAATAAGCGCAATGCCAATAGGAAGCCAAATACAGGGATGATAAAGCAGTATATGGATTTCGTAGAATACATGAACGATGATGAAGATGAGGAAGAAAAGATCGTATATGATACTATCTTGATGATTGGGGACGCTTCCGGAAAAGAAGGGCAGTTCTCCGACTCCGATAAGAAGACGGCGGAGAACTTCGGATGTGAGTATATGGATGTGGATGATTTTGTGTATAAATATAATAACTGATAACGAAAATAAGAAGGATAGGATGATAATCGCCTATCCTTCTCTTACTTTAATCAAATATCTTTCCGCCAAAAGAGATAAAAGACTCTCTTGATTTAGGTATATTCCTGATATTATATAACGTTTTCTCAAATCCCTTCCTAGTCATATAGACCGTATTCCTGATCCCAGTATCCGTATTGTATCTGTAATGCGCATAACCCTTCTTCATAACATTCTCCGTCAATATCCATTCTCTCTTATTCTTGTAAAAGAAACCTTGCTCTTGTAAAAACTCTCTTAGAGATCTTTCCGCTATATCACATCCATGAGACTCTAGCTCTCTCCGAACGTCACGGATCAACATATCATCACCTTTGTCATTGGCCATAATAGCTGTTTCGGCGAATCCTACCTTAGTGGCTTGTTCTTTAATAATGTTATCGGATATCATCTTAGCCTCCTCCGCTGCTTTCTTGGCTTCAGCTAATGCCTGTTTTTCTTTCTCAGATGCTAATAACGCTTCTAATGCTTCTATATAATTATGTGGAAGGTTCTTTTCTACAGATGCTTCCGTTTTATTTAAAGCATTTGCTGTGCCGTGAAATACGCTTCTATATACATCAAATACTCGTCTTTCTTTCCTTGCTATTAAATATTCCATGCAAGATACAGATATCATATATACAATTGTTGGTCTTCCCCCGGTAGGGTTTTTACCATTTTGGGTAAAAACTTTATAATCAATATCTTTAATAAACCCATTATCACCAGTAAGAACCCTAACAGCCTTGCCCTTATCAGAATATATCAAAGGCCAAACCTCATCTAGGTTAACAGGGAAATCCTCTCCGGATTTAACTAACTCAAGAACCTTCTCGAAATACGATCTGATAGATAAATCATCATTCAAAACAATATTACACATGATATAAAAAATAGGCCCAAAAGGAGATGTCGGATCTCACCTCGACAAATCCTAATGAGCCAAAAATATCTTACACATTGAATGACCTTGAAGTGAGATCCCGTCATTCATTGTTTCATAATGCAAATATAGCCAATCAAATTGTCTTAAACAATTGACTGGCTATTTTTTTTCGTCATACTATATCAGTTATCTTCCCCTGTCAAAGTACCAATTAGCGTCCTCCCCAGACTCGTCCTTATCCCTGCCTCCTAAGAAGAATCCCATCGTCATGCCGTTGGTCATCAACCAGTAGTCGGATGTCTGCTTAATATCCCTAGCCGTCTTGATATTATACCATTGCTTACCAAATGAGAACTTCATGAGCTGCCTCCATAGCTTGCTCTCGCCCTTATACACGCCGGTCTGGACGGTAGCGAACGGATCCCAGTTCCGAGGATCGGTGAGATCGCCTAACTTCCGGGCCGTAACCAGCGGATCTTGCAGCATATCTATGGCGTTAAGCTCCATAAACGGGGATGTCTGGGAAGCGATCTCATTGATCGTCCTGAATCCTATATAGGTAATGAACTGCCCGAACCAACTATCTTCATTATCCTCCCTGTATCCCATCAACGCCCGTCCTATGGCTATCATTGTAGCGAATACCGCCATATTGATAATCGATCTCTTGATATTGATCTGCTCGTAGGAGGTAAGCTTATCATACTCTTCCTTAAGCACGTCATATGCCTCCCCCATCCTACCCTCGGACATCGAGCCATAGACATTTCCGGCCAATCTCCATAATGTTCTCATATATCCTTCCTCAAACTGGTTGGTTTGGAAATTGAAACCGGCTTTCTTATACGCCCGCTGTACGGCCAATATAAACCATCCACGATGAGGCAGCACCATATTAAGGATAGCGTTCCGGCTAGCCCCCACCCGGTTCTGCTCGTTCAAGGCGCCGTCGCAGATCTGCACCATGCTCCTGACCCTACTGGACAAGGTGGGTATGTATCTGTCTATAATATCCTTGTTAGCCTCGTTCTTAGCCACAATCTTTCCGTCCTTGACATCTACCATGTTCCACATAGAATAATCCCTTAAACGCTCCCAATCGCGTTTAGCCTCATTAGCGGACATATTTCTGTCTTTCATCATCATCTCCTTGAAATTGGAGTATGACCAGAACTGACCTTCGTATAGGCGGGTATCATCCATGACCGAGATAATAACCTGCGGATCCAACGGGGAGTTAAGAACCTCCATCATCTTAAACGGCAGGTCCCGGAATAAGGTTCTCCAGATCTTGTTGTACGCCGCCGATCGTACACGGTTGCGGACATTAAATACGCCTAGAGCCTCTCCGACGACATATAGCTTGTTGGTACGGTTTATATCCCCGATCTCAGACACGTACGTACTCAACTGCTTCTGGGCTTCCCCATAGGCGTATTTCATGGAATCCTTGCTTATATACTGCCCTACCATACCCTCCAAAAGGAAGTTGGCCTGCCCGGTAAGGGCGCCGGTAGCCGCCACGAACGGGGAGAAGCCTAGGTTGGATTTGGATACGAATTTGGTAAACATAAGAGCCAGCTTATTAAGATCGACCTTATAATTACCTATATTCCATTCAGCCCGCTTATTGTTTATCCTGACGTCATAGATACTGGCGTTAACCCAATCTTGAAACATCCTATAGGCATGCGTTGCCTCCGGATTCTTACCGCCGTCGTATTGTGTCTCCAGCATCATGTTCCTGTATCCCATGACATCATCCAAAGCCGCTCTCTTATGCTTGTAAGCGGCTGCTTGTAAGGATAACATGGAATAGGAGTACGCGAAATCATGAGATACGTCATCGGCATTCTCTAGCTTACTCAGATAGTACTTGGGGATCATGCGATATTTGTTATCGTTCTCATCAAGCTCTCCTAGGTCTTGCCCTTGACCGTGTATAGGGTCATCCACCCTCTCGCCAACAATATCACGCACGGCGTTGCCGATGGCCGCCTTCGGGTCAACCCCGGCCTGCACCATCCTCTCCACGCCGCCCTTGGATATTTGTGGTATCTGGTAGATGTTCCTGAACCGCTCATCATAGTCCTCCATAGCCTTACGGCTTATGTTAAGCAGCTCCTTCCTCATCTCCCACTTATCCTTATTGATCGTAGCTTCCTCCCCTTCGTTGGTAATACCGTATTTCTTGAAAAAAGCCTCGTTCTTGTACTTATCGAACCTAGGCGTATGATACCCATAACCCAGATCAGGATTATAATTAGGATTACGGAAAGAACTCTCGGCATCGGCCTCATCAAGCCACTGGTTGTTGATCGTCAGATCAATCATATTAATATCGAACCCGAAACGGGATACACTCTCTTCCTTGGATATACCACTTTCCATGGCGTCAAAAAAATCCGACACCTTATACGTACCGTTATTTATCTTGCTGATGAAATCAGAATACCCTTTGGGAGAGTATTTTCTCATATAAGGATACAGTCGGGTTCTGGCGTACTCAACAAGAACCTCATTAGCCTTACCCATAGCTATGTCGTTAGCCAGCTTATTATTGAAGTCAGGACCGTATTTCCTTCTCAAAAACGATACCTCCACGGTTGTCCATGACGGGTTTTTCCGAGATAACTTGGCGGCCATCCTATCCACCTGACTCCGGGAGCGGGCAGACATATGTTCCTTGGCGAATTTAATCTCATCCATACCCTTGTCGTATGCCATGGCATCCCTTAAAGCGTTACGGTAAGAATCCGTGACTCCACTCTCCACCGTATCAGGCATATCCATCTCAATAGCCTCAGCGGAAGCGGCGGCGTTAATAACGCTCTTAGCCTCAGCCAGACGATCATATAACTCGTTTATCTTTCTTAATGAGGCGGATCCACGTAACCTATCGAAATCATATTCCCCGTATCTCGTGCTATCCCGGTACTGGATAAGCAAAGGTCTTAACTGATCGTTGATCTCATTTATTGTTGCCATCGCCTCCTCTACCTTCTCTATCCTTGATGATGATGCAGATTGCTCCGTGATCTTATCAACCAGATTCTCGTAATAATCACCCTCCTCGGATCCCCACATATCCTTAGAGAAACCAAGATGACCGCCAGCTAGCAGGAACTCAAACGCCGCCTTACCGCCCTCAGACCGCTCTATCCCACGCAGTATCTCCTTAAACTCGGCGGAAGCCTTACGACCCTCGTTGGTATTCCCGAACTCCTCGGCCCATGCCTCATCCCATGCCTTGATCTCCTCTGACATCATCAACGCCTCGGACCCCGCCTCCTTTGGTGTCCCGTCGGAATACCACTCGCTCTTGGCTATAGCCCTGTCACGAAGGATATCCAGATAAGATCTCCAAGCTATAGGGTCAGATTGGAAAGCGGCCCAATCAACCTTCTTGTTCTTAATGAACTTATCCATAGCAACATACCGGCTTCTACGGATACGGGTCATAAAATCGGACGTGGCTTGTGATACCCTACGCCCTAACCTCTCCTCGACCTTCTTGTTCACATTCTCTATCTTATCATAATACGCTTGAACCATAGGCTTCTCACGATTCTCATCCAACCACCTATTTATCGTATCCAGATATCGTTGCTGGTCCTCGAATGTCATGGCCGAGATATCAAAATTCTGGATACTTGGCTTGAATATATGATACACTTCCTTTGTAATAGGCTTATCCCCATCATACCCTACGATATCATCACGAGTCTTGACCTTAAGCCCCTTATCAGATAAAAGTGTGTCGATAAGTTGTTTCTCGGTCTTACCCGTAACCTTTTTAAGATCATATATATCAATAATAGCTTTCGCCTGCTCTGTCCGATACAGTAAATCGTATTTGGCGAAATCACGGGACGAATCAAGGTAATCAGAGTTCTTACCGTTTATCTTCTGTATAAGATCCTCATTATCCTTTATCCCCCATCCACGCTCTTTCATCATCTTAGTCATCTTATTGATATTAGCCACACCCTCAACATGAGCGTCGTTATAAGCCTTGGCAAGACGTTGCCCTAACATGCCTAAGATAGCGTTACCACTATGCTCCAGTGTGCCAAAGAATCGGGACATGACATTGATATCCTTATGGATGTTATTTATCAACTTCTTTATCCCATCCCAATACCTTTCCGGGATATTAAACATCCGAAGCTGTCCATCCAGCCAATCCTCGTTACGATCACTACGGAGGGCGTTTATATCAGACATAGATGTCTCAGCCATCCGCAATATATCATCCATATCCTCTACCATGCCAACCTTATCGTTGCTATAATAATCCGCCGCCTGATTATTGACGAATCCACGCAGATTCCTGATCAATGGCACTATCTCCCCGTATACGTTATCGATAACCTGTATCGTCTCATAATCCAACCCCTTGTCGCTCTTACGCAAGCTACTGGCAACCGTAACCAAATACTCTACCTCGGCCTTGGCTGTAGCTATAACGCTCTTGGTGGATAGCAGGTTGTTGTTTTTATTAAGCTCGCCCCCAACTTGTCTTACCTTCTCGCCTATATCACGTAGAAGGGAGATACTCTCACCGATCCTCTGGCTTTGGCTTGACCTCATCCTCTGCAATCTGGTATATAGTCTTTCCAATGACCTACCGTTCTTGATCAGCTTATTAGCCACATCAACATCCGATAATGAGTACATGAGATGGTCGCTATCCTTTAACAGAAGCACGTCAAAAGCGCTTGGATCATCAGCTAACGCCGACTCCTTTATCCTATCAAGAACCTTATTCAAGTCTGATCTTTGAGTAGAGAAGAAATTCCGTATAGCCCGGATTATCCTGCCAAACAAGGAGAGCTGGGCGTCCTCGGACGAGGCCAGATCCTCCACCGCCTGTTCCATGCCCGGTACGAACCGCTGGGCCAGCGTCTTACCTAGGATCTCCCGCTTCACCATCCGGTCTAGCTCCTCTCCTTGGTACTCCTTCCCATATACCTCATAATAACGACCAGCGAATTGGTTCCATAATGAAGTTCCCTCGACAGAATCAAGTATCTCGTCAATCTCCTGCTGATTACGATAAGTATCGATCAAGAAGTGAGCCACCTCCTCATTAAGATCCTCTACCGTAGCCCCCTCAGCCAATGCTATCACGCCATTAGCCATATCGGATAACGCCCTAGCGGAAGGATCTACGCCATTACGCATCTTATACTTATCCATATATTCGGACATACCCATCACACGGATACCTAATGTGGATAAGATGTTGGTTATATCGGTCCTGTTTTGAAGATCTTCCGCCTTCTCGTTCTCAATAACGCCACGGACATTACTTCCGTACAAGGCGTTATCCTCCATCATCAACGACAAGGCTAGCTCCATGAACCCATCATACTTATTATTAAGCTCCTCAAACTTACCTTGCCTTAACATGCCCTTTATCTCCGATCTGCTTACCGTAACCTTCTCCCCTGATGTCGTGATAAGATCAAGATCGTTATTTACCTCCGTATCAAAACCTATAGAACCCAATACGTTCATTTCGGAGGACTGACTTCCAAACCTATTCCTTAGCCTAGACAAGGCATCCATAGCGTTATAGATCTTAAGACCATCGGAGTTGCCGGTCCCTGTAAGATAATACCTATCTCCTAGCCTTATACGCTCCCCGCTCAACATACCTTTCTTGATAAGGTAATTGACAAACCCTCCACGGGTGCTTATATTAGAGTCTGAGCTGATACCAAGGACCGGGATGAATGACTCACTGTTATTGAGGGTTATGGAGGAAGAGCCAAAGGAGATGTCAGCCGTACCGGACGGGACGTCGCTCTCCTCGACACTGCCGGCCAAGAACCCGGCCTCGATCCGCCCGCCGGACGAGCCTTTTATGGCGTTGGCGTAAGAGTCGTATATCTTGCCGTCATCCGATTTAAAGAACAGGCGAGGCTCACCGGAATCATACACCAATCTTGAAGATGGGGGCGTATAATCTTCAATATCATTTAACGGCAAGACATTACCAGAAAATATGATCTCCCCATCTATATTTCCGCCCTTCACCCTGATATTAGGTCGTTGACCGGTAAAAGCGCTTTCCACGGCCTTCCATAACATACGGGCTGTCTCCCTAATATCTATATTCTCCCTGATAGCCCTTATATCATCCCATGACGCCTCTTTCAGTATCGTATCGCCAACATTATTCTCGTTTATGGAATCCAGATCCACCTCCTGTACCGTGGATGTATCTACCACAGCCATATCATTGACATCACCTACCTCTCCGGAGGTAAGATAAGCCACGACATTGTCGCTATTCCCAAGGCTTCTGGCCAACGCTGGGGCATCCATGTCGCTTATGGCGGACAGGACCTTGGCTGACATAAGTTGCCCCCACTCGCTGGCGCTAAGTCTGGCGCTTATGGATCTGGCCGCCTCCTTATTCCTTGGAACGGATCTCGTCCAGTCTCCGAACTTAGACCTGAACTTATCGTTATAAATAGTCATATAAGCTTCAGCGGCCTTATCAAGATCACTTACGGCTGCTATACCCGCTATCTTATCGAACAAGGTAGATACCTCTCCGGAAGGGGTCAAGACACGGGTTATCTTACCTTCCTTATTCCTTTTAATTACGCAACTGCTCATAAATAAATGTTTTTCACAAAGATAAATAAAAAGCCTCCACGAATAAGCGGAGGCTGATATTCTTGTATCCCTTGTATGAATTTATAGTCTAATCCATATCCTTATTGTTGATAAACTCACCAACACAATGACCCGCAAAACCGGCTATATACGCGGCGTGTTCATCCTCTCCAACCTTAAATCCAAGCGACATATTACAGAACTGGCACACGCTCATGGCTATATGGAACGACTCATGACATATATTTCTCATCATTCGATAGTAATATCGGGGTTTCTTATGTCTGTATCCAAGAATCCCACTGCCTTTAGGCGTGGGAGTATGTCAAACTCAATCCTACGATACAACTGCCTTACGCCATCTATCGTAGTCCAATAACGATTCCCGTCACGATGAAGGAACTCACTCATAACTTTAGTGTCAGCCACATCATGTAGGTCGTATGAACTGAAACATAACTTACATATATCGTCAAGATCAAAATAAGTAACCTTATCATACGATATACAACGGATTTGTCTCCCATCAGGAATCTGAACATCGAAAACATCTATCTTCTTCATATCTAAAAAACAGGGATACCGATCCCATCACAGACCTATATCCCCTTATAATAAATTAGCGACGAAAAGCATGGTGATGGACATGCGCCACAAATGTAATTACAAATTTTGTAAAAACAAAACCAAAAATCAAAATCCTACTGGTAATGATATAAATTCAGCGGGATCTTCTATAACTTGAATAGGCCCTCTATATTGGATGCGAGAGCCTACACTGGCAACAGAATTGCCAGAATCATTACTAGCACTGAAACAAGCGACACCTCCATTAGCATTGGCAGAATAATGAGAGCGCCTAGCAACACGCCAACCAGAATTAGCCACAACGCCCGAGTCACAGTAATGTGTGGTAGAGGAAGCACTTACTTCTATAGGAATCATATCCCCATGTTCGCCCCAGTATACTTTACTTATATATCCATTTCTAGCCGATCCACCTATATCTACTGTACGATAACTAGCGGTAGGTTCTGCATCTGGTTCAAATCCATCATAAATATAGTAAATAGAACCATTAGAATGTATTCCACTCATCCATTCATACTTACCTCCGTAGAAATCTTCTATACCTAAGAAACTAATTTGAGTAGAAGTTCTGTCATCATTATTACCTAATGAGGACGTAATACCAATAGTTCTGGAATATGATCTATCTCCATATCCGAATTGACTCATTTCTTGAGGATTCCTGTTAGCATATTTAGCATAGAATAAATGAGCTATCTTGCAGTGAGTTTCATAATCAATAATGTCAAATCCATCTCCTAATGCTGTAGCGTAATTATGAAACACCACAGAAGTTAAACGTCCAGTAGATTGTCCTCCCTTTTTAGACCATAATTTATTGCTAACATTTACAGCTTCAGTTACTCCTACAAGACATCTCCTAAATAATCCAGAATTTTCCCATTCAGTAATATTATCATCTAAGTCGTTATGGGTTAACGTAATTTCATGAACAAGGTTTGGGATATTATTAATGTCACTCAAATCATACTCTCCTCCCTTATGATTATATCTATAACTAGGGATATCGGTCATCCACTGTCCCATGCTTCCATCGAGCGAGGCTGCGGTAACGCCGTCATGGAACAGCTCCGAGTCATTCCCGTCAAGATAGCAAATGGCGACCCCGGTATCCGCTTTCTTCACCAGACACCTCCTGCCTTTGATCCATGAGGTGTCACCGCTGGAATTTATCAACGGATCAGAATTATTGTCATCTATAATAAAATTGACCTTATTAGATATAACATCAAAACACTCGCATGGAGCGTCACTCTTCAGTACCCCATACACCCGGTTATCGCTGGTTAACCACCGTTTCCCGTCACTCGTGATATAAGCCTGCCTACATCCCTCCTGATTCACCGTAAGCGTCTTCTTAATACCTTTTGGAGTTGTTATCTCCAGCTCAAGGGTACGATCAAGACCTTTGTTCATTACCGAACCAAAAGAAACAGCGGCGTTACCGGTCCCGGACCCGGGGCTGACGGTCAAGTGCTGGTCCGTCACCTCGCCTACCCCGTCTTTCCAATTAATATCTATATCATTCATCCTATTTAATGCTTTTTGTAAATACTCATCGCTTAATGTCCTATCATAAATATCAAGAGCATAAAGAGCTCCATTCCACACATAAGCTTGAACACCCCTAGAGAAAGTGCCTATATATAAATTATCCACGGTTGATGTATAATTTGAAGATACAAGATCCATCTCTCCATTGTAAGACTCCTTAGTTACATAAACGATCGATAATTCAGGGTTATATATATCTTTTACAGCAATATCCTTACTACCAAGACGTACATATACATTTTTGGAATACGCTAATTCACTACAAAATTGCTGAGCCTGATTCGTTGATACACTTTTAGATAAAAAGCAATTAGTGGATTTAGAAGGATTCAAATTAATTCTTTTATATACAAACGTAAAATCATTGATGGCCGGGAAATTCTCGCATATACCATAATCATCAATACCATCAAATACAAGAGCGCCACCTTCGTATCCAGAACCAAGCGTAAACCCAAAATTCTTCAACACAATATCGTGACCGTTTCCAGACAAGTCCTTTAACACGTCTCTATCTGCGTCACTGTTGCCCTTACCATTACATCTATAAGAAGCCACTAAATAATCATCTATATTAGCCATAATCTTTTTCTTACAAATATACTAAAACAAACAAACCCCAATCAGCTTAAGTCGATCGGGGTTTGAATAAACAATGAAAATCGATTATAATCTTCCTAACATCCTCATCACGGTTCTAGAGGCAGCATTTTTCCATGTCCACTCATCGTTAGATGTTACGTTAACTGTCTGAGCGGAACCGTTAACATCCAAATTGATAGTTTCCTTATCAATCTCAAGAGTAGAGTCACCAGCGGCTTGAGTGATGGTAACTTGCGCCTTTTGTCCCCCGGCAGCCATTACGCTTAGCATAGCCACCAACTCCTCGATAGAGACATTGGTAGGAACATTGGAGATAGTAATACTCCAAACAAACTCTCCGGTAGCACCAGGATCGTCAGCGATAATAGCGCCGTTAGCTGTCTGCTTACCAGCCGCCGTATAATTCTCGGGGAGCTGTAAAGTCAGGCCATTCTCCTCCGCCGGAGTAGCAGCGAAAGTAAGCTTAGTACTATTAGACTTACCTGTGATAGTTACATTACCACCGGTTTTAGCGACAGTGGCCGTAGGACTATCCGAAGTCACGGACTCAGCGGCGGCGGCCTGATTAACTACCAACGCTTTTTGAACGCCACCGTTAGTAACGACAATAAGATTAGCTGTACGCTCAAGACGACCTGTATATTTATCTCCTGATATAGATACCGCCTGATCACCTGATCCTGATACCGGATCGACTGTTACAAAACCAAATTTTTGTGATGCCATACTTAAATATATTTATAAATGTCCTTTTATTATGCCAAAAATAACTTATATAATGTTAGCCATAAAATATGGGGGGGGGATAGATAGCACTACGACTACACCCGCTCCACGTACAGACCTATTAAATCCTGTAGATTATGGCTGAGAGGAGTTCCGCTATCCCTAGTACACTTATACACATCAGCGTTCTGGATGTAATATTTATCCTTGAATATCTCCATTGGAGGGAAATACGGGATAGGATCCCCTATAGTACCGGCATGTTCCTTATCAATAACCTTATACAAGGAAGCCGTATTTAGTCCGGGTTCCCATTCCTCCGACAGCGTATGTTGTTGGATAACCTCATAAAGGATATCCGTATCCTCCTTAACCACCCTAAGACAAAATCCGGTATCCACGGATAGCCCGAACTCCGCCCCTTCTTGTCCCCATATGGGGAATAGGACCTTAACATCCAATTTATCGTTAGAGGATAAGGATAAGTCTTTATTATTAACCACCATTCTAGAAAATTTTACAGCCACCTTCTGAGGATCAGAGGCGTCCTTCTCCTTCGCCTGTTGCTGGACGTATGCTGTGGTGACACTTATCTTGTCTGGATATCCGGATTGGACATCAATAGCCCTTACCTGCTCTACGGTAGTGGCTAGATTGATCTGCTTTTGCTTGTCCCCTAACGCCGACATAAGATCATTATCATACTTATCCATCATCCCGATCAAGATCTTGCCTTCCGTTATATCGAATTCCAGACCCATGATCGTTATCTTGCCAGCTATAGCCCCATCAGACAAGGCGTTACGTCTGCCATATTCAGGGATATAAATATTTTGATCATCCAAGAAAAACTCATGGAGATTTTCAGTCTCATAAGATCTCAGCTCCTCGTATTTAGCCGATTTCTCCTCGTTAAGAACCCTTGACTCATCTAATCTAGCCTCAATGATCTCCTTAACCGTGGCTTTAGGATTAGCTTCCTTGAACGCCAATTGCTCCTCTCCCAGCTCTATCCATGGGGCAGGATTGCCATTAATATAATCATCATAGCTATTACCCTTAGCGTAATTATCATCAAGAGGTTCGTCTAAAACCAACATATTGGGATATATTTCCCTGTTTATATATGTATATGCCATAATCTATTCTTTAATCTTGTTCTTTAACGGCGATGCTATACTTGCCTGAAGCGTAGCACCAGATATTTATCTCAAAAGGCTTGTTGGCCGTAGTGGTTATAGAAGTACCACTCATGCTTACATAAGCTCCAGAGTTTGGTATAGCCTGTGTAAACACAGCCGATGGGACGCACCTGATCATCAACTCCTCTCCTATCTGCATGCCTGAAGCCACGGATAGGGTGGTAGCCGCTGATAGCGTGGCCGTAATGCTTCTTTTGGAGATAGGCAAGTTAGCCAATGTCGTGGAGATAGTAATATTACTCCCGAAGTCGGAGGATACGCTACCGGTCACGGCACCGGACAGCGCTATGGTCCTAGCCGCCTGTAATTTCGTGGCGGTAGGGGCATTATCCGTCTTAAGAGCATATTTGGTAAGATCAATATCATTAGCCTTATCCAAAAGCTGATCTATCTGCTTACCATTGTATTTACCTTGAAAATCTGCCATATTACACTTATTTTTTGCTCAAATATAGCTATATACATACACACCAAGAAATATAGGGGGGGGTAGATGCGGGCAGGCGTTAGAAGCTGCCGTCCCCGTGCAGGAATCCGCTACGGAATATAATAGCCTTGTCTTTAAGTTTCTGGACAGACTCCCATTCCCATTCACCTTCACAAGGCTTAATGACATACTTATTCCCCCATGTCTTAAATTTCCTCTCTATAACGAACATCTCCGGATCATTAAGGACATGGAAGATACTTCCTACCGGGAAATACTTATCCGTCCTTAATATAACACGATGATGCTTCTCGTCATATTCAGGGTCACCCACGATACGAGCCTTATAAAACTGAAAATCATTTAACGTCCGATCCACAGGTTCTATCCAATAATACCCCTTACCCATTGCTATTCACGTTTATTTATCTATATTTGCGGTGTAGTAGTAACTCATAATGTTTTAAGTGATTTTCAACCAAGGGGAAGGGTGTCCGTGAGGATATCCTTTTTTTCATTCCCGCCCGCCCTACCTATGAACAAAAAGACCTACTCCTGACAAATGTAACGATAATAAGATACTTGACAAAAAAAGAAACCCCATCGGTATTCTATCGCCGACAGGGTTCTCCAACGTTGTATCAAATCATATCATCTCACTCCATTTGATTGTGTCACCGACGAAGCACCGCACCGCCAGATACCTTACGAACGCCGTCCCTTCCGGGGCGTCAGGGTCTTCCAGATAAGCCAAGACAGCCTTGACTATTTTCTGGTCGCAGTCCAATACCTTAGGAAAGTAGTCGCTATAAAACATAGCGAACAGATATTGGACATCTCCCCAAGTGGCGTTATCAGGTTTCTTGGCCCCGCATTTATCGAACATCTGCTTAGCGTCCTCCATCGTCCATCTTCTCTTGGACCCATCGGCGTTAAGCATCTTATCAGCGGCCTCCCTAGCCAACTCCTTGGAAAAGTGATATCCATGGGTGTCTATATACCGCTTATAATCCGGGTCATCAGCGTCTGCTCCTCAGTAGTAACGACTTCTACGACCTCTACGCATGTAAGGATCCATGCTATCGTACTCATCACGGATGTCGCGCTCACCAAACCATCCCTTACGATACATCTCATCCTCCCGCTCATGATGTCTTTGACGTTTCTCAAGCTCCCGCTCGTTACGCTCCAGTTCCCTCTCGCGTCTTTCGAGATCACGCTCACGGCGCTCAAGCTCCTCCATCATCCCGTCACGTTCCTTACCGTAATGATCATATACGCCACCATCGTAACCCATATAAGTGCCGTCGGAGCGGCGTGAGCGTCCCCTACCGCCTCTGCGGTCGTAGATCTCATCATCATATTCCTCTTGGCCGTTGCCTAAATCTATAACTCTCATCTTAACCTAATTTTTTAATTAACAACTCTTTTAACTCATCGAAAGAAGACCCCATCCTATCGACCTTCTCCTCAAGATTCTTAATCTTTCGGTCTTGATCCTTAGTCTGCTTAAAAGTAGGATTGATATCCTCCAAGATACTGTCGCATGCCTCTATGATCTCCTTATTCTTATCCACGCTATTCACGATATCCGTACTGGTTCGTTTCATGGCGTTCAGGTGGTTCATTATCGGATCCACGGAGCAGGCTAGCGTAATGCCGTTGGCCATAGCCACGTTCTGGTTCTCTGGAACTACGTATGTCATGGACTTCCCGTCCACCTCTATAGTAAGATCCATAACCCGATCTTGCAACTGCTGATACTGACCTAACTGGGACTGGGCGAACCTAGGCTCCGAGACGTTAACCACCGTACCCATAAAGAATTTAGGAACCCCTGAGGTATCCAACGTATAAACCTGATATCCTTTCTTTAAATCCTTAAACATAATAACGATCTTTTTAAATGGGAGGGAGGTTACCCTCCCTGTTCTTTCTTAGTAAATTCATGCGCTAGGGGCGGTAGCCGCCGTAGCCGTATGACCCAACATCCTGAACACGCCGGTGCATTTGTTATAATACACAAGATGCTCGGTGTAGGCCCCTACTATAGGATCACTAGAAGCCACGGGAGTCGTAATATCCTGCCCTGTCATATGTGCCCCAACCTTATCCACTATAGGTGTCTTGTTGACGATAACCCCGGCGTTGGATACCGTAACAGGAGTGGTGGTGGATAAGCCAGACGGAAAATCCGGGACGTATCACTACGGCCCGGATTCATGCAAATCTATAAATTCAATGTTTCAATGCTCGAAAGAAAACGTCTCACGACGCCAAAGAGAGATTAACCACACGAAAAATCTCGCATTAATTTATTTGTATTAGCAGTGTATTCATTAATTATCTTACTGGATGAGGGATTATCCTCTACCCTTGATAGACGGTTATCGTCACTCCTTACCGTAACGTCACCTATCTTTCGTGCCATACTATCCTGATATGATGATGGATCGGAGTATATAAGATCATCGACGAACCTGTATATTGATCCATCAACCGTCTCTCCTACCTTCTCATATAGGCCAGATTGGAAAGACACGAAATCGTCGTACCTCCCACGAGCCAAGAACGAACCGTCCGGTCTCGCCTCGACACCGCCGTTGACCTCCCGGAGCAGACCCGGATTCCTTTGGTATAGATATCGATAAAAACCGACATCCATCATCCTGTCCTGTCTATCCAGATAGAAAAGATCCCTCATGCTGCTGTCGCTGGACTCGATAGCCACATTAAACAAGAGATCTCTTACTTGACCATCCGGCAACGACATCTCCATGTTTTTTAACGTACCTCTGTCATGGTGGTTCAAAGATACATTATAAAGCCCATTAAAATCAAGAAAACGCAAGACGTTATTATATAAATCCGACTTTTTTAACCTTTCTTTGATCTTGGTTCTCCTCAATAAGGCACAGGACTTGATAAAATCCCGATCCTTTCCCTGTCTAGCCTCGTATCTCCTGAACTCCCGATCAATATCGACATCATCCATCTTAAGTGTTACGGGATGCTGGTATATCAATCTGGTAAGAATCATATTCTCGGTATTCGAGGATGAGATATTGGACATAACCAGCTTCTTTATATTATCCCTGACCACGCCAATATCAGAACGGGAAGCCCCTTGGGGGACCACGCCAGCCGGTAAGTACGAGGGCTGGGCTATCCCGATATCAGCCAGCACCTCATAGGCCTGATCGGTGTCTGTTATCGGAGCCGTGTTATGGTACGTATTCACACCCATATACAACATGTTCCTGTCATACATATCGGAAGGAGATGTTTTCCCGGACCTTACATACACCATCCTATCCCCGGTAAAGTAAGTATCCTGAATCTCATATATCGGATTCCCTTTCCCTGTTATCCTATCAAGATCGGAAATAAAGTCATCATATACCGGATCACCATTCTGTATAGAAGATAACATGACGTCCAGCGACGCCATAAGATCACGGATATCCTCCGGTCTGGATATAACCATCTCATCACTGATCGCCTCGCTTATATCAACGCCCATATCGGAAAGATCCATGGCTATGTCATATAAACGTCCGGCAACATCCTTGATGTCCTTAAAATCGTCCATATCGATTATCTCCCCAACCTTATCCCTTAGACCTTTCATGTCCTTAGGCATACTGATATACGGTATGGTGCTATTGGAATATGAGTCGGTAATCGTATTCCCATCCTGATCCCTGACCTCCATACGGGTCATATTACGATATGTGTCATACATCCGATCGGCGTAATCCTGATCCTCCTGATACCTAAGCGCCAAGGAAGGGTAGGGGATGGAGGCGAAAGCCTGATCGAACTCCCGGCGGTCGCTGATACCGCCTACCGCCCTCATGATCGTATCCCTTACCTCCATTGGATTCAAGACTCTTCTCTTTCCCAATGAATCATACACATCCTCATATATCATATAATCATCACCAAGGCCTGATTCGGAGGACAAGAAATATGTATCCTTCTCATTGAGATCCCCCTCAGACATAAAATCGACAATCCTCCTCATCATATCCCTTACCCGCTCATACGCCGATCGGTTGGTCATGATATTATCAATCTCATCGGCGTCATACATCCCGGATCGCTCAAGATTGTACCTATTGAGAAATATATCACCACCGGAGAGGAAATTGGATATGATCATATCATTAAGATCGTTGATATTATCGACTCCCAAGGAAGTAAGGGTGTTATTGATATCCTTAACCTCATCGGCCATGAAATTACCGACGAAATAGTTCTTCCGCTTGATAAAGGACATGACATCATCATACCTAGGTTCCCCGTTACTATCTAGGTCATATTCCGATGGCATGGACATCCAATCGCCAAAGAAAGACACGAAGTCGGGGGAGTAGGCCGTACCCCAGACCGATAAGGCCTGCTTCTGGTCGCCAAGCACCTCCATCGCCCTTTGGTATAATCCGGATGGTTGGTCGTTCGGGGCAAGGACATTATCTACCCCACCCTCCTTATTTTTTATAACATAACAAGATCTACCCATAGCTAAATCGTTTTGTTACAAAGATATGAAAATCCCGCCTACTCTCACGAGCGGACGGGAGCCAAATAACAATAATAACAAACCTTATGTTTACTCTGAAAAAGTACAAATATTTTTGCCGATCCTCACGAACAGGCAAAAACTAAATCCTAAATAACAAAAAAAATGGAATTTATCGTTTAGCGAAAATATCCTTATCTGATTAACATATTGATTGTGAATAGGGGTGGATTCGTATACCCTCCCCTATCTCCTAACAATCTCAACCTGCTACAATAGAAATCAATCCATGACTGACATATTCCAATTTCTTATAAGATATATCTTTCTTATTTTCTCCGTTGATATCACGGATATTAAAAATTCCACGAAGCCTTCTTGCGTAAATAAAGCGTTCTTTACCTTGAAACATCACCTTATCAAACAATCTAAATCCGAAAACCTTAAAAGGAGATTGATTCATCCTTTTATTGCCTCCTTTAGGTGCTTTCATCTTATGAATTTGTCTGTTATGACGACGAACTAATTTCCGTTTGTAATAATATCCAAGTCTCTCGGAGTCAAAATTCCTTGAAATCACAAAAGCGTCGGATACATGGGATTTTTCAATCCCGTGATTTATACGATTATATTTTGTTATGTATCCGAAAGTCATTTTTACGTTTGGATACAAAGATTTTAACTCATCGTATAACTCCCATTTCATGATACTCATAACCGCAGCGTCACGAAGCGACTCACCTCTGTTTACTTTCAATTTGATATTTCCTTTATGAAACTCCTTATGGCAAGTCTTACACAATGTTATCAAATTAGAAGGTGAATCTCCTCCAGTCTTGCGTGACTCAATATGATGAACATTAAGGACAGGATCTTTTGATTTTCCTTTACAATGTTGGCATTTATGCTCATCCCTTGCCAAGACATACTCCCTTACATTCCAAAATCCTAATTGTTCACCTTCCTGATACTCTTTACCTGATATCTCTGGATTCTTGATCTTTTGAGTATCAAATTGGGCAACCTCAATAATCAGTTTTGAGACAGGTAGTATAGAATATACAAAACCGATAATCCTAATATGAGAATCAATCTTCTGCCGGATTGATGGAGCGATCCATCCTCTCTTCTTTGATTTAATCCTATTCATGAATCTTGGCTTTCTATATCTCAATCTGTACCTTCTAATCTTCCTCAATTCCCTTCTTGTTGATAGAAGATCAACAACATCACTTCTTAGAATAACTTCACTTGCGTAAAGTTCCTTGCTTTTTGTTGTAGCTGATAAACCGACATGTTTTGTACCTGTGTCAACGCCTAACGTAATCTCTTGCTTATAACCGGTTGTATCATACAAAAGCCTGATTGTAAAAGGACAAAGATTTACCACGGTTGCTTTCTTTGATTTAAGCAATCTTCTAACCTTACCATGCCTCGTTGTTGGCATTAAGGGTCTACCATCTATATCCTGTACATAAACCATTTACAATAAATAATTTAATAAAATGTTTATTCAACATAAGTCAGGGCAAAACCCTGTTAGTACCCATCGCCAATGTTATTGAAGGTTTTGTACAGGCAACACCGGAACCCAAATACAATCCCTGTTTAATCACCTACCTTAGAGCTACGGACTTGGATAAACATCCGTAGGTAACTATATATTCTCCAATAACGTAGTCTTTATTTCAAGACTTAGGCTAATACCCGGCCAGTAAACTGGATATATAAAACTCAAACATTGTTTAACGTTTTATATATTATTGCAGATATTACTCCACCAATGACTCTCATTTATCTTCTCTCACCATACAAAGCGATTATATCTGGTCTCTATCATCTCCACCACCTTCTTGATATCAGATAAAGTTAGTTTCTTTATCTCCATATTCCTACTATCCATCCTGACAAAAGAGTTCTTGAACTCCTGCTCGGTTATAGCATCCAACCTAAATAGATTATATTTTATAAGTAACTGGGTTACGTCAAATATCAGGATATTAAGATCAATATCATCCTTCAACTCATCAAGAAGATCACGCATCATGGCTTTGATAGCATCAGTATCAAGTTCCAGCTTCTCGGCTTCCCTCATCAACTTCTTAATGATGCCATTGTACTCGATTATGATATTAGCGTTATCATCATCGGTAGGCAGAAGAATATCCATCGTACATTCTATACCAACCTTATCACTAAGCCTTTTATTGAACTCAGTCATATAATCGAAAGCCTGACTTCTGCTTAAAGCGTATGTATGGTCAAGCAACTGCCTTTGTCTGTTATTGACAAAATAATGACTGGTGTATAACATCATCAAGACCTTAACTCGCTGGATGCGCAGGTCTTGCATAATTTTCCGGTGTAAAAAAGAATCTAATTGCATAATATAAAGAGTCCCCACCGGGGCCATCACACACCCGACAGGGACCAACTTTTAAATATCTTACTCGTCAGGTGATGGACTGACGCCGCGAAGATAAGTCAAGATATTTAATTTAGCAAGGATTTTCCGCCTCATTTTCTCCGGATACTACATTACCGTCGGAAACCAAAGACTTGTCCTCGGCAGCCTTCGTAGGCGAGACGGATCCCGATTGGAGACCAGACGGGTTGACGAACGGGGTCTCCGTCTCCTCGAAGAATGTCTCATCCCTCCTAATACTCATCCTGAACTTAGGAGCTATGAAAGGATCGTTGTTAAGATCAATATTAATCGTAACGTCATTCATCAAAATATCCTCCTTAGTCCTGGAATCGCCTATCCATCCTCTTACGTCAGCGGTCATAGGCATCTTGCTAGCGGCTTCCTTGACAGCCTCTAACCGTCCCTTGATAACATCCACGTCTCCCGCCAACGGAATCATATATGTCTTGTTATCCAGCCCGGATCTGGCTATAGCGTTGTTAAGATCCATTATATCATCAATACTTACTCCACCACCTAGACCCTCTATAATTCTGTCAGCCATTGATCCGATCATGGAAGAGAATGACGATATATCCTGATTTTTCAATCTTACGGGGTACAGGTAATTTCTTCCATTTCCTGTCTTTATAGCCACGACCGGGATACGTGAATCTTTATAGTCACCATACTTGTCCCTGACGATAGCCGTACAGAACGGGAATATATTATACTTAATATCATCCCTCATCGTAACCTCCCCATTCTCTATATATCCTACGCTCTCGACTTTACCAACCGTCTCGTTGGTAAAATCATTCTCGGATACCATCAACGTACCATTATCATCACTTACGCTAAAATTAGGTCTTCCCGGCAAAACACTGGTAACTGTACCTACGAACGGTATATCAATCTCGCCAGTAACAGATCCTATATTATCCCTATATAACTCAAAGGCCCTACTCCTTAAATCAGCGTTACTTCCTTTTGAATCCGGGTCATTGGCTTTCAGTACCGAGACGAAATTGCCGTCGCTATCCACGATCTTAATAACCATATTATCAACCAGCTCTCGGTAAGCCGACTTAGTCTCATCAGAATTAGGGTCAACGGCGTTAAGGCTATTGTATTTATCATACAATTCCTTGGTATATGGATCTGACATATCCATCTTAAACCTTACGATATTATCCTTACGGAGATTAGCTACGGCTTCCTGATTCACCGACTCGTTGTTAGATCCAAACGTATCACCCGTATAATAAGGGACAATAGATCCATCCTGCCCCTTGCGATACACCATGAACCAGATGGAGGTCGACAAGGCGGTTTGCCGCCCCAATATGACACCGGTAGCGTTCTCGAAAGCCTGAGCGTCATCCTCGCTAATCATCCATCTTGAGTGGTTATCTGACTCTATAACAGTAAATATGTCGGTTCCGTTGGTGAAATCCATCACCCTTCCATTATCAGTATCAGTGGCATCAGATCTTTTAAGCCCAAGACTGTCCATAAACCTGTCAAGTCTCATTCCGCCAACTTCATAATACATAACCCCACCGATCTCTCTCTTCTGAGCCATCAACACCACCGGATTCTGGGCGGCGTTAACTTCCGTCCTGCCGGTGGATGTCCCGGGTTCGCTCTCTGTGAGGACATCACCCATAGGTATGGATTTATCGTAATCCTTGACAGCTATACTTCCGTTATCATACAACCTCATCCATTCCACGAATTGAAGAAGAGGACCATCGGAATAATTATTGATAATATCAATAGCCTCATTAAGCTTATCCTGGTCAACCTCATTGCCATTGTCAGCCTCATTCATAAGATCGTTATAGGTCTTTATAGCCTCCTTAACCCGATCCTGATCAAGACCATTAATATTCACATTTATGATATCATCAATATTATCCTTAATATTATCTGATACATTATCATTGATCTTTAATCTATCTATCATTGACTTAGCCCTATTTATCCTAGCTATAGGATTATCGCCAAATCCTTTTACAAGATTATTAATACGATCCTTATTGTTATCATATATCTGCTTTTCCCTAGGAGATAAAATATCCTCATTACCGTTCCAGATCTTTATGGCTATATCATTGGCTCTATCATCTGAAGGATTTATAATATCCTCATCATCAGGAACCCTCTCAACTATATTACTTTCATCAGCCTTAATCTCATTCTCCATAGATCTGGCTATCATATGATTATATGTCTTGAACATAAATGCCTCATCCTCTCCTATAAGACCATCTTGGTAAGCCTTGTCTATGGCTTGATCATTAGCGTAAAGGGCGTTTGCTTCAGGATTATCAGTATTCCTGAAATCATACTTGCTATCATCCTCCTCATAAGTCTTACCCCATGCGTTCGACAATATCTTCATGAACCCGCGCTCCTGCGCCCGGATGAATCTTCTGTCACGCATACGACGAAGAGACTCGTTTATATTCTTATAAGCCACAAGATTATGACGATACTCGCTAAGCAACGCCATGGCCTCTTTATGATTATCGACCCCACGGGTAGACACGGCATTCTCAAAATCAACTATAGTCTCATAAGCCGCCATAAGATCTGAGACGCTAATCTTAGAATCATTATCATTTAAAGATAACTTAGATATATCCACATCTGAATTAATCAACGTGCTTAACTTTCTCTCCAAGGCAATTCTTTCTTCCGTCAATTTAAGAAGCCTATCATTCTCCTCAGCCAACTTAGTCTTATCAGACTCAATTGCTTCCTTCGATGCAACCTTTTGTTGAGTATTTAAGATATTCCTCTCCATCTTCCGTATATCATTCGTCAGCTTCCGGAGTTTTTCGAGAGCCTTGCTTGAATCAGGATTAAGATGAGAGTATATATCAAGGGCATCACCTATACCCGTCTTATATATCCTGTTTAACTGATTGGTGATATCATTCAAATTATCCTTAGCCTCAATACCGTTATATACCATATTGGAGATATAGGCGTTAAAAGACCTGTTCGGGATACCCTCAGTAAGTGAGTCGGCGAATCTGTTGGCCATGGTAAAATTATCCACCTTCTTATTAAACTCGTTGACAAGATCGGCTTTATACTCATTAACCTGCTCATCCGTCATATTCATATCGGACGCTATATCGCTATTAGGTATAGATTCGACTACCGTCCTGAAATTCTCCTTGGTATCATCCAACATCCCCATCTCCGAATCATAACGGAGACGATTGAATACGGCGTCACTAAAATCCTTATTTATGATCCTACCATCACTCTCGTACGATGTGTCTACACCAGATAATTGAGCGTTAAGAGCCATACTGCCACGAATAGCACGGACAGCGGCGGTGGTCAAGGCGCCGGCATTGGCGTTGTAGGCCTCCACCATCCCCTTGTTCCGGGACATGTCTTGGCTCCATTCCTTTATACCCCCAATAGTCTTTCCACCCATAATCGATCCGATAATCATACCGATACCGATCTCCTTCCATCCTTGGCTAGACCCGTACGTCTCCTTGAACCCATTCTTTATAGCCTCCATATAGCCTATATTCTGCCGGATAGCCATAGGATTGTATCTTGATTCTACCCAATCCTTGGCGGACTTACTAGCCACTCCCTGAAGACCTTCCTCATACAGACCCTCTGACACTGGGCGCTTGATGATATTGAACGTATTTCCGGCTACCTTCTGCCATTTCTTTGGTGTTATGGCTCTTAACGTACCGTTATCCATCCTCTCGGCACCTACGCCAAATATATTGCGTTTTATGAACTTATCCACACCAAGATCCATGCCGAACATATCGCCGAACATAGCTATATTGGATAATGACAATATGCCGACGTTGGCGGCAAATACGGCATTAGCGGCATTGGCATTGTCAGCTCTGAACTTCATAAGCTCCTCATATGGGACTTCCCTTCCATAAGCGTTACGGTAAGACTGCCTGAAATTCTCCTCAGCCTCCATCAGCATGCTTCTGGCCTCGACAGACGCCTCCCACGAGGTAGATGTGCCAAGGAAAGCGAGAGTGTCCAGTCCCTTGCCTATCCTCCGTCCCGTACGGGCGGCCCTAAGGTAGACACCGAACGCTTTCTTGGTATCCGAAGCCGCTTTGCCTATCCTAGCCAAAGCCACACCCGCCCTAGCTCCCGTACGAGCTAAGTTCATCAATCCAGCGCCGGAATATACGGCTGACGATAACATGGCTCCAGCGGTAAAAGCAAGACCGGATAAAAAATCGTTAGACCAGAAATTAGCCGTAGTCATGCTTTGAAGGAAATTCATATCCCGCTCCTCACGATTGTAATAATGAGCAAGACCGTAATCCATCTTCTTGTCCTGATCATCCAACCATCTCGTGAAATCGTTATCAAAAACAGCGTTAAAATTACCTCTGGATACACCGGCGTAAATACCATAAAAAGGCTGAATAACACCACCTAATCCATACAAAGCGGCCTTACCTACAAATTTCCCCAAACCTCTCATCCATTTTTCAGTCCTACCTTGACTCCTAGATAAACGTGTGTCATTATCTACACCGGGGATATAAGACTCGTATTTAGGTATCCAAGTACCGCTACTAAGTCGATACCTTGAATCCTCCAACGATATCTCCGGACCAGTAAGATTAAACCTGCCCTTATAGCTTTGATCAGAAGCCATATATCCTAATGGGGACATATGTTTCATATCATCATAATAATTTGTCTTAACAGTATTCTTGATCCTCTCCGACAATGACGGTATCTGGGACTTTGATCTCTCGGAAGCGGAATACGGATCCAATACCGGAGGCAGGTCACGATCCGGTATATCATAGGGATCCGTACCAATAGCCTTTATATTATCTACGTTTATGGTAGGATATCTGTACTTCTCGGCAAGATCCTTTCCGTTAGAGGTATTATTATAGATTTCCATTGTTTCCATTATTTCCACTATTTCCGTTATTCCTGTTTCTTATCTCCTGATCAATCATATCAGCTATGGGCGAGATGAAGCTCTCGAAATCATCAGTAGTAGATCTTCCCTCGCTCCTCCAATACACCTCATTCTCCTTGCTAAGTATCTGTTGCCATGCCATGACCAAATAATACTGCGGGCAGAAGTCGATCTTCCTTGCTACCTCATCAGCATAGTTAACGCCATCCAAATCAATTGAATACAACGGGGTATTACCCTCTCTAGCCCCTCCTTTGCTATATATATCAACATTTATCCCAGAAGAACCATTATTATACTTATATCCGGAAGCCCTTAACTCGTACATAGAAGCGTTATCGAACAACACGTCAGTAGCGATCATCATCTGATTCTTCCTGATATTACCGTCATTTATATTCGTAAACATATCTATATAAGGCATTACCGTGTCCTTGGCCCCGCTAGCGTAAGCGAATGGAGCTACCAACAATGACTTAGCCATCTTCCCATAAGCGTTGTTGCTTGAGCTGGCGAAAGATATGGGTACGACACCGGAATCATAGGTCTCGGACGGGATGCTTACATCCTCTTTGTAGAAAGTAAGTCCATTCGCAGCCAGATCAGCCTCGCTTACCTCAACAACAGATCGACCATCACCTCCATTATTGCCAATGATCTGATAATTACCATCACCTATAGGGGATATGGTAAACGTTATCTTCGTATTGGCATTATCCTTATCCTTGGGGATAAAACCGCCACCACGGGTGAACAGGTCACTAATCTTTATATAATCATACTCGGCTTGGCTTTTAGACGGATAATCGCCGGAGAAGATATACTCACGCTCGGCGTACTCATGACGATATTGTCTCAAGTAATCCTCGCCAGCGCGCTTAGCGTCATCAGCGATCCTGCCTAAATCTCCACGACTCCATTTATGTCTTAATAAATCATTTCTCTCTTTATGCGCCTCGTCATATATAGCGGTAGCGACAGCGATCGCTCTATTATCACCAGCAAACCTGTCTTTTATTTCCTCGATATGCCTATTCTTGTTAGCCCCAGATACGGCAAGAGACATTATAGACTCAATATCATCAAGAGAAAAAGATGTTCCCATAAGATTATTTACACGATCCAAAAGAATACTTGACTGACCTGAATCCACCGACACATATGGAGCTTCTCCTTGAATGCTACTATTAACGACGTTTATATTATCATTTAACAAAGAGCTGTAAGCGGACAACTTACTCCAATCATTTAATGTTATATCGTTTATACCATTTATATCAAAAACCTTATCGCCATTGTTATTAATATCTCCAAGATTGAATGTGCCGAATCCATAACTAATATCTATACCTGACCCACTGTCCGATCTAGCTTCTCTCTGAATTATAGTATCAATACCATCCAAAACAGCATTGCTCGCCTTATTGAATCCATCATTGATCTTATTATACTTCCCTCTTTGGGTATTTAATCCAAGAAGCTTCAAATAACTATCCTGACCATTGTAATCAAGCAACTCGTTCCTTGACCCTCCATTGGCCTTGAAATAAGCCATGATAACCTGATCGTTATCCATATCCTTGACCACGTTACTATTCTCAGGATCAGACGCCCATGCGTCGATCTTCCTTCTAGCGTCATCTGATAATGACTTAACGAAATTACCCATGCCAGTAGTCACCGCCTTCTCGTTGGCTATGAACCCGTTCATGAACTCATCGCTTATGCTCACATCGTCAAGGTTTGCGCTCTTGGTAACCACGGTAGGCCCGGTCGTGTCATCACCTCCGCCACCTCCATTCTCCGACTTACCCGATTTGCTGGCTCTCATCAACGCTGCTTTCTCCATGGCTAGATTATGCCTTTTTGTCTCATTAAACTTAGCTCTCTCAATCATCTGCTGATTAGCCTTGAAATAATAATCATCAACACCCAACGTCTCGTATGAGTTATTATAAGACCATCTCAGCCCGACGCCACGAAGGAACTGCTGTCGTACCATGAACATGCCGGCTCGCTCCGGGCTGTAGTTGCTACCGATAACGCCCTCGGCCTCCTCCACGAAATCATTTCTCTGCTTGATAATATCCGCCAGCTCCGACTCCAACTTAGCCCTCTTGGCCTTGTCATTGCCAACGCCCTTTAGCTTGGCTCGTATGGATTCTTCCTTGACACTGAAATCATCAATATACCCTTTAAGGAAATCTGAGGTGCTTTGAACATTAAATAAGTCAGGATTCGTTCTAGCCATATATCTTCCCTCTAATTGCATCTGAGCCTTACCGTTCTCAGATATAGAAGCCATGGCTATATCCCTGACCTGAGCGTAACTCATCTCATCTATATACATCTCACGCATCTCGCCCGTCCTGTTACCATTGGCATCAGTCACCGGTACATTGACTTTCTTCCCCTTGTTAAGGGAGATGAAATTCTTCATCTTCTCATCAATCTCAGCATGATAATCCGTATAAGGGGTATAATGTATAGGATTAAGACGTGTCCCTACCTGACCGTCATTCATCCAAGCCACGGCATCGGCGAAAGCCTCAGCCTCGTTTATAGGACTATACATCTTGGGATTGTTCAGCTTCATATCCTCCATCTTCTCGCTAAAAGCCCGGATCTCCCTAGTACCGGCAATAGCATTCAACACACGGGTATCCAGAGCTTCTCCAAGACGAGCCTGTATACTTCTGGCTATACCGTCAGAAGCCAAATTAGATTTACGATACACGTTATTCACGTCCTGTATCAATCCATTTAACCTGTTCTGAAGATATTCCCTGTCCTGAGGTTTTATAATGTCAGAATTGATAATATAATCAGCATACTCGTTTATAGCCTGCCGATTGGTATCTATCTTCTGCTGCATGTACCCCATCCCCTGCATCATGACATCCATGTTGTAGGGTGATACGTACTTGCCGTAATTCCTTAATATACTATATTGTGAAGCCATCCTTTATCCTTTCTTGCCTTTAGTTACTTCCTGAGCAGGATATAATCTCCTATAACTCAATATATCTCCTTGAGGATCAGCGATCAACTGCCCATTAGAACCGATCTTTACATCCCCGAATATAGACCTTAATGTATTCATGGTCGTAGCCGTATTCCACTTCTGCTGGATCTCATCATTTACGCTATCGAAATACCTAGCCCAGTTCTCGTCATTAATAGCCAACCCCTGCAATATCCGTTGTTGATAAGCTTGGCGTTGGGCTATATTCTTATCGTACGTATTAGCCCATGACTGAGCGTTGACATTATCAGCCCAAGTTCTTTGAGCCACGTTACCTTGTTCTACCTCATTTATATACTTACCTATATTGGAACTTAATATCGCCTGTAGGTTGGATGATAAAGCCCCTCTCTGGGAATCCGGGACATTACCCATCTGATCCAATTGTGATTGGAAAGCACGATTAGCCTCAACCATATACTGATCAGCAGATCTCAATACCGGATCCACGGTAGGAGCGTAATGCCTTTCCAGACCTTCCGTTGTCACGGCTCCCGGGGTCATCCTGAACACCTCAGGGAAGTCAAGACCACCACCCACTATATTCCTGTTCCCGTTACCATTATTAGTCTTACCGGTGTTAGTACCGGTATTAGCATTGGTATTAGGGAGCTTACTGGTATCAACCAGCTCCGGCATCCCAAGATCTACATCAGGTTCTTCCACATCACCTATATCCATAGGGCCGGGAGCTACCTTATGAGGGTCAAGTATAAAATCAAGACCTTCCATTCCCTTCATGGATCTCAATGCCTGCATCTTAAGCATATCCTCGCCAAGTATCTTATTAACGACATCCTTGTTCTTATCAGAGAACAGTTGGCTAAAATGGGTGATACCGGCATCGTTAAGAGCCTTATGCTGTTCCTCTGTAACAACGTCTAGACCGATCATAGGGCGAGATGTGGTAAACAAACCTAATTTATTGTCTCTCATCCTATCATGATATGCGGCTTTCTTGTCTTCCGGGTAATTACCTTGACTATCCTCACCGCCAAAGGAAACGAGCGTCGTGTAATCCCGAAGCGCCTCGGCGTTGGCGATGATCGGGTTCTCAGCCGTAGCCAAGCCCATCCAGCTACTTGTCTGACCGTAGATAGCGTCTTGCAACGCCCTAGCCCTAGTGCCCTCTGAAGCTCCCATATAAGCATCGTAAGCGACCGGATTGAATGTCTTATAATAATTCAACCTCTCATCCGTATTAATACCTCCATAAGAGCCATCAGTTCCTTGGCGCTGATAACCGAAATAGTTAGGATCATTGTTGAACCTATTCTCGATCGGGCGGAAAGTTAATTTACGACCGAACAAAGACGTGCCTCCTATCTCCATCTTCTGGCGAATACCAGCCACTTTCTTAAGCAGCTCTTTCTTAGCCTCAGCTATATCCTCCTCCGTAAGACCGTATTCTTTCATGGATCTGGATATGATGTTATCTATCTCACCTCCCTTGGCGAAATACGTATCCTCATCCTTCTTCATCTTCCGGTCTTCCTGCTCCTTGTATATGACATTAGCGAAGTCCGTAAACCTTCCCTCTAAGCCATTAACGGTATCGTTACTATCATTTATAGCCTTAGATAATACGGAGGCGTTTAAACGCCTTGTATTCTCGTCATCTATCTTATCGTTTTTCTTCAGCTTCTCCAGCGCCTTTTTCTGATCATCGTAAGCCGATTTAAGACCGATCTTAGCCTTATACCTGTCCATTAACGTAGCATACGTATCCTTAGGCGTGGCTTTGATCCCATACGTATCTCTGATGTATTTAGCGAAATCCGGCTCTATGGTTGTGTCGTCGGTAATAACCTTCGTTCCCTGCTCCAAGGAAACGGGGGTTCCACCATCGGCGTGCTTCTGCCCCATAGCCTCCATCGGCGCCTCTCCGGGCTGCGTCACGTACTCACCCTTCTCGACCTCTACGTTGGCTTGATCTTCCATCGACTTAGGTAACGGATACAGGTACTCACCGGTAAGGCTTCCGCTATCAAACCTATTATTAGGTCCTAGATAAACACCACCACCATCCTTATACTGCATCTGGGATTGCCTTCTCTGCCTAGCCTCCCGCTCTTGAGCCAACCTGATATTAGTACGAGTTCCTTGCTCTGACGCCATTCCTGAGAACACGTTCCTAGCTAACCCTAAGACACCACCGATACCTGACATCACGGTGCCTACGACATTAGCCGTCTTAGCCCCGGTGGATAAATCACCATATCCCTCGCTTCTCATACGCCCTATACCACGACCCATCTGGGTAAACCTAGATCCTATATCATCAGCGCCATAATAAGGTATGGTGGTAAAGTCAAAAACATCCGTACTGCCAGACTCGTCAACCTTCTTATTGCTGTCAACGATAGCGTTCAAATCACTTGTATCAATGGTATTAATATCAGGCTGCTGAATATCAAATCCTATCTGGGTAGACGAAACCAAAGGCTCCACTCCAATACCCTGAAGACCAACAACATTACCGGGCATAATAGGGGTGACTTCCCCAGCCTCTTGATATTTAGGTGTCTTCCTCTTGATTACATATTTGCCCATATCAAATTAATTTCGTTCTGACACAAAGATAATTTAAAAAAACAGAGACTCATCATTTCACAACGATGAGTCTCTCAGCAAATGCTATTATTATGTACAGAATTAAATTCTTTTTATGAATAATGATCCTATAGCCTTAACCAAATCATAGAAACCGGCAGAACTGAGACCTACAGCCACTCCATATAATAGAGCCTCCCACCATTCACTCCCTATAAGCAATGGAGACACCTTTAGAAACCACGCTAATATACAAACCAGCATACCTATGACTACGGCGGATAGGACTTTAGCCCACTTATGGGTGTCAATATACGGCACAACCTTGGCCAACTGGGTAGCTGACATAGTAACGAAAGTCATGATACCGGTAAAGGTAGTTAGATCAATTGTGATAGTCCCTTCTGATGGGATTACCTCCTGCGCCATCAAAGCGAATGGTGTCAATAACATAGCGAATAAAAACAACAATCTTTCCATATTAAAAAAACATTTTAAAAATAACCAAATATAACCAATTAATTTAACACATCATCAGCAAGCCCTCCTAATGTCACAACAGGATTGGCTATATCAAGGATATCATCCAACCTATCCCCAATCCTCCCCATCACGCTCGTGTTCCTTAATATATCCATACCTCCTATCAGTTCCGCCGCAGCTCCGGCAACACCAAGGATATTCCACAGGTTATCATCATCAGGATCCAATGCTATCTGCGATGAATCGACGCCAATCCCAGACAATCCAGAGATTTTCTGAATGGAATTACTATGAGCGATATTATTCAACAATGGATACAACCTTGCTCCAGAACGCTCTATCAATCTCAAAAACCCAGGAGATGCGGTGGCTATATCACCTATCGTAAGCAATGAATCAGCCATGAGCTTGTAAGGATAAAACCGCTCCTTCCTGTTTTTCTCCTCCTCGACTGATTGTTCTTTAACAGACTTTCCAAAACTATCATACATAGCCGTATCAAAAAGACTATTTATAAGTTCCGCCTCCTTGTTATTCCCGCCATCAGATTTTACATCATCACTTAATTTAAATACAGGGAGATTATTTATTCTCCTAAACTGATCCTCATCTATAAAGCCCTGTTCTAAAGCCAATCTTGACGATTTTAATATTTTATGCTTCTCTTCGCTAAGAGATCGCATTGTATTTTGCTTGTCGACAACCTGCTTTCTTCGAGCCTCATCATAAAACCACCTGTTATCATCAACAAGACCTCCTCCGGATTTTACCGAAGACATCCCTTTTATATTCAACATCAATCCCGGTATCATGTCAAGCACCAACTGCCTTTTCGCCTGTTCCCTGCGGATACGCTCAGCCTCGGCCATCTGCTCCTCCGACCGGTCGTCATCCTTGATGTTGTTGGCGATATCCTCGATGGCATTCCTGTTGGCCCCGGATTGGGCAAGCATCCTGTATAGCAGATCCTGACCCTCCCTCTCCCACCAGCTGTCCATGGCAGGACGGGAAGCCAAGGAAGGATTGGCGGGGGTCGCCGCACCATGGGCAGTTTCCTGCCCCCCGTCGCCGGTATCCGAATCCGGCTGCCCGAACCCGTACCTCATCGGCTCGTCCTCCGGGACGCCATACCTGCCCGCGAACATATCGGCGAGCTCAAACCGCCTCTCGTTTCTTAAGGTAGACCCGAGAGGCCTTCCGTACCCTTGGTTCCACGCGATCGTTGCGTCCTTGTAGTTGGTAGCGTTATCGAAATCAGCCTTCGAGTACATATAATAGTTGTACACGTTGCCTTGGGCGTCCTTGTCAAAGAACCTGCCTTGATTGATATAATTCCAACCTAACCCCGGAACCTTGCCTTGATACTCATCCACGAGATAATCCAGTTGTTGGGTTAATGTCGGTTTCTTCCCATACCTTCGCTGTAGCTCCTTCTTCCTAGGACCAAGCCATTGCTGGATGCCAAAATCACCGGCGGCTCCTAGGGCTTCGGTGTCCCCTCCGGACTCGGCGGCGATGTTCGATAGGATGCCGATAGCTTGAGTTTGTGGTATCCCTTTCTTTTCTGTCAGATAGTCCCATATCTCATCATACACAACCATCTTACTATCCTCTGATCTACTAGGATCAATAACGTATTTACCGGCACCATAATCTCGTTCTGTATTTACCGGACCTCCATCCTCCTTATCCTCCAACTTATTCTTAGACATAATAGCGTTACGGATAAGAGCATCCTTCCCGCTTTCCAGAAGAGGATTATGATCCTCAAACGACCCTCTCTCCTCAAACTTATCGCCTATAGCGTCTAGTACCTTTGTGGCTACGTTTACAGGAAATTCCTGATCGTCACCATGAAAATCGTATACGTCATAGACACCTAACCTTCCATCCGGACGCCTATAAATTGTAAAATTACCAAATCCTGACAATGGGGTAAGATCACCAGCAGCTTCTGGATAAAAATCGTATTCAGAAAAAACCGTAGGCTTTCCAGATCTTACCGAATTACGATTCTTCTCAAAAGTATCTACCCATTCTCTAGACTTTTTCAAAAACTCCAGCCTACCATAAGCATCATCTGTAACCGGCTTATCGGAACCATATATTTCTCGCTCCGTATCACGAATCTTCTTATCTAACCTCTTTATCTCATCCTTAGTGTCACGATTGAACATCTTCTCAATATCAGTAATGACATTATCAGGAATCCGTATCTCCTTATTATTGCCATCTAGATTATTAGGTTGAGATAAAAATCTCGCCCATAGTTGATCGCTATATTCATCAACGTTAGCCTTCCCGTTTCTGCCATATATAAACTCATTGACCTTGTCAGGAAGGCTAGCATTTGAGGCCACCACATCGGGGGTGACATTCTCGTACAACCTTCTTCTTATGGCATTACCTAAGATATCTTTTAAATACGAAGCCTTATCAGATACATCCTGTCTTACATACAACGGGTCATCACCAATAGGTCCACCATCCTTATATTTAACCCTGAAATCAAAATTGCCAATATATTTCTTTACGTTATTGATATAATCATTATCATCAGGAGAAGCCTTGCCGTTATTCAATAACCTTCCCTTACCCATCCACTTATAAAGCAAGGCGTCGAATTTGTCTATATCATTACCTTTATTATCCTTAAAACCACGACCGACAACCTCGTTCTTGTATATAGACGCCAGACGCAACATGGTAGCTATACCTGAATTATACGGTTTAAGGATATTTTCCTTATCTATACCAAATTTATCATAAACCTTCCTTGTCTCATCATTATCTCCATCCATCTTTATCTGTGTTATACCCTTCGAGTTATAAGACCTGTCATTCCATCCATCACCCTTGAGCAATGATCTAAATCTCTTGGCTATATCAACACCGAAATCCCCGATAGCCTGTTTCCCGATATATCTGGGAGATACTCCAAACTTTGTCTCCTGCTCGGCGATACCCATGGCAAGCATAGCCATCCTATCATAAGTGTAGCTATCGATATCGAACTCACTCATGATACGTTCCTTGTTATATGATATAGCGTCGCTATATTCCTTTATATTACCCAGCTTATCCATTTTGGCTATATTATCAATGGCTGATATAACACCAAGGAACGCGTTGTTAGAATTGACGCCATTCTTTGAGTCATAAGCGTTATAAATCCATTTAGGTAAGACATCTGGGGATATGTCACTATTCTTGATACTTATATTTAAAGGTCTAAAATCCTTATTTATGTGAACATTGTAATCATCCCATAGCTTCTTCTCTCCGGAATCCTCATCATAAGGATTATCCGCTATATAATTAATAGATCCCTCACGAATGACAAATCTACTTCCCTCTTTCTCTGGAAGCGTATAAATAAAATCACCCTTCTTTATAAAATTATACAACTCATTCCCTGTATCACCAAGAAGCCTGATACATCCATTAGAGCCTCTTCCGGCAGAGGCCTCGTGGTGCATAGACGAAGCTATGTTATGATCCCATTTACCTGTCTTAGGATTAAACCTAGCTCTCTGAAACGATTTTCGACCATGATACTCACCTATACCTGATACTCTTGTTATACCGGCTGGGGTAGACATATTACCTGCCCCACTGACAAGTTTCCCATTCTTTGTCTTTGTGTATGTATTATAATCATCACCGGAGGCGCCGGTCCCTATATTGTTAGTGCTATAAAGAATATCTCCATGCGGCGAATAAACCGTCAATTTTTTATTCTTTTTATCAACAATAGCGTAATTAGATTTATGATTAGCGCTCTTGATTATATCCTCATCGCTCATCCTATTGATCTCGGTCTCTCTGGATACTATCTCCATCAAATCATGATCCTCTTTCTCTATTGACAGCGATGGGTCTGAAACTCTTATCTTATCACCTATCTGTATCTTGTTGATATCAGGGATATCCCTATTCCACGACGCAATATCGTCTAAAGATAATCCCAATCTTTTGGCTATGCCCCAAAGAGTATCGCCTTTAGATACGGTATATACCTCTCCCCCATCGGCCTTCCGTTCAATCTTCTCTCCCCATAGCCCATATTTCTCCCTAGGCCATATGCCGTCTATGGCATCCACATAACCAACGGGATGCTCCCCGTCCAGACGCCGGTTCCGCCGCTCGTCCGCAGGGTACAGGGCGTTGGCCAGAGGCTGCGTGATATGACCCAGCCCCTTATCCTTGGATCTCGACATAGCATCCACCACAGTCTGATATATAGGCCTTAATTTCTCAGGCAGATATAATCCAGCCTCATCAACCAGCTCGCCTATCTTCTTATTTATACCCCTGAAGCTGAAATTATAATTACCCATACCGTTATTCAACGGGGACAACGTACTTCTTATCCCATTCATACCCTTAACAGCGGATCCTCCACTAAGGATATCAAACTCCGGGGATACGTTCTTTAAAGGACTATCATCCATACCCCTGAAATACATGGGACGCTCACCTCTTACAACACGATCAAGATCTTCCTTATACAAATCCTTTATCCATGAAGGGATTTCCTCTTTCTTATCTTTCTTAGCCATAAATCACGTTTTCTACAAAGATAGGTATAATCAGATGCGGATTAAAACATTAGGCGGGTACATGACTCATATCACCTACCCGCCTACGCTTTTCAATGCATGTGATAAGCCGCTAGAGCTTTCTTAGCCGAATCCCTCGACCTGTACTTAGCCGGCCATAACTTTCCAGTTTTGTTACTAACCACCCTCCAATCACTTCCTACTTTCTTGATGCACCCCGATTTAGGGCACTTGCCTGATTTACTAACAGCAGATCTATTTTTCACCATATCATTGCGTATTAACAGTTATGCTATAATCTTGTAAGTTTATATCAATATTGACAATCTTCGAACTACCAAAATCATATACACACAAATTTAAATTTCCATATAAAACACCAGCGATAACATCGGCATAGAAAGAAACCTCATCACCACCCACAGCATTATAAAAATACAGATACATATGCTGTTTATTAATAACACAGCTTTTTATCTTGTCAAAACCTTCCTTGGTAGTATTTTTCTTAAAATCAATTCCTTCTAAAATATAACTTGATATATCCACTCCAGAAGAACCTATCTCCTTATAAGTTCCATCATCCATCAAAGCCTTGGTCCCTGCACCGGCCGTAGAGAAGTTGATGGTCCTGTTATCTCCGACTGGGTCACCACCAATCGTTAAGGATATATCCTTGGTTTGGTTAGATACCGATTGTACGGTATGACTGGTGACAATGGACGTATGGGTAAGGTCGCTGGATATATAGATCATTACATGATAAGATACAATGGTTCCAGTTCCCGTATTGCATCCAGAGCGCAACATGGCTTGAATATTCCCGGATGAATTCTTAACTAATATCAAGTCCCCAACCCCATACGTCGATGATGTTCCGGATAAAAGATATTGAATTGGTATATCAACCTCACATTTAGAAGCTATTATATCATATTTCGCTTTGGTAAGGGTAAATTCCTTATCAAAGCCCAAATTAAATAATATAGTTCTAAAATCATCCTCGCTATCGAGATTATCGTCCAAGAAGCCCGGCTCATGAACATCTATATCCTGCCATGTGCCGTCACCACGAAGAAAGGCTGTACGCTTCTCCGCAGCGGGAGCCGGCACCAATCCCGCAGCGCCAGCCCCGGACGCCGTGGCACCAACCATATCCTTGACCTTATCAAGCCTACTGTCTATTTGATTACCATCATACTTACCTTGAAAATCTTCCATATAAACAAATTATTAAAATTTATTGTATTTCAATATTAAATAAAACAAATTGTCAATCACAATATTCATTGTGATAAAAATCAACCAGTTTCAACGGAAATCAAACCATAACTGATATCATTTGAAAGTATAAAAGGGGAATGATAAACACCCTCCCCTATATGTTAATAAATCAAGGTGATTATATGCCTTTTTACACTAGAATCGTAAAATGGTATATATCTATACAGAAATCCGTACCGGGTTCCACCAAAACCCTCTACCTTCTGGTAAGCTACTTACACGGTATTATCATCATTATACTGGAAATAATATTGACGAACGACATATAACCCTTTGTTGTATAAGTTTTTACACTTATGAAACAGGTCTTGAAGCTCATTGTAATATACCGAGCTTCGCTTGATTATATGTTGTTCGACTAATCTCATGACACATATATATAGATTATTATTTATACATAAAAATAATTCGGTACATTTGTGGTGTAAAGTTGTATATAATCACCTAAATCAATAAACTTTCTCCTCATTGCTAAACCAACGTACTATCATCTTGAACCTACTCTCAATGTCATTCACGAACCTTGCCAAGAACCAATCGCCACGGAGACGATCACGCCACCTCCGGTGATAATCGACAGCTCTAGGGTCGATCTTCCGGTCAATGTCATTCACATCCTTGATCCATACCGGGAGGTTATTAGTATCGTCTTTGACCTCGTTAAAATAGTCATTTATATTTATCTTCTGATCAACCTCCGTCACCAGTATATCACGACTATCGTCATTGGTTATAGGATACCTTAACCGCTGGCTCATATCGTTCTTGTCAGCGATAACCATCCGAAGCTCACCGCTGTTGTTGGTATCGTTATAAAACCATGCCTTATTGAATCCGGTAGTCCTAAGAATTTGGTAATTAACCTCATCCTGATACCTTCTGGCATCCATCCGATATTGGTAGTTCGTGAGGATCTTATTCACATACTGCTCACGGACAGGTACCTCTATGACGAACGGATATAGCTTACCATAAAATACCTGATACGATTGATTGGTTAAGCCATGAGACCACAATCCCACTTCCCTACTATCACTAGAATAGTTCTTGCCAGACTGGAAATAATGCTGGTGCTCGATATAATAATCAGGGGTGTAGGACAAATATGATTTCCACTCACCCTTCAAACAATTATATCCAACGGTAAAGGAGACATCCGTGAAATGGCTGGTGTCCGAAAGCTCCACCGCCTGCCCGTTCCTGTAGAACCGGCCTCCCCTGAATTGGTACTCGCTTGGATTCCCTACCGGTATGTAATCCCTCTTGGTTATCAATACCCTCTTGAAACGATTATCCCAACCCATGGACAGACCTATACCAAAGAACTTGTTATCGATATCATAATAAGACAGCTCAGCATCCGTATCGGCGTTATATATCCGGCTACGGATGATCTTCATCTGAAGATGCTCCTTAAACCAGTTTCTAAGCCCCGGTGTGACCTCCGTAAGATTCCTGCCATTAGAATCTACCTTGAATACCTGACCACGCCTTAAATCGACCCAAAAATGCCCAAATTCACAACTGATCATATCCCGGCTCTGGGTCCCGGAATATCCTAACGTCGTATTATTATACTCGATACCACGAGAGGCGAAAAGACCACCTGTACCTAGCTCACTATTCTCCGGGGATATTCTCTCCGCCAACACGTCTATGGCGTTATAAAGCCCTACCTGATTCTCGAAGCGAGCCAGTATCTGATCCGACTCTATCCCTTTCATGCTTATAAGTTTCCCGAAAGAGGTCTTGAACTCATGGTAATCCATAGGCTTGTACGACAGCCAAGGATCGGTCATGCCATTCTCCGACACGTCGGCGGTGCTCCATATGACGCCGTTGGGTCTTTGGTAAGCGCAGTCCCAAAAATTGCTATCATACGTCTCTGGTAATGACCTTCCGCCTAGCGTAAAACGATTCTTATACACAGGACTTATCTTAAACACATTATCCCTTGATATAGGGACATTACGCTCCTGAGTCCATGATATATAATCCCCTACCTCCGGATAGAACCCCTCGTAAGGCTCAGGCCCGGCTATACGGAAATTGCAATTAATCTCAGACTCCACAAGAAACTGAGGTATGCCATAGAAGTATAGGAAGAAACGACCGCTAAGATACATATCTCCGGTCTTGCAAACCATCTCATAAGCGCTCTTCCGGCTAGGGAAGTATAGCGATCCGGTATCCGTATCGGTCTTATTAAGATAATCCTCCCCGGTGTCGTAATTAACAAAATAACGGGGATACCCGATGTTCCGATAATCATAATAAGGGAATGGTATCATGTCCCCCTGACCGAACTGAGTCAAGTAAAACATAGGCATCTTCCTCTTAAGTGAGAATCTTGATATAAATACATCACCTCCAAAAACAGGTTTACGCTTATTCTCATCCATCAACCCGCAACCACCTAACGATACCCACCTGATATCCTCTATCTGCCCGTATTGAGCCGGAGAATATTTCTTTATCCTCATATAGGGGCAGGATACGAAAGATTCACGTGTCATAAAATGAGGCGTCATACCAGCCACCTCATCGTTACGAATATTACACTCATCCTGAATACGGCTGGTATCGTAACTTGAAACCAACTCCGGATATTCAAGCATATACTTATCCATACCAAATGACATGAACAATGAATGCTCACGATCGAGGTTGTTTATGATAATAGGCTTACCGCCTACGGTCTCCCCTTGCGAAGAGATATCTGTTACCGGATATAACCCGCTCTTGATATATTTAGCCGTTGACAATCCACGTAACTCTGACTCCCCTATTTTTTGGTAAAATAAATTATAATGAGCGACAGAAGTATAGTAATAAGCATAGTTCCGTCTAGGTCCCCTATCTATCAATGCCGTTAACCACTGATACCTATACTTGCCTATATCCACCACGGACTGGGCTGTGGCCTTGACGATACCTGTAGCCAGACGGATAGCCGTCAGCGCTATGCCGACAGGGTTGGCTAAAAAGAACACACCTCCACCGACATATAGCTGTGAAGCCGACTGATATGTATACTCAGCTATAGCGGATATTAAATTAGCCATAGCCTCCACCGTAGCCAATGATGTTGCCATACTGTAAGCCTTACTCCCTAATATCGTCCATTTAGGGTGATCCTCCACCTCCCTGAATATACCGGAGGATTTACCTAATTGATAACCATCAACAAGGCACTCAGTGGGAGCATCAGGCTTGTTGAAGGCAATATCAGGGCTTAAGAATGAATACCAGATATTACCCTTCCTGTTAAACGGATGCGTTATAAAATTCTCACGATTAATATCCTTATAGATATACATATCATCAGACAAATCATTGTAAGGATAATTAGGATAAAGGTTAGCCGATCCGTCGGGATCATCGTACTTAAACATATCATAAGCCAGACCGGTACCGATAACGCTCTTATCCAATGTCCTATCGCCCCTATACAACTCATATCCTATTATGGAATCCCTTCTATCCTTATCTATAAGGCCATTCTCTACCGCTATATCCAGAAACTCATTAACGATATCGTCATCAAGCATCACCCCCATAGGATAAATATAGGAGTCAACTCCATATTGACCGGTCAGTTGAGACGGATTACCCATAAAAGGAGCGACAGAGTTATCCGGGAACTTGTAATGACGTATAGGTCTCTGACAAAATGTGGTTGACGTATTGGGATACTCAGCGTTATCTCCATTACCCGTGAAATAAGACTTACCTCCCACGGATTTAGGAGACCCATAGTATTTCGTCAAAGAATCTATTATATCCTTCCTCTTCGATCCTCCCGACGATATCCCGATCTTACTTGAATCATACAACTCAAAATTAGCCGGATACTTATTGATAGATTCCCAATAACCAAAATCACCATACTGATAAGGTCTAGGAGCACAATCAGCGGGTTTATCTCCACATGAGATGCATTTCGCCTCATATGTGACAAATCTCCTTAATTTCAGTTCTTTCGTAAAGAAGAATACGTATTTCACCTCCAGTGGCCGAATGCCAAAACAGAACGGGGCAGGGAAAATGGCGGTGCCGGCCGTATAGAATCCTGCAAGTTCCTTCATGTCCTGCCTCATGGCGAAACCGGTGAAGAACACGCATACCGCAGGCTCGATGCAAACATATATCTTATGGAAAGTAGTCTTGTCATCATTCCAGAACAAGTACTTTGGCATCATAAATATCTTATGATCCACGTAATTCACTATAACACCTTTCTTGGCATCATTAGCCAAAGGATTAGGAGCCACGGTACCTTCCTTGTCCGAGAAAAACGTTATACGAACCTTATTGTATGATGATGAGTCGCCGATCGGATAATTATAGTTACCCATCATCTCTATATACATAATACCGTTATCAGGATCGGATAAACCACTTATGTATTTCTCGTAATCCAACTCCACCCATCTGGCGTATGAGGATACATGTGGATAGAACTTGAAATAAGTCAAGCTGCTTCTACCGAACCAATTGGTCTTGGCGTCAATATCATTCTGCACAGACACACGACCTTCCCAGTCAGTAGTTATACCGGTATTGAACTTAGAATTATCACCATCGCCAAAAAGACACATGGCGTTCTCGATACCAAACTGACTCTCATATTGGGGGAAATAAGCCTCCATCGTATCCATTAACTGATCAAGCATCGTCTCCGTATGCTTCTTTCCTTCCCATCCGGGATATTGATACAAATATGTGCACTTACCCAATGACCTACCCCCTTGGAATGTAGGAAGTTGAACATCGTTAATAGTAGGATTCACATGAGGATCACCTACCGAGCACCCATTAGTACATATACCCTCATCATATAACTGCCGGACATTAGACATATCCTGACACAAGACCAAGGCGGAGGAGTCTATATCAGACGGGAATTTGTCCTCATCCTGACCATCCAGCCATTCTTGAACCAGATCTATGATATTCTTGCCTCCACTAGAGTAATTATCAAAATCACACAATACAGAAAACTTCCTTTGAGACTCGGCGTTACTTTGTATTAATGTCGTAGGTTCGGTCTCCACGTAATCACTAGCCAGCTTATACGTAAAATCAATCCTAGAATCCACCAAAGAGTTTTTATCCAATATAGTCCTGGTCTCTATCCTCTCGATATCATCACATCCACTAGGGAAATCGGGAGCCTTTATACCGTCTTGATCCTCCGGCAATGATATAGCAGCGCATAACTCGTCAGTAATACCTACATTAGATTCTATGATATCACACAGGTTCTCTATATTATCAGCGATATAATCAATAGCATCATCTACCGTAACATCTTCCCCCATCGTATTGATAACGAATTGGGTCTCTCCTACCGTGGCATATTCCTGCTCTACATATCTGAGCTGCTTGACATCTAACTGATTCTTACATTCTCCTCCAAAATCATCAAATCCCCAAGATGGGTCGTTTATGATCTTTGCCGTATTCTTAAACTGCCAAAGATGACGGCGGCTGTTCCCCGCGCACTGCGGGTTGTTCTCCAGCACCGACGCAGCCGACAGGTCGTCAGAGTTACCGTCCTCATCAACGATAACCTCCATCTCCTCCCTTGTGGCCGGACGAGGGATAAGCGGGAATCTAGCTGTCCTGTATCCTGTATTGGTAAAGAACCTTATACCCAACGGATATACCTCGTCACGCATGAAAGAGGCGTATTTAGAGCAAGCCACACCGTCTTTATACAGATTCTCCGTGGCTATCGATGTCTGCCATTTAACGAAATGACCCAAGAAATTAACGACCGGTTGAAGATTCCATTCATTCTCCACGGTCAATCCGTATTGAAGAAGACGATTCCCGACAGACGTCATGCCTCTGGCTGTCTTATATACCGGTATTTCCTTGGATAACTTCTCCATGGTCGTACGCTCGCTATACTGATCCGTAAGGTAATAGATGGTCCTTTCCGTTATCGGATGTATACCTTCTATGAAATACTCAAGAACCGGGCTTTGCTCACCATTAAACCCAACCGTGTTCTGTATAACACCTATCTTATAATGAGATACCTGCTTATCTATATTAGACACGGTAAGGCGGATACCCATGTTGGTTGACTTACCCCATAAACCATCGCGGATAACCATATCTTGACGGTCGAATAACATGATTGGGTTGGTCAATGAGCAATATCCGGTCTTCTCAATCCCGAACTCATCGCACAACGCCACGCAGAACTGGTAGGTCCCGGCACGCAGGCTCCCCCCGAACTCCACGACCTCAGGCTCCACGCACGGGGCCGTCAGCAACGGGAACACCAGCAGCTTCTCGCAGGCCAGCCTACACCTCTCTATTGGCTTGTCATCCCCACATGTCTTATACCCATGGTAATGATACCAAAAGTCACCATCATCATCCGGGTTAAGGGCCTTATCGACCATAACATATCGCTGGGGATTATATCCATCGGTCCAGTATATCACCTTCCCGCATTTCTCATCCTTGATCTCTATATCGAAAATCGGGTGATGAATGGAGAAGTTAAGGCAAGGATCATCGGTCCCATCCTCTATCAAGACCTCCATCAAATCACATATCTCATCGAAACGACCATCCGACTCCTCAAGCCTCTCGCCAAGGATACGATGAATATCTTTTCCTGATCCCGCTAATTGATCCTCTACGGTCTTGACATAATCCAATGACCTCATGAACGTGATCTTAGAGGTGTTGTTATCAGGATTCACCAGAAAGAAATAAGTGTTATCACCAGCTATATCATTCTTATACCCAATAACCTTATAGCCATCAAATCGCTTACATAAAAGGGTACTAGGCTCGTTCTGAATCTTAAGCTGGCTTCCATCGTCACCCTCTATGGTAGCGTTCAAGGCGAAACTGTACTCAGACGGGGATAGGTCCTGTGGATGCTTATCCCTGTTCATCCCGGAATCGGGAACCGCTATGTTAGAGTTATTTTGCACGATCTTATCTTTTTCGCAAATATAGCAAATCCGGCGGATAATCACTTACACGCCGGATCTTAACAAAAACTGTATGATTATGAAAAAGAACAATCACTCACCTATTCTTACAATACAGTCACGAGACTCCTTGTTGTAGATCATCGTGCCTACCTTAGAATACAAGGTCTTTATATTTTGCCAATTATCCTCACCATGGGCGGATACGTTAGTGGGAGCGTCACCGGTATAAACCTCCTCGCCTCCGATATTGACAAAATCATATCCACGTTTCTCCATCGTACCTCCCTTATATGCCGTGAACCTGATAGTGACATTACCTTTCTCACGACCACCATACCAGTTACCGTATATACTGCATCTGATCTCAAGAGGTAATTTATCATAATTATCACCATCCAACAACGGTCCCATCTGGATCAAAGCTGCCTCATTACCCGATTCCATGTTATCACCACCATGGATGAGATAATCACCTACCCGTTCCTGCGTGGTCTGGTACTGTTTACTCCAACCAACCAGCTTGCCGTCCACGTCCGGGAGGCCGGTGTTATCGAAACCGGTAGCCGTATCAAAGTCAATGCCGTCCTCGTCAGCCCAGATATACCTAAGCACTAGGTAGTCGAACTCCGGGATAATAACCACCGGGACCGACTCCTGTCTGCACACGAACGTCTTCTCCTCCTTGGTGCCTTCTTTTATAACCTTGTACGTAGCCTGACGTATCTCTCCAGTCTCATTGATATCAGCGGTAACTCTAACCTCAGCAGGTCCGGTACCACTTGTCTTATCTAAATGTATCCAATCAGCCATATCATCGTATTTTGTTAAATAAGTTTAATATACTTATCAAAAGCGTTGGGCCACATACGCTCATGAGACAGCATCCTCCTCCTATTATCCTCAGCCAGCTCCCGATAATCATTCAAGGTAATCATCGACATCTTAAGCTCTTTCATGGCCCTAGCGAACTTACCCGGCTCCTGCTGGGCGTATAGTTTATAAGCATCACCAGCCCCTTGTATCAAACCGTTAACGGCGGCGTTCTCGAAGATCTTCATCTTGATATACGTCTCGACATAATCCTCAAGATAACCTAACGCCGTTTCAGGTATATATGGGAGACCGTCATCATCCTTAGGCGTAGCACGATATATGATATAAATAAATCCATCAAACCCGGTATACATAGTATTGCCAGATATAGTTATATCATAATTATCCCAATCGTACTTATCCCGATACTTGTCGGCGGCGCAATCACGCCTCAACCCACGACCTATGGATAACCTTACGGGATGATGATAATGGAAACGAACCTCATGGGATCCAATATAAATCTTCTCCGTGATCGTCTTCTCAAATTCCTCCTTGCAGCACTCGGTGCAGGAGTTCCAACGGAACCCACGCTCGGTGCGCTCGACCCAGCCGATCTCGTGTTGAAGGTCAGCCTTAGCCTTGTCGCCGCCCGGAATCTCACAGACAAGAGGCTCACACCTATAGGCATCAAGCATGTCGAAAAAATCGGAAGGCAATACCGCTTGTTTGTTGTTGGTCTTGACAACCGCCTCGGACATGACCGCTATAACACCCCCGAACCTTTTCAACGCAATCTCAGCCCACCTATAAACAGACGAGGTATCTATAGCCCCGCTATCATCGTATTTATGTAAATCGGCCTTGATCTCAGCCAATAAACCCTTTATCGTCATAACAAACTCTTTTATACAAAAATAGACAATAGTATATATCACACAAAAAAAGATCCGATCTATTCTCACGAACAAACCTAATTCGATCATAAAAACAAATATTATAGTTTATACACCCATTTAACTCCAAATACCTTACTCTCCGATTCAACCTCCCTGTACAAGAACTTATATCTCCTTCCAGACTCCATAGCCAGTCTGCACTCCTTGTTTAACGCAGGAGAAATATAGAGATGGAAATACCTGTTCCTTGGCATGAAATCAATACACGTATGGACATAAGAATATCCACCCGTCCCACGTCTGTTAATAGTACCAGTAAGCTTATTTAGATATATCTTACGATTGGGATTGATCTTATGGCATAGATAGCCGATGTTGTTTATATAAACTCCACCCTCATTCTCCAGATACTTATCACGTATAACCTTCCATATCAAGGACTGACATTCTAGAATATCATTCTTGTCCACGATCGTATGTTTCCTTCTCTTGCCGTTCTTAGACATAATAGATCTATAAAACCGAAGAAAGTACTGATCAAGTATTTTAAATGACTTTGTTTTCATATCACAAATATAACGATTTCATCCTAATACAAGAAATTTATACACAAAAATATACCGCCTGTACCAAGGACGAGGCAAACAGGATAGCCGACAGCAACCTACAGTCAGACGGCACCTCTTACGCTAATGGCTTGGCGCAGGCCGATAGATGTGATTGCTTGGAGCCAACGAAGACATGGAGCGCTTACGCTAGCGGAAGTTTTAATGGACAATGCTTAAGTATATCCGTAAGTTATGATAATCCATGTGGTAAATCTAAAACAGCATCATTTGATGTGTATTATACTAGATCTGAACCATCTGGAAATGTAGAATATTTCTCTACCACTAAAACAGTCACCATACCATCCGGATCGGGAACGGTATCAGGCGGGAGTGATTGTGTTAGCAATGCTACAAGCATGTATGTATCTAATCCAAGTCAAGGTGGAGGCTGTTAAAAACAAAAAAGGAGAGGTTGATTATCCTCTCCTTTTTATATAAACCTAAGATCTTTTCTATTAGTATGATTTAATATCCTACTAATATGTCTGGTACTTAATCCCGTTCTTTCCTTTATCTTATCATAGATATAACCCTTGGATACGTAAGCCGACATATCTCCCAGATCTTTTATAATCTTGTCATACATATCGTGCACCTCATTATATCTTATGATAGAGCTGTCTCTCATCCCTCTTTCGCCTATACCGTCAACTATGGCGTCATTGAAACCGAAGAAATTGATTATTGATCTTATTAGATTTATGTTTACTGAATTTTTTGTGTTTTCTTATTAATATCCATATCCGGGTTCTCATCCGTAGGGATCTGCAATTTGGTTACAGTTTCCCTTAATGTTTCGGAAACCACATATTCAAGAAGTTTGTCTGGGCATATGAAATCATAATCCCATTGAGATGTACATGGCTTATCTTTTTCAGCTCCACATCCCCCTAGCTCTAACGCCGCTTTTCTGTCGAGAGTTATAAGATCAACATTTATAGCCTCTATGTTAATATCTGGTATATAGATATATCCATCATTGACGTAATAATAATATTGATCTATATTACCATATTTACGTTCCTTGTTATTAGCGTATTTTCTTAACGATATAGGAGTAAATATAATATCATCCATGATGTTCGATACCTTTATAATAGCCGGTCCTATACGGGTATATATCATATCGGGAAGCCTTTTCTTGGATCTCATAAGTATCCGGCATAACTTAAACTCATCAAAGCAACAATCAACCTTCCGGACTCTCTCCATCTCCATGCAATTAATATGAGTATATAGCGATTCCTCGCCGAACAAGGTTCCATCAGCATACTTCTGGGCTATATAAGACCTTGCTTTTTGCCTTCCTATAGATAATATCCACCTCCTACTGACATGAGCGTCCTTATTGATGGAGTTCATATCATTTATGATCCTAGATACAAATTCTGAATTTTTCATGCATGAAATACTAAGGAGGGGATGTACCCCTCCGGTTATTACTTCTTTTTCTTAACCTTGCCTCCACATTTCATTTGAGGTTTCTTTTTCTCGGAGACTTTGCCTCCTTCTGCCATCTTCTTTTTCTTAGCACATGCCATAGTCTTACTTTTTTAATGTTAGTGATACAATATTAGTCATTTCTATCGAAAATAGAATAAAAGAGGTTGATGAAACTACCAACTTACCGCCGCGGCACAGGCTGACGCACAGAGACTAGCACAGGAAAAAGCCAACGCTATGGAATGCGATTGCCCGGAGCAGAAGACGTGGTCATGGTCTGTATCTATGAATAATGATTGCATAAGTCATGAGCAACTTGTCACATCAAGAGGATTTACGATTACGTATAATAATCAATGTGGTAGATCTATATCTGGCTCTGTGAGTGGTGTAGGATATACACAAAACGGAGAAGAGCAGGTCAATAGCGCTAGCTTTACAATTCCCGCAGGATCTGGAAGCAAGAGTGGAAGTGTGTATTTTAGCCGAGAAGTGGTATGTGGAGATGTAACAATCTCTGGTCATGATTCAGGTAATTGTTGACAATCACTGCTGTGATGGTTTTTTAATAAAAAGGAGAGACTTATTAGCCTCTCCTTTTTTTGTTATACATCAGAATCTTAACAGTTCCCAGATCCTCCCCCAGAAACACTTATGGATCCACATTGTACTCCTGAATCAAAACCTATGACACCGGTTTTTTTACCAGACCCAGTAGGTATACTTACGGAAGTACTTCCAGCCGTAACAGTTTGCCCATTATCATTCCTGCCAGTAACAGTTACAGTTATTGATTTAGATGATCCACATTGATTATTGTAAGACACTTCATAGGAGCACCTTAATGCAGATGTAGAACCAGACAGGCCATTACAAGGATCACCGCTCAGCATAGCGTTGGCTCTCCACGTCTTTGTTGGCTCTGGGCAATCGCATCTATCGGCCTGAGCTAATCCATTGGCGTAAGAGGTGCCGTCTGACTGTAGGTTGCTGTCGGCTATCCTGTTTGCCTCGTCCTTGGTACAGGCGGTGTATTTACCAGCGATTTGCTTATAACTGATAGTCTTAGGAGTACAGTTACTAGGACAGTTCGTAGCCTTGACATTCCCCCATCGATCATCATTACCAACCTTCGCAGAACAACCTGCATCCGCTAATGCCTGAGCTTGGGATCTAAGTGTCTCTATCTTATCGCTAGCCTGAGCGTTGGCAGAAGACGTACTAGATGCACATATAGATCCAGAAGGTACATCCGGATAGGTAATCGTTACTCCACAAGGCTTATTGGATGGACAATTCCTACTAGTAACAGAGCCTCCTTGGAAACCAAGTGTATTACAACAAGCAGATCCATAGCTTCTATATTCCTCATCTCCACAATCATTTCTATATAAAGCTACACTTTCGCCAGATCTACACTTAGCGTCTCCTACTCTACTCCAAGAATTAGGATCACAACAGCTATCGCAAGAACCACCGGAACATCCACATGAGCAATACTCATATACCCGATCCTCTGTCTGGTCAGCATGACATCCATTCCTATCACTCCTTCTGTATGTAGCCCAAACATCACCACTAGAGCAATGTCTTCCACCGTCATAACTCCAACTAGTCCAATCTGGAGGAGTATCCTCACAATCGCCGTTCTTGTTGGCGTAAGCCTGAGCTGCGGTTCTGGTAGCCGAATCATTTCTGAAAGCTTCTTGAACCTTGTTGTTAGCGTCCGCCTGAGAAACCGTTGATGTTATAGGATTCAATCCTAATGAGCTATAAGGAACTGATATAGCTACACCTTGCTTACAAGAACCGCAATTGTCCTTATAGAAAGTATAGCTTCCAGTACCGGTCCATACGCAAGTTCCATGTTGGTTAGCGTAATCCTGCCCCTTCTGGTCTAGGATCTGCTCTGCCTTGCTCCTGGCATCAGCCAAAGAAACCTTGCTGGTGATAGGCGTACCGCCGTTGGCTTGCGTAGAGGTCACCGTTATTCTCTGACCAACCCCGCTTCCGGCGCAATTGTTCTTATAGAAGTCACGGCTTGCCACGTAAGTCCAAGTACATCCACCGTTCTTATTGGCGTAGTTCTGTCCATCGGCTCCACGAACAGCATTCTCGGCCTTCTTATTAGCGTCAGCCAAAGATATGTTGGAGGTATACGGATGTCCCGGCAGCCTGTCGCTACTTACGGATACCATGTCGCCTACGCCGCCATCAGCGCAATTGTTCTTCTGAACCTGACCGGTATAGCTTCCTGTCCAAGTACAAGTACCCTTCGAGTTGGCCACGGCCTGACCCTGAGAGTTCACGGCGGCCAATGCCTTGGCGTTAGCGTCAGCTTGGGATACACATGACTTAAACTTACCATCAGAGCTAGGACTTGGATCCGTAACATCATTCTGAGTTACGGTAACAGAGCTTCCAACTCCACCATCCGCACATTGACGGGTAAAGGCCTTGGATGCCGTACCAAACCAGAAACATGTATTATTACCACCAGCTATATACCGCTCTTGATTATCAGGATCAGTATAACAGGTATTGGTGTTACGTTGATGTAACTGAGAGATACAGTCCTTACATACAGTCTCTATAGTCTCCCATACCGGTTGCTCGGTCTTCGTATGGCACGTATCATCGTAGTTCTTGTTGACGAACGCCTGACCCATTCTGTCGATATAGGCCTTAGCCAAAGCGTCTGCCTCTTCCTGAGAACGGGTTGAGGTGAAGAACTGACCCATAAGATCCGGGGTTACGGTAATAGGATCAGCGTACTGACAAGTAGGACATTTAGGAGTGAACTCCTTGCTATAATTACCTACATATATCTTCAGCTCATCACAAGTACCACGATCATTGGCTATAGCCTGACCTTGCGCCTTGACAGCGGCCTTGGCAAGCTCATCGGCGGCGAACTGGCTCTCATAAGAATAGAACGGACCACCAGTGACATCAGCCTCCGTAACGTTAACAGATGAAGGTATCAATCCGGATGGACAATTATTCTTCTCGAACACCTCACTATAATGACCGGTGTACTTAGGAGCCTCATGGCAAGTACCACGCTCATCGGCAACCCTCTGTCCTTGATTCATGACAGCGGCCATAGCCACCAAGTTAGCCTCATCCTGCGATACGCAAGACTGGAACGGATGACCATCGACCATATCCTGTGTCACGGTGAACGGATCTCCTATCTGATTAGCTCCACAATTGCTCTTAGTGAACTCGAAGCTAGCCCTACCGGTATACATAGTAGCGTCAGAACAAGTACCCCTGGTGTTAGCCAAAGCCTGTCCTTGAGCCTGTACGGCGGTCATAGCCATAGCGTCAGCGGCGGTCTGGGAGTCGTTAGACTGGAATGGGTGTCCTTCTACCATATCTTGGGTGATCGTCACCTTAGATCCGATCTTACACTCACCACAGTTGTTTCTCGTGAACTCCAAGGAAGCACGGCCGGTGTACGTGCAAAGGGCGTGGATATTGGCAAGAGCCTGTCCTTGGGCGTCAACGGCGGCCTTGGCCTTATTGTTGGCATCCTCCTGAGATACGGTAGACGTGAACGGGTAACCGTCAACCATCCTATCATTTACCGTATAAGTACCACCAGTACCGGTACCACAATTGTTACGGGTAAACGTACGTGTATAAGTACCGGTATATACAGGAACTTTCTCACACTTACCTTTCACGTTAGCCACGTCCTGACCTTGAGCCTCAACAGCGGCCTTAGCCTTGTTATTAGCGTCCTCCTGAGACACGGTAGACCTAAAGTCTCCTGTCACCATAGTCTCGTCTACAACAACCTTAGTACCGTACTGGGTCTCATCGCAATTATTACGGGTAAATTCCTTACTGTATTTACCATGATATACGACCTTCTCCTTACATTCACCTTCAAGGTTAGCTTGTTGTTGGGCGTTAGCCTCAAGATCGGCCTTAGCCTTATTGTCAGCATCCTCCTGAGAGATAATAGAGAAGTACTTACCAGCGGCTACAACATAAGTGTAAGGTTGACCGATATGGAACTCATCGCAATTGTTTCTAGTGACTGTCTTCTCCATCCTAACGTTATAGTAGACGTTAGTCTGACAATCGCCACGCTCGTTGGTGATAGCCTGACCTTGCGCCTCCACAGCGTCCTGAGCCAGCTTATTGGCGGCATCCTGTGATACTGTAGAAGTGAACGGATAGCCGGTACACATCTTCTCATCCACGGTAAAGTCAACAGGCGTAGAACCTTCAGGACAATTGGTTCTCTGGAATACCTTAGAATACGATCCGGTAAATACCGGTATCTTCTCGCAATTACCCTTGATATTAGCTATATCCTGACCCTGAGCCTCTACAGCGGCTTGTGCTAACTTATTAGCCTCCTCCTGAGATACGATGGATCTAAAGTCTCCTGTAACCATCGTCTCATTAACAACCACATCCGTTCCGTATTGAGTGGAGTCGCAATTGTTACGGGTAAAGGTCTTGCTAAACTTACCATAATAAATATTCTCCTTAGGCTTACACTCACCTTCCAGATTAGCTTGTTGTTGACCATTCTTTTCAATATCCTCAAGAGCCTTCCTGTCGGCGTCCTCTTGAGAGATAGAAGACACGTACTTACCCTCAGGAACGATGTAAACATATTCCTGACCGTCACTAAACTTATCACAATTGTTACGGATAAAGGTTTTCCTTTGCTCCTCGTTATACCAGATGTCAGTTATACACTCACCATGCTCATTAGCGTACTTCTGTCCGTTAAGAGCTATATCCTCCATAGCCTTAGCGTCAGCGTCCTCCTGTGAGATAAACGACTTGTACGTCCGTTCCTCAACCACATACAAGACAACCGAACCGTGCTGGTTGGCTAGACAGTCATCCTTGGTAAACGGCTGAACCATCTTGATATTATAATAAACGGGCTTGGCATCTTGGGCTATCATATACTCCTTAACAACACTACCGTCCTTTGACGTTATACGGAACTTAGCCGTACAGATCTGACCGGTGTAATTAGCCTTGTATACGATGTTAAGCTTATTATCGCCTACCCCATGGCTCTTGTCGTTAATGGCAAAGCAATTACCCTCAACGCAATTCTTATCTACTTCCCTTGCCATGTCAATCCTCCTCTATTCTCCATGAAACATTATCTCCGGCCTCTACCCTCACGATCTGGGTATCACCATCCTTATTAAGCGCCAACCTTTGCGGATCCACGTTAAAGGGTGGTTCCGGTTCCGGCTCACTACCATCACCGCAAGTGCAACATACCAGCTCGATATCATACTCGGTATTGGACTTGATATCGATGACAACCTGACCGTTCTCGCTAGTCACGTTATCGAAGTCATGATCAAGTATGATATAAGGTATATCATTAGGCTGTTGATTGATATTAACAACCTTACCGTTCAAGACAAACATCTCATGATGCTGTTCGTTATCCATATTCTTAGGCATAGCTATGACAAAGCTAGCCTCATACAAATCAGTGGCTCCGGGATCCTCAGGATCGGCATACACTATATATCTGCTATCCTCTTCCGGGACTTTCATGGATAAGCCGTTCACGTTCATGGATACTATATAGGACTTGCTCACCGAGCCACCAAGGGTAAGGCAGGAGGCCTTGACCGAGGCGGAGTTAAGCTTGGCGTTGATGACCGCCGTCCCACCCTCCATGTCGAACATGATATTGGCCGGATCTACGCTCACCCGCTCAATACCCTTCTGGGTTATGGTAGCGAGTTTCGTTACCTTGCCTTTCTCGACCGCTACGTAAGTCTCCCTAGGCAACCTACCCATCCATCCCGGCTCTACTTTAATAGCCACCTTATCAGGGCCGGTACCGGAAATCTTGTCGTAGGACACCCATGAGGAACCTTGCTCGATCTTAGCAAGAATATCTTTTAAATTATTCATATCATTCCGCTTGAGTTATAGTCCATTTATCACTCTTACCTACGATAATCTCCAGAATCTGCTCACCGCCCTCAGGAGGATACTCGAAGTTAGTAGGCTTAATCTCAAATACACTGGCGCCTCCACAACCAAGATCGCAGATCATGTCCGGCAACCATCCCTCCTCGAAAAAACGCTCTATAAGCTCCCTGACGGCCTCCGAGAAAGAGTCAAGCTCCAATCTATCGGCCGGGACAGATCCTTTCTTAAGTGTCTCACCACATACCCAACCGTCGCACTCGGAAGCCAATACCGTATCATATACTCTATTAGCCATAACAAGAAGTATTTAAAATATTACTATTCAATGTAGTATATACGATATTAACATCAGCGAACTCATCGCCCATGCAATACCTTTTCTTAAACTTAACAGATCTTCCGGAAACCACATACCCGTCGTTAGGTACGATAGTACCGCAGTAGGTCACGCTAAGAACATTCAGAGGCTCGTATCTTAACCTTACGACCTGCACTCCCTTAAACGAATCCCTTTGGATGGACGCCGTTGCTCCAGATACGGCTACCAACTTCCTTACCAGAGACTCGATCACGTTATTCATTCCATCACCGTTCCTGATATCCGCCTCAGGAAAAGACTGACCGTCATATATAATCTGGGAACTGTAGATACTACATTCATTCCCCGGTCTATATTCCGGCTTACATGGATTACAATTTCTCATGTCAAATCAATTTATTAATCATTCTCCTTAATTCAAGTATCTCAGCATCCCTGTCCCTTATGGCTTTTATCATAGCGTTAAGGACATCAGACATATCGCAGCTGGGAGATAATCCCAATGACTCCACACGTACCTTGTCTCCGGGATAAATACAATCGGTGCTCATATACATAGAACATGGCACCTTAGTCTCATCTACAGTAGGCCTGTATTGTTTCTTGTTACAACCATTCATTACCATACCTCCTCTTCTGCACCATTATCACCGCCGCCATTACCGGCATTGACAAGCTCGTTTATAATTTTCTTCAAATCCAGAACCTCACGATGGTATAAATCTATCTGCTTATCCCTAGACGCTATAATACGCCTCAATGAGTCTATAACGACAGAAAGATCCGTGCCTTTTTCTATCCCATCCACCACCAACTCATCACCTGAGTATAAGATGCATTTATCATACAAAACTATAGGACATCCGTAGCCAACACAAGGCTCGTCCTGACAATCCCGATCGCAAGGATCACAAGGATCGTTAGGGCATTTGTTAAGAAACCTATCTATCTTAACGCCATGACAACACTCTTCGGGACGTTCCCGTGAATGATCATGACAACAACCACCTGTATTACACATATTAATAATATTAATGTTTTTAGCAAAGATACTTATTTGGTTTGGAAACAAGACAACATACGTTATTAAACAATATAAGGGACACGTCATTCGCATCCCCTATACCCATAAACCATAACAACAAGATAAGATCAGGACTTCAATTTAAGAACAGGATTACCCCATCTATCTTTCCATTGCCTTCCCAAATCGTTTATAACGCCATTATAGTCTTTTATATATCCAGCCTTAATAGCGTAAGATATATTTCTTTCTATTGATACTATCATATCTAGCTCCTCGAAGGAAGCTCTATTTCTTATCCCTTCCTCATGTACGCCAAAAACAACAAAATTTATACCCTTAGCAATTCTTGATAACGATTCCTTTAAGTTACTTTTGTCGCTTATAAGCGAAGATACGCTGCTGCACATCTCTATATAAGCATCACCAGCTGCATTTCTTACCCCTACGATATTATCAACAAACCACATCACAACATCGGCGCAAACCTCAGGACTCATTTCCATGGCCACCACAAGGAAAAGGTAGGGGTTCATATACCACGTTTGACCATCTCCCTTACCCTTTCGGCATGCCAACCCTATTTTATTTAAATCACTAAGATTCAATGTCTTATTTTGTAAGCCGATTTTTGTCTGCTTACATAAATTCCTATTTTCTAGCCTACTTATTATTTCCCTGCATTTCTCCTGGAAACCATTATACTTAATAATATCATTAAGTTTCTTAGGAGATAAACCTTTTTTAAGCCTATCATCAGACAAGACTTTCATAGCTAAAGTGATGTTAACAAAACCATTATCACTGAGCGCAGGTATAACAACGCCCATCAATCTCCTGTCAGAAGATTTGATTTCAACCCGACTTTTCATAACTTTGAACAATATTTTAAATTAAACATAATACCTATCGGTTCGAGATGAATAGATAGGTATGCAAATATAAAATATATTCAACATATAAGCAAGTGTATTACAGTATATAAACTTATCACCCTTGATATATATACAAAAAAATGGAGGAGACATGCAATCTCCTCCAAACACTAAATCAACTATTATGGAAAACTAAACGCGCATCATCACCAATAACATTGATCCTCTTGATCAATATTCTCAATCCATTTCTCGCACTCAAGATTAAGATCAGCGTACTCCTGCCCCTCTACCATCAAAACCTCACGAGCTTTGGCGTTGGCATCCTCTACTGATATCCATGATCTAAACCTATTGGCTTTGATAGAATAATATACCCTACCTGATTTATATCCAAACGGACATACCTTCTCAAACCAATCACCGATCGTAGTATTATAGAATACAGGGGAGCAACTACCTTCGGAGTTAGCCTTCTCCTGACCTTCTTTCATGAACTTCCTATAAGCTAACGTATCAGCATCAATCTGGGATATATCAGATATGACAGCTCCGGCTGGCAATTCATACACAATACCTTCTTTACCCGATGTCCCGGTCTCACAATCGTTCTTGTAAAACAAGCCACGAAGAGGCTGTGAGGCCCAGTCCTCGCAGCAAGCCCCAACGGCGTTGGCCTCCCCCTGCCCGATCCTTCCAAGCTCAACCATCGCCTTATCATTGGCGTCTTTCTTGGATACGTAAGAGACGAACCTGCCTTCCTCTATACATACCTGTTCTTTGGATCCCTTACCACTTACGCAATTGTTCTTAATAAACTCATCGCATACCTGATCATTATACCATACAGCCGGTATTATGTCGGCATATGTGTTGGCGTAATCCTGACCGTTGGCATTGACATCATCCTCAGCCTTACTATCAGCCTCCTCCTGCGTATCGCCAAAATAAACATCGGCCGGGACCCGGTAGTCAACAGAGCCGCCCACATACCCGGCAGGCGGGTTGTTTCTGGTGAACGTCCGAACTATTTCTTTATTACCGTATACCATTGTGATTCACTTTGTCACAAAGATACAATTTAAAATCAAATTACAAAGGAAGAGCCTTTTTGCTTCTCAAAACCTTATACAAATAATCCCTTAACTGTTCTTCTGTGGTTATATATCCAAACTCAATCATCTTGGCTATATCAATCTCCAGCTCCATCAACTCCTTAGCCTTAGCCTCCTCTCCAACAGAATTTCTTATCATAGTCTCATGAAGGCCATAGACAATAATATTTACGGATCTGGCCAAATCTTGTATTTTATCTCTTAGTCTTGAAGATTCAATTATTTTAGATAAAGCGGAAGACATCCTCTTGTAAGCATCACCAGCCTTATCCCTGTAATCTATAAGTTGATCATGTACAAATCTCAACACCTGAACTTCGAATCTAGGATTTATCCACATGGCAAATTTTATAAACAACAGAGGATGCATCCACACCTTATCAGGAGTTTTACCATGCTTAGTTGTCTTACCTTTTACTTTTATAACTAATTGATTATCACCAATGTCGATTTTTCTCCTATGGCTTTCATCTTCAGATAAAGCACTAATAAATTCCTTAGTTCTACCACTATTCATAAAATCATCAAGCCGTCTTCTCGTGCTATCGGGATTATCATTCCATTGCTTAAGTAAACTGTTGGCATCAAAATAACCATCACTAGTTCTTTGAAAAACGTTAAAATCACCCATTTTTCTCGTCAAAACATTAACCGTCTTCATTTTTTAGTCTAATTTTGAGATTAATAATTAAATACTTTATGTCCGCTCCCTCGTGAGAGTCGGCGGACATACAAAAATAGCCAATCGGGATGATAAACACAAACCGATTGGCTATTTTTAATATCCTAAAATCAGGACATTAATTACCCATTGCAAATCTTATCCTCAATAGCGTAAAGGATTTTAGCTACAGTCTTATCGCCACTTACCTTCACGCAAGACTCACCAAGATCCCGGACATCTATAGCCTCCCTGATACGGGTAAGCTCGTCATATATCTCCTCTATCACATCAGAGATCATAACACACTCATCAGAGTCCTTATGCTTTGACCACTCTGGTAGATCACCCTCATAAGGTACGCAAGTGGACGGAGTTATATGTGAACAATTATACTTTCTCATGCCAGCAACTTATTAACACGTTCCTTTAACGATCTCACCTCATCCGGGCATAACCCGCAATCATTATCACATAATGACCTTTGCAGACGAATTATCTTACCCCAATAGGATATATCGGGCTTATTCCCGATCCTATACCTATGGTATCTCATATATCTACCCCATTGGCAGGACAGCCATTCGTCTACGGACTTACATAAATCCGTCCTATCAAGGTTTGATATGCTCTGCGCGCCCATTCAGAATCTCCTTTCTCATTTCCTGTACCTCCTCGTCAGGCGGGCATCCATACGGCAGGTTCTTGATCCATTCACGGATCTTTTTCTGCATATTAAGATAAGATACACCCACGCCATCACCCTTGGTACGAACTTGCTTATATATACTAACCACGTCACGTTCCATGGTCTGCAACGGATCTTGCATAACCATACAACCAGCGGTTCTTCTAGAAGCGTACTCCATATCGCTAACAGCGGTAGAAGAAGAATGATTCATCATACTTCTCTCAATCCTTTCTCTCTCGGCCCTTAACGCCTTTTCCTTACAAGTATTACAACCCATAATTATATCTTTAAAATTCAACAATCCACGCAATTAGTAGCCATCTCAAGAAGCTCTCCTACACGATCAATGATCTCATGAGCCGCCTCTATATTATCCAGCCTGACGTTAGCCTCAGCCACGACCATAAGTGTTTCCATCTCCTGTATCTTATTTATAAGATCCTTATCCTTGTCCTCGCATAGGACATCAGTCTTAATCCATAGCCGATCAAGACGTCTGCGTATAAGATCCGTCTTAAGATACTTGCGACTGAAGTTATAAGTAGAAGGGCTACCTATGATCTTGATATCATATATACCATCAGGTAAATCAAGGTACTTGACATTACAATCATCGTAATTAAAGCAATTGAGGCCTAATGTTAGGCTAGTAAAGGTATTGACCTGATTCTTGCCAAGAAACAACGTAACGGGGTCGGACATGCCCGGCGTAGTGATCTCGATGATCGCCTTCCTGTCCTCCAGCAGCCCCCACTCAGACTCATCCAATACCTGCAATACCTTTGGATCACGTGTCTCCAGTACTTGAAACGACAAGCGGATATCGTTCATGTTAACCTTCTTGTCGTACCGGCACAAGCTGTCGTCATAACGGGCTTGCATATCAAGATCAGGGACATCGGTATAATATGTCTTAACCTCATGCCCGTTGATAAATACCGATGTTATCTGGCAAACATGAGACCTAGCGACATCGAAAAACACCATCCTTACATTACCCTCATAATCAACGCCCGATGTCGGGTATGTCAATATCTGGGTGTTATACTCACCATCGTTACGCCTAGCCACGACAGTAATAACGATAGGTTTTTCTATATCGTAATCATCCATGATAATCCTTGCGGCAAACTTATCATGAATTATCTTCGGTATGATATTTATCTGATTCATATTTACTACTTTTAAGCAAAGATACAAAATAGGGTCATACCAATACAATAAACCTACTTTAAGATAAGCCCTAAGGCATTCACTATATCATCACGATCACCAATAAAACCTTTATCAATCATCATAGAAAGCAAATCAGTAAGAGTAAAAAAACCATAATCGTCAACATAAGGTCTACTTAACAAAACAAACAATATAGATATTATGCGATTGTCTTCCTTGGCAATATCAAATAGCTTCAACATGTCATCTGACATATAATTTCCTACATTCAAACTTACCATGTCGGACAATGGCAGATAATCAATATTCCCATCACCACTATGAATAAGATTGCTACAATAACTCAATATAGGATCAACGCTATCATCATAATCATCAGAATCGCAATTGACATAATCGACAATTAAACGCATCACCTTATCTTTCAAATAGAGAGAAGAGCATTTAATAGCCAAATCCTTAACATCCCCACCATCATATTCCCCAAGAAGCTCTATCATCATAAATATATCCACCCATATCATAGACAGTCGTTCGTCAACAACATACATGAATGTGCCAGAATCCATCAAATCTTTTACTATATCTTCAGATTCATCTAAAGAATCAAATAATGATGATACTTTAAAAAGTTGCTTCTTATCATCAAACACCGTATAAAAGTCATGTGATTTTATATTAACCATAATATTAGAAATTAAAATTGTTAGACAAATACTGCGATTCAATATAATCATCAAGGAACGGTGTGCTATTATCAGGAATCCACACCTCATCAGACAACGCGGCCATACCAAACTCATCAACTATCTCATCTCCAGACACATAATCATAAGCCTTGACGCCAAAGATCTTAATCCTTTTAACCTTGCCAAAAGCGGACTTGACTTCCTTTATCTTCCTATCCAACTTCCTCACCCCATCGACGAACTCAGAGAAAGTGACACCACGCTCATCTAAATAGCTCTTTATAGCCCTCTCTATGGTCTTGATACTGACATTACCAAAGCCCTTCTTCCTGACCTTGTTCTGAACCTTTTCCTTAAAAGAAATACTAACGCCATTATTCTTAGAGGACACGAAATCCTTAAGGTCACGTTTCCTGATCGAATCCATGGAGTCATAAACAACACGCTTGATATCCTCGGCACGCTTCCTATTGCACTCATGAGCCTTATAGGTCGGGTTGTTTATATTTTGCTCGTCCTCTAGCTTGTGGTAGTCTAAAGGACACCTATCCCAATAATAATACCTAGCCTTATTGCTATGCACGAAGAGATCAGGATGCTCTTTCTTCGCCTTCCTCACCATAGCATAATAACCGTGGACAACAGCCACGTTCACGTAACTAAGCAGAAGCCACCTGACAAGCCTTACCTGATAGGCGAGATTATCACCACCAAGACGATGATGCTTGATATAGTAATTAACTATTTCATTCACAAAGTAATAGAACCACTTGATGTTGTATTTGATCCCCAGCGTCCTAAACCTTATAGGGTCAAGGCATATGATGAGAATGCCTATCAGCGTCTCCGATATCGGCTTCTCCAGTATCTCTGACTTTGATGATGACTGACGCTTTATCCTAGGATTATCGCAACAAGGATTAGTATTGTCATTAAGCAAATAAGGTAAGATGACCTTGCCGGAATCCCTCCTCAAGGCCCTATTTTCTTCTGACATCCTCTTTTTTTCTGAGGAAGAGACGAATTGATCAAATATTAATGTTAAATTTGCCATATGTTTTTTTTTATATAGTACAAAGGTACTAAAAAATTTGCCATTTCAAAATGAGTGCTTGTGAAAGTACTCATTTTTTTGTTTATGATTATTTAATCGACAAAACCACCATACTTTAGAAGGTGGATGAATTGGTTTGATTAATCTTGAATCAAAATTGTAAATAAAAAAAAATGATTACCTACAAATACAACATCTATCATTCCAAGAAAACGAAGCATCTTGATAAAATGCTTCGTGAATGTTGTTTTGTATGAGTCAACGACCGTGATGTTCTTGCAGCCCGTAATATACTTCGGAAGGGCATTTCCGAATTGGAGAGCAAGAGTAATTCCAGCGATAGTAATATCGGGGTTTCTTGCGTTTGTATCCAAGAATCCCATTTGCTTTAGTGATGGGAGTATGTCAAGATCGCGGCTTTTTACGGCGATCGCTATGGTCGAAATCCAACTTGGACATTGCGTAGGGAGACTATCGTAGGGATAGTTAAGAAAAGAGATGAATTTATTTATCCACCTTCTTTTATAAACACAGTTGTCTATTTTGTGACATGTGATATAAGAAACTTTCGCCCCCTTAAGAAGGGAGTCTCATTATAAAGATTTTCTTTATTTATCTCATAAGTTGATTGATTAAAAAGAGTTAGCTAACGCTTTGTTATTATCTAAAGTATATAACTTAATTACATTAATATGAAAATATGTAGTAGATTGAAAAATCAAGATCTCAACAATAACTTATATCAATAATTTAGTTTAGTGTATTTTTGACATCTACTTATGTTGTCTATGGATCTTTAATCGACAAACAACTACCTACATCAGACGTTAATGCATTGATATGTTTACTTCTTTCCAACGCTTAAGCGTAATATGCCAAGGGGAAAAGGGAGGTGGGCTACGAGTCGCTCCGCTCCTGGCCGGCCGTGTGGGGATACCTCCTGCCCTGCCTCACGGAGCCGCCACATTTCCTTTTGGTGTCAATAAGTGTAGACCTTGAAAAGACATTTCCTCAAACAGTATACTAGATAAGGGATTCTCTTTAAGGGATATTCTAGTTGAGTAAAAATATGGTCAAAGAGGTTGTTTGGTCAAAGACAAAATTATATATTCGCGATACGGTCGGTTGGATGAGCGGTTTAGTCGGTGGTCTGCAAAACCATATACCTCGGTTCGAATCCGGGACTGACCTCGCATTTGCAATCCTTTCTGGGGTGATAACCCACAGGTGTATAAGGCGCCTTGTACACCTGTTATTTTATCAATCCTAATCTTTTCAATAATACGAACAATACAACTAGTATACCTAAGATCGAGATAAAGATAATAGCTGTAGGCCACTTTGACTCATCCTTATCATCCACATCCTTAGATTTGATATCTATCTTATTATCCATATTCTTTATATCATTCCTCGTCTTATCAATACCAAGGGAGTCGGCTGTCACGGTGCTATCACGCCGGCCGATGACGATATGAGCGTCCGTCTGGGAGGACACGGGTCGCTCCCCAGTGGATGGATCCACCTCCTTCGTAGTATCGAATTTCCTCTCAGTTATGACAATATCAGCATTAAGATCAGATGTCCTGATCTCTACGATCTTCCGGTCCATGACCTCATCTATCATCGTCTCTATCCTGCTTATCAAACGATTATCTATAGACGTGTCGCTAACCTGCCTCCTGCTTCCACAAGAGGACAGGAATAGCGACAGACCTAAACAAACAATCGCCCTAAGACTTATCCTTAACCTCATCATCAGCAATCTTCTTTATATCGTCAAACGTCTCGTCAGGTATGTTCTTGGAAAAACTAAACATCTTGAATACGTTTATCCTCTTAAACACAGCCTTGAATACCTTAACCAAATAAGCGTCAGCGAAAGTATCCCCTATGGTATTCAAGAAAAGCATGACATATCCCACAAGGGCTATATACACACCATATTTGGTTACGGTAAGTATCATACTAGCCTCCTCCTCGATCGGGTATAGCGTCTTATATATAACACATAATGTCATTACTATAAAACAAGACAAAGCGAACTCCTTAAGAATATCAGTTAACCTGACCTCCCTAAGCCATCTCTTAAAACTAAACCGTCTTCTACGGCTTCGTCGGAGCTTCCAGCCCCTTACGCTTTGCGCTAACCTAGCCAAAAAATTCGCTATTAATACTATAAGTAATACGGTCAATAAATGATGCACTGGCTGGAAGTAAGCCCAACAAGAGGCACCATACGCAAGCGCAATATTCCACAATGCCCCTACTCGCTCTATCATGTCTTTGTCTTTCATTTTATACCCCACTCGCAAAGTTAACTACTATACCATTAAGTACCTAAAACACCACAGCACGTATACCGTTCCTCGTATCAAGGCTATCAAAATGCAACCAACCCACCTTCCCTTCAAGCCGGAAAGGATATGGTAACATATCTTGATGATCCAAGATCAAGCCTCTAGCCTGTTCCGCCGTCATCGACTTGACATCGAAATCCCCAGCCTTACCCAATACATGAGCGGATAGATAAACATCTTTCTTATCCTTAACTATCTGGCAGATGTTGCATCTAAGACCACGTTGGGAAAACTGCCCCTGCTTGTCCCAATTATTACAATACATAGGCTGTTTGATTATATCCCTCCGTAATATAAGAAGATTATGGAGAAACGCTGTATCAAGAAACTGCCACGATCTGTCCTTCCACTTATTATATGTATGAGGACATACCAATTCCACTATATCAAAATACGAACCTAGTTCTTTTATAATATCATTTCTATTCATGTTATCCATTTTTAAAATAATGTAAAATAATAATACCACGATAACCTGATCCTCCTCGACCGCTCGTAGCCCCACTATTAGAAGCTTTAGAGGCTCCTCCACCACCACCACCATAATAAGTGGCATTACCTCCATTTTCGCCATTAATAGTAACACCCTCAGTATCCTCAGCTCCAGCCCCATCACCTCCTCCGTGATTGCCACCTTTACCTCCGGATAAAAAGCCTTTATCCCATCCTCTTGTATAAGCTCCCGATCCACCACCAGCGCCCATAGGATAAGGGTATCGGTCAGGATATTTGTTATTAAAAACATATGATCCATCTTGCCCTGGATTTCCCGGGGAAGGATCATTACCATCCCCTTTAACTCCATATCCGCCTCTTCCACCTTTACCGGCAATAGCCTGATATATACCGAATATACTATCACCACCTATATCTCCTACAACCACCCTATATGTAACACCTGGATTTACGGATATAGTCCCAGTCAGTACACCACCTCCGTTACCTCCACTCCCGGCATTATATATATCGGAATATTCTCCATTAAGACCTCCGGCGACCAACGCGAACTCAACCTCATAGACCCCATCAGGAACCGTCCAATATCCATTATCCTGAGGAGATAATTCCTCGAATACCTCTATTACCTTCCTTTTGGGTAACATCCTTCTTCTCATCATAAGGCAAATAGGATTTTACCTCCCCCCCCCAATTTAGTTTTAAAATATTGATATTCATAATATTATTCTGGTTTAATCGTCCATCTCTGGGCGTAGTTATTTTTTAGCACATATATCTTCTCCATAGGTGTAGCGGGAGACCCGTTGGACGAGCCTTTCACGAATCCCTCGGGGGCCTGCTCCGTTCCGGAAGGACGCTGGTTTTCGGTTGGATAAGTAGCATTATACATGCTTACCGAAAGACTATAGAACTGGTTCCTCTTCCCATCCTTAGCCACGGATGTCATAGTAATCTGATCCCATCCTACAACAAGGTCGTAGAAAGAGTTCACGAAATCATCTGATCTTTTTTGGCTATGAGTGGATGCATTCACGTCAAACCATGTAATAGCCCTCATCTCATAAATATAATCCGGAAGCTTATCCATTCTAAGACTATTGCTATGAGCTGCAACGAAACTAGTAAGATGTTCCAATCCCCTTCCAGACATATTATCATCATTCCAACCCGTCCTCCTTTCTCCACTTACCCAGTCATCTAAAAAATAAAAAACAGTAATATTAGGATTTATCTTATCTACCTCGAAAAAAGGAAGGGTATTTATATCAAAATAATTCCACATATCAGAAGGGCCAGGATGTATTCTCAACGAAGTTAATTTAGGAAGATCATTAAACTCCTTTATATACCTATCCAAATAACATGAGGACAATTCAAGGGATTGAAGATTTTTCATATTCTTTATATTCCTTATCCCGCTAGATTCTATATCCCTAAGATCAAGCATGCCAAGCATATCTAAATAATATACCTCAGTCTTGCTAGTTATAGCCTCAGGAATTACGGTCATTCTTTGCCCTATATTTTGAAGATCGATATAAATTAACTTTTTGGATCTTGACAACTTGTCTACAGGTATACCGTCATTAACATACATCGTATGGGATACGATCAAAAACTCAAGTCCTGGTATATCCACAATCGGGAAAGCAGTCATCTTACACGTCTTGATTTCAGCATAATAAATATCGCAAGTAAAATCTATTACCACGGCTCGCTGCACATCCCTTCTTCCATCAGCGTAAAGATGATTATCAACAGGGATGTACTGAGAACCATCCTCCTTTCTAAACCACCACGTAGTATTGGGATTTTTCCTGTGTTGTATTGCCAAAGAACGGAATATGATACGATAATTATCCTGCCCTTGAACCTTGGTCATAGGAAACTGTTCCTTTATTCCATCCCCCCAATCCACATTAGCCATACCGGGCTTTCTGGATCTAAACTCAACAAACGTATTAAAAGGATTATCAACGACAGGATCGGGTACATAATTATAATCATCGGTATAATAATTTCTAAGTGCCCTGTCCCATGTAGTGAACCACACGAACTTATTTGATGAAGCCTCATATTTATATAATGTCTTAGCCATGATTTACCAGCTCCTTTCTTTCTTTATCAATATAATCAATAGCGATATTAATATCAAGTCCGTTATCAGACATAATATTCATCAAATCATCCTCGCCATAAGCTACATACCTCAAAGCGTTATCATCGCATAACACATCACCATGACCTATAATAATATCCTTGCCTGATACGACTACCATATATGGATCCTGTAGATATCCACGAAACGACATTAAAGAAACAGTATCCTCCGGTTTTACTACCCATGTTTGATTGTAGTTATTAGTAAGCACATATATCTTTTCCATAGGCGTTTGAGGATTCCCATTGGACACACCCTTGACAAATCCTGATGGAGCCTGAAATATACCAGAAGGTCTATAATGATTACTCTTATAGGACGAAGCATAGATATCTACCCTTAATCCATAGAATTGATTTCTTTTACCATCAGAAGCATTACCGGACATAGTAATACTATCCCATCCCATAATATACTCATAAAAATTATTTACGAATAGATCCGTACGATCCAATGATCTTAATGCCATACATCCTGAAATAACTGTCATACTCCTCATTTCCCTAATATATTCAGGTATTTTACTAAGATCTATATCAGGACTATCAGCAAAATTCATCTCAGTGATATTTTCTAACCCCTTCCCAAGCATATACGGATGCCAATCCTTTTGATCCCAGTAACAATACCAACTGCCAAGATGCAAAAAATTAGTCAACGTGGGATTTATCTTATCTATCTCATCCATGGATATCATGGTATCAGGATCATACCCGTCTTGTCTAAATCCGGAATGAATAATAAGCGTTTTAAGATTCTTTAAATTAAGCCATTCTCTTGGATATACCTTAGTTAATGATCCGGCTAGACCAAGATAAGACAAATTAGGGAATATATCCGGCAACTTTCTTATATTGGAATTATCCGTATCCCTAAAATCACATGAACCATTTAACTGTAAAGTATGTAACTTGGATAAAGATTTCCATTCCTCAGGAATTGATTTAATCATATGATTACCTTCGGATATATAAATAGAATTTATGTTTATCGACCTCTTTATCCTATCAATCGGTATATTCCCAGCTCCATCTCCTATACCCGTAAGAGTTATACTACTAAGATCTGGAATATCCAATATAGGGAATGATCTCATCTTCAAAGTATTAGAAATAACACTATATATATCATTAGAAAACGAAAAAGATATTACATGATCTCCCACAAATCCATAATCATGATTAGGGATAGGGATATATTGACTGCCATCTTCCTTCCTGAACCACCATGTGGTAGAGTCAGGATTCTTCCTCCATTCAATATCCAGAGATCTAAATATTAAACTATATATAGATGATCCCCTTCGTTTGACAAAAGGATATTGCTCCTTTGTACCATCACCATAATCCACATAACAGAACCCAGGGCTATACGACCTAAACTCTATATTCGAATTATAGTTTGCTCCTTGTGTGGGATCAGGTACGCTTGATACCTTATCTCCATAATAATAACTACTTAGAGCGTATCTACCTCTCTGAGGGAACATGGTGAAAGTCCCATTATTCGTATCCTTACATATCAACTTCATACCTCTCCCTCCTCTATTCTTCTAAAATACTCGACAACCGGCGAGCTGTCCAATCCTAGATCGTTGCAGATATCTATGGCCTCGTATTTGTCGGCGAAATTATACTTACTCATATTATCATCCAATACATCTCCGCTGAACACGGATACATGGCCGTCCTTTACGCCAAGGACGAACGGGGTAATCCTAGCCTTCCCAGCCCGCCTTGCCCTCGTAAGGGCGGCCTTAGAAGCTGGGGCAGGGGCCAAGACCCATGTCTGCCCGTAGTTATTGGTAAGCACATACACCTTCTCCATAGGCGTCGTAGGATTACCGTTGCTAACACCCTTAACAAACCCCTCAGGGGCTTGATAAACGCCAGATGGTCTCTTATTAGTAGGGGCTACGGCAGTATATAAATCTAAGGTAAGTTTATAAAACTGATTCCTGTTACCGTCAGAAGCCGTCTGTGACATCGTTATATAACTCCACGACATTATCTTATCATAAAACGTGTTAACGAACGTGTCAGCCCTCTCCTGCGTATTTATAAATTTACCATAATCACGCAAAGTCCATATCCTAAATTCCCTTACCTCATACAACCAATCCGGAAGATCATCTACCGGCACCACACTTGAATAACAATACGTATTATGGATCTTATTTAATTTCCCTCCTACCAGATCTTGTTTCCATGAGCTACCACCACCCATAAAGGTAACGCTTGTCTTATCATCCCCTACCTTATCCACCTCATCAAATACAGGTATATTATCCCGATCGCTTATAATGCTTATACCTTTTGCCGGAATAGAATTAAAAGCCGGATCATAAGAAGGAATGTTACACCAGTTGAAGTTAAACTCTGTAAGATTCTTCCATTCAGAGAATCTTCTCCAATTAGAATCAGGATCATCCCCGAAGTTAAAAATGCTATTGCATCCGAAATACCTCAGATCTTTCATGTTCAAAAAACCTTCTGGCCAATTACTCCATACACCAGGATGAGAAAAAGACCCCATCTGTATATTACGAAGATTAACGCTCTTACTTATCCTGTCATATGGGATATCGCCATTTTTAAGAACGGATCTGACCATAGCCAAATAAGTTATATCAGGTAGATTAACTACAGGAAACTCATGGAGGACAATACCATCCATATTGAACTCCCCATTGATTACGTTAGAGAACCTCATCGTAACCTCTCTACGCCTGATATCGCTATACTTATGTGGAGGGACCGGTATGTATTGTGAACCATCCTCTTTCTTATACCACCATACGGTATCATCCGGATTCTTCTTATACTCAATGTCAAGAGACCTGAATACAATCCTATAACTACCATCAGATATCTTAACTAAAGGATATTGATCCTTTGTCCCATCACCCCAATCGACGTCCACGAATCCTGGATTGTTTGCCGAGAACCTGAGATTACGATTAAAATTACCTAAATCTACTATCGGATCAGGCACATAATCAGCATTCCTCCCATTATAACAAGGGAACCTGTCCTCATTAACGTAAAACGTCACCGAGGACAAGACCGTATCATATCCTACCAAAAATCCCATATCAACTAATTGAGGTTATACCATAAGACACCCATTCCTTGTATCCGTTAACCATCTCATATACCTTGTTGATGGTCTTACATACGACAGCGAACCCAATATCCACGTTAGGGAACTTCTCGTTAAGCTCATCTATTGTAAGTTCCTTAGTTATACTCTCATCCCACTTACGCATCTCCTTTACCTCCATGAGGATCGGTTTACCGGTTATACCTACGCTCATTACCCACTCACCCTCACGATTGGCATCCGCCAGATCTGGGAAGATAGTAACGCCAAACAACTCCGTGAGCACGAACTCATCACCGTTCCGGGTAAACGACACCGCCGCTCCGGGGGTCAAGACTACCTCGTTCACCGCCAGCATACTCACCAGCTTCTTGGCTCCCCCTGATACAGTACCATTCAACACGACAGTCACGTTACCCGTAGCGCTATTAACAAACTTGATATCATTCTTCTCGCTATTTATAGCCTGTAACCTAGACCCAGATACGATATTTACGATCTCATAATTCTTGTCGTAAGTACTCTGTAGCGTCACATTACCGTATTTAGTATCGATAAGAGTAATCCACTTAGCCTTGCCTCCTACTACCTCCACAAGCTTATAGAACACGTCATTACCGTCAGCGTCAACCCATCTAGCTATAGCTCCAGGAGCGAAATTAGTCACCTCCCGATCTTGGGTATAACTAACGGTGCTTTCCGTAGGCTTATTGGCTAAAGTAACGTAAAGGCATTGCTCTACGTCAGCCTCCATCTTAACTATCCCAGCACCATCGTAATAATAATCAGGTACGTTTTTTTCTCGTATCAACAAGATAGTACCTTCCTTAAGCTTATCGGCATTGGTAGGGTCATCCACAAAAGACTTCATCTGGATATAGGTATCAAAGATGATCGACGTACTCTTATCCTCTATCTTCTGGTTGATATCATCAACAATATTATTAATCTCATCTTTCGTATAATAAGGAGACAAATCCACCTTCGGACCTTCCTGCTCTAAAGCCTGAGTTCCATCCCACCAATAATCAGGTACCTCCTGCTCCCTGATCCAGAAGCTGTCTCCCACACGGAGCTTAGCCGTGTTCTCCGGAACCGCCAGCCACTCATTCATGGCATCGACCGTATCAAAGATATACGCCGTGTTCTTGCCCTCAGCTATACGTCTTACGACAGCCAACTCGCTCTCGACATCGCTAAGTCTTTCCTTTATATTATTGATCTCTCGCTCTAACTTATCATAATTATCCTCCTGATCTATAGCGTCACCGATGGACATATAAACCTCGTTAGTGAGCTTATTATAGGTAACACGAGCCACCTTCTCGTAGGATGTCTTATACGTAGATGAACCTTTGCTGGTATGACAAACAAAATCATACGTATTTTGATACACCACAGATCCACCGGTATTTATAAAATTATATCCGTCTTGGCTCATAGTACCGCCCTTGTAACCCACAAGCTCAAAAGAACACTTACCTGTACCTATAGAAGCGAACCATGTAGCATAAGCCATGAATTGCGTCTCATCCGGCAATGTGGAATAATGCTGTGCCCTTAGATCCTTTACCGACATCCAAACACACTCCTTACCAGACCCGGTGTTATCACCACCCCATTTAAGCACGCTCCTTACGGACTCATCACCGTTACCGGGGCCATTATAACCAACACCAAGATTATCGATAGTCGGGACATTCGAGTTGAGAGCCTCCGTCATCGTATCCAAATCCCTTCCCGAACTCTCATCCCATAAATACCTGAAAGTAACATAATCAACATCACCGATCTTAATACCACCGGTATTGCTAGGATATGTTTTAGTCACCAGCTCATAATACCACTTTCCGCCCCTAAACGTGACTCTTATTCTCTCCACTTGCCTTGGAGATATGGATACGTATGATCCTCCAACAGAGACGCTGGCGTCATCTTCGGCACGGGTAGCGCCTTCCTTTGGATCCTCGGGATCTACGGGGGTGTAGATAGTAGCCTGCTTATCACCTGTATTGATGACAACGATATAATAGCTATCGCCTTCCAGACCTTGCTCATGAGCCATCGTAACAAACCCCTGTTCGCTTTCCGGCCTCCATTCGACGACAACCATATGCTTATCCATAGGTATACCGGAAACGCTGTTAACGTAGTTGGTTGACGACATGAAAATAGCATGATCATCATAAGCCTCATCAACACGTTGATGCTTAGTAGCCAATCCGTCAAGACGTGATATCTCAATGGGGTCAGTTACCTCGATTCCATTATAATCATACCACTTATATCCGATCATCGTATTCTCACGACGATATTTCCTTTTCCTTATGACCTCACCGCCGGCTAGGGCGTCAATCATATAATAATCATTACATACCTTAACCATAGCCTTGATATTAACAGGTTTGACATAAACAAGCCACGATAGTAGCGCCATCGGGGATGGAGGTCAGCGTGGTCCCTACAGGGTAGGTCGGGGAGGATGACTCCATCACCATCAACGACGTCCGCTCAACGACCATATTGTTATCCACCAACCGACTTCCCTCCACATAGAACCGGCCATCATCTACCTCATAGCACTCGCGCACCGGGACCATATGCCTTTGGCTTTTATCCGCGTAATCGCAGATCGTGACCTTAGCCCCTTCAGGGATAGAACTAAGCTCATCTCCAGCATGATAATCAGGGTGATCGGAATACACGACATACAATATGGACTTAATGTCCTGTAACGCCGGATTGACCGTCCTGAATCCCTTTAAATGGATCTTATGACCACCAACCTCATAGCAGTCATCTACCTCCATGATATTAAGGTCACAGCTTATTACCATCCAGCCACTAACCGTATCTTGGGTAGGGGTAGTATCGGTGGGATGATCAGGATCGGTTGACTCCACGATCTTATAATCAAACTCCCGGACATTAAGCTTATAGTCAATAGACTCCTGACGCCTTATCTTAACCGTACCATTCCCTGTATCATAGCAGGTATCTGTCGTATCCAAGAACCGATTCTCCATATCAGGCATCTCACACTCAACCCTACTCCATTTATCAATCATAGAGGAGTTAATATCGCCTACCTCATATTTATCATCCTCTGACTGCGTAACCTCGTAGAAATGATACCACTCATATCCTAAAGAGTTATATATAATGATATTATGGATCTTAACCCGTTTATCGTTCTCCGTAACATAACACTGATCATAGTAAGATACATGCCTGTCACGAAGGTTCTCAAGATCGCAAGGAGATTTCTTCCATCCAACAGGGATCTCATCATATTCCTGATCTATTAAGATAGTGCCGTCCTCGCTCTCACGTACAATATACTTGGCCTTCCTATCACCTAGATCACCGTCATAAGAGACAACCTTATCCACCTCAATACGCTGTCCTTTGAAAGCATAACACTCACGATATACTTGAACGTTTCTATCCTCCATATCCGTGAAATCACATGGAACCAAAGAGAAACTCTCTGGAAGGGTAGCTAAGTCGGTCCCCGGGACGAAGCCAGCGTCATCCGACTCAAGGACTTCGAAACGGGTATATCTGGCCTTTATCTTGGAGTCATAAGAAACTAACCTACGAAGCTTGACATGGCCGTTACCTCCATCGTAGCATTCAACGTAAGACCTAATGTCGCGTTCTTCCATATCATCAAAATCGCAGACAGTCCTTACCCACGTATCTGGCAAGGAACTGAAGCTGGCGCCCTCAGGCTGTGACGGATCGGTAGTCTCCAGGACTTTATAACTCTTATCCCTAACTCCTATATTGCCATCCCATGACGTAAGGACCTCCAGCTTCACCTTACCGGCCGGTGTCTTATAACATTCTACAGTTACCTCAATATCCCGATCCTCCATATCCGTGAAGTCACAAACAACCTCAACCCAGTCATCACTTATACTGGTAATGAACTTACCTACCGGGTTCTCAGGATCGGTACTTTGCTTGACGCGATACCATTCCTTTCTGGTACCCATCTCATAATCAAATATCTTATATCCCTCTATCTGTACTCTCCCGGTACCGGTATCAAAGCATTTAAGAACCGGTATTATCTCCCTTTGAGTCATATCAGGGAAATCACATACTATACGATTCCATGTGTCGGGGATAGCGTCATACTCCGTACCGATAGGATTACTATCGTCGGTCGTATTCACCACCTCGTAATGGGATACCTCGGGATTCAGACGGGGATCAACCGACTCTACGCCCTCGATCTGGACCTTCCCCCCTTCCGTGGCATAACATTTACTTACGAATATCAACTCCCGATCGGTCATCTCGGCTATACTGCAATCTATAGCCACCCACCCATCAGGAATCTTATCAAACTCACTGCCGATAGGAATATCGATATCTGATGAGTTGATGATAAATATCTTCTCGGCCAGTATCTCTCCCTTATTATTCATATAGGTATGGATACGAGCCTCTACCTGACCACCCGGCGTGCGATAGCATTGGTTGACGATCGACACACGGGCGTCTTTGATGTTAATGAACTGATAGTCCTTTCTAGGGACATCGCTTACAAGTCTCTTTACTCCTTTATCATCGAAGTATACGTAACACCCGTCATTCCTCATCATGACCGGATACGTCTTTCCGTCTATAACAACACCGGAGAAGTCATCTGGCGGAACAGAGAAACCCATGCTACCGAAGATGGAAGCGAGTTTCTTAAAATACTCATTCAAAGCCGACATACTACAATATTTAAGTTCTTATGCCTCAAAGTTAATAAAAAAAGGGAAGAGATATAAATTCTATCCATTCACTAGTATAATAAAACAATATAAATTTTATAGTAAAACATACTATATATGTAGAATATTTTCTATATTTGCATCATGAAATACAAGATAAGTCAATACGCAAAACTGGAGAGGGTTACATATAGGACTATATGGAATCGGATCAAGAAGGGATTGTTGGAAACCGAAACAACCCCTAATGGGCACATACTTGTGGTTGTTGATGAAAATAAAGAGCAAAGAGTCGCCGTGTATTGCAGGGTGTCTTCTTCTGAAAATAAATCTAATCTCGAAAGACAGAAAGAGAGGCTTTTATCCTATTGCGCCGCGAAGGGGTATATCGTGGATAAAGTAGTATGTGAAGTAGGTAGCGGATTGAATGACAATAGGAAGAAATTAGAATCGTTATTAGTAGATAGGTCTATAACAAGGATCGTTATAGAGCATTCTGATAGATTCAGTAGATTCGGTATGAATTATATTAAAAAGTTATTGGAACTTGACAATAGGACTATAGAGGTAATAAATACACAAAACAGCGACAGAGATGACCTGATGCAGGATTTTGTATCCATAATAACATCTTTTACTACTAGGTTATATGGACAAAGAAGAAGCAAAAGGAATACCGAAAAACTAATAAGGGAATTAGATTTATATAATGATTAAACGAGCATATAAATACAGAGCGTATCCAACATCTTCCCAAGAAAAGATGTTATTGAAAACCTTTGGCTGTACAAGGGTTATATGGAACGCATGCGTTAGTTCGTTTAATTCATATGATAAAGAAACAAACCCTAATCCGAAAATCATATCGAAATCAGATTTAATTGAAAATAAACCATGGCTGGATGAGGTTTCAGCGGCAACTCTGCAACAGAAACAACGTGATTTCATTGAATTTTCAAAACAATATTTTAATAAAGAGAGATCTAAAAAACTTGGTAGACCTAATTTTAAAAACAAGCATGGAAACCAGTCATTCAGACTTCCATCCCCTAAATTCAAGATTTCAGAAAATAAAGTTCGATTAGAAAAAATAGGATGGATTAAGATTTCTATAGACAGGAATATCCCAGATAACTCAAGATTAATATCATGTACTGTTTCCATGAACCGTTCTGGTCAGTTCTTTATTTCAATTCTTGTAGAAACCGAACAATATAACAAACTAAAAACAGGTAAAACAATAGGTATTGATCTTGGAATAAAAACATTAGTAACTTTATCTGATAATACAATTATTGATAATCCTCATTATCTTCGTGAAAGCCAAGCAAAGTTAAAGAGGATGCAACAAAATCTGTCAAGAAAGAAGAAAGGGAGCAAAAGACGTGATAAATGTAGGCTTAAAGTAGCTAGACTTCACCAGAAGATAGCAAACAAAAGATCATGGCTCATTCATAATATAACCACAATGTTGGTAAATAATTATGATATCATTTGCATTGAGGATCTTAACACATCGGGTATGCTTAAAAATAACAGATTGGCCAAATCTATATCTGACGCTTCTTTTTCCATGTTCCGTTCACAATTGGAATATAAATGTGATTGGTACGGAAAAGAGATAGTTGTAATAGACAGATTCTATCCTTCGTCAAAAACATGTTCATCGTGTGGCTGGAAGAAGGAGGATCTTACGTTATCCGACAGGATTTTTGTGTGTGAGAATTGTGGTAATAAGATCGATAGAGATCTTAACGCCGCTATTAATATCAAGAGGATGGGAGTTGACATCCTCTATAATCGGACGTCGAGCGATAAGTCCACAAGTCGCGTTGAAACGTCTAAAATCCCATAGCATTTATATGAAACGCTATGGGATTTACAACTATGAACGCAAAAAAGGTCAAATTATTTCGGCTCGGTTACGATAGCCGGTCCAAGACCAGCAGCAGCACCGATCATATTAATCATCTCCTGAACGCCCTCATGAGCGCCGTAACGTACACGTAAGATCAAGTTGATAGGATCATCAGCGATAACCTTTCCGAATCCCTGAGCGTATCTATGAGGATTGAGCGTAATCTGGAAGTCAACGTACTGAGCCGTTTGCTCTACACGGCTATATTCGTTCATGAACGTCCGCCCCATGAAATCCTGATGTTTCGGGAAGCCATTGAAGTGAGCATATCCCTTCAACTCATCATCCATCATATTGCCACCTACGTGAGTACGTGGTGCTTTGCTGGACAATCTCTCGAAGTGAAGCTGATCCCACCAGATAGGAGAACCCTCATCCAAAGAATCGGGGTAACCGCCACTAGCACCTACGATCTCCACGCTATCCTCGATATAAGTCATTTTATCCATCAAGCACTCTGATGGAGATAACAACATTTCCTTGCCACGGAAACGGATACCGCATTTACAATTAGTACCAAGCTCTTGTGCTGATTCCAATTTCTTCCACATACGGTTACGGTAAGACGCCGGAGCCTCGCTAGTGAAGAATCCCTCGAACACCTTGTCACACTCATCACACAACATATTGGTATATACCTCTGTCTGGAAGCTATGCTGGCAAGCAGCAGGAGTGCCGTAATCAGTGATCTCCAGTTCCGGGAACGCCTGCTTGATTTCCTCCAAAGCACTTTCACCGCACTCATCATCCGGGATCGTGATATAATACTTCTCGGTGGATACCTTGCAAGAACCACAAGCTGACCATGAAGCGGTACGAACCGTAGGATTCTCGCACATATCGGATGTCTTAGCCACATAGTAGATGATAGCCGTAGGATTAGCCTCCACGAAAGTAGAGATCTCCTCATCCGTCAATTTCTTGGAAGTAGCGGCAATATACAAACCTGATCCCTTGATCTGGCTCATCTTATTAACCGTATCAGCTACCACATTAGGTAAAGACTCTACCGTAGTAGACATATCAACGCCGTCATCCTCCAATGAAATGGAATACAGGTATCCGCCCTTAACCTCAGTATAGCTAGGCGGGCATTCCTCGCATCCTTTCATGATAGAGATCAGACGTTGAGTATAGTCATTAGGCTTAGTCCCTTTCTTCATCACCTTATAACGTGACATGCTGCCGTTGATGCTCTCACGAACGATCTTCAATCCCGGATACTGGGCACGAACCTCAGCCAAGGCCAGGTCATCACCAGTATCGCAAACCTCCATACAATAGAAGTTCACGTCCTCCGTCTCAGGCTCCGTAGCCTCATTAGTACATCTTGTAACCGGAGTGATATCAATATAATCAGATACCTTACCACCACCAGCAATAGGTTGATTCTTCATCCGCTCGATACACTTCAATACGGCGGGTAACAAATCAACCTCCTCGCAAGGATCGCACTCCTCGCATTGATTTGGAGTATTATCACAATCATCCAAAAGGATAGCGTCATTGATCTCAATACGACCTCCCTCATAACCAAGAAGCTCGAAAGCCCTGCCGGCTAGAATCAAGCGGATAGCGATACGGTCGCCCTTGGATACGGAGAAAGCCGTGTCATCAGACACACCGTTGTATCCTAAGATAACATCATCGACATAAGCATGATCTTTCTTCGGCCAAGAAGCGTAGATCTCCGTGATCTCGTTCAAAGAGAATAACGGCGTGGAAAAATCCTTATCATAGATAGAGCGGGAAGCCGCTTGTTCATTACGACCGATACGGATCTCATAACGCTTGTCGTTACGAGGCTTACCGGTAAAATCAATCACGGCCTTACAACCGTTCTCGGAAGTATCTTTAGTATCGTAAATACCGATCTGTCCTTCCTTCAAGAAGATGGAATCAACATCCACCATCTTAGCGTGTGGGGATACGAAAAGTACCCGGTCTTGCGGTCTGTGCAACATATAATTAATATTTTAGTTTAAAAATCATTCACTAACGCAAACATAATAATAAACGAGTTCACGACAATAAAACACGATCACGAGTGTATAGGCATATAAATAAATTACATTTTTTGTAAAAACATTATTTAAGCCACTTTTTCTTATACATCTTCCTCATCATATCAACAAGTTCATCGAAACTTTTTATATAACCCATATCTATAGCCCATATAAGATTGCCTTGTGTTTGCTCCAATTCCTTTAGCTCAGCTTCCGTGGCCTTATTCCTGATCATACTTTCATGGATATTAAAAACAATATAATTAAGACCCTTGGCGATCTTAACATAATCTACATCCTTAAATCTAGAAGCCGCCCTAGACAAAGCATTATACCTATCACCAGCCTCTATTCGATTAAGAATAAGCTTATCGGTTAACCACGTAACAACCTCGGCATACAACATAGGGTTCAATTCCATAGCTACAAGAACCCATATATAAGGATTACACATAGTTCTCCTGTTCTCGCCCCTACCAACAGTCTTATAAGCGCCAAACTTTTTCATTACTTTTATAAGAGACTCTTTTTCAACCATTTCCATAAAAACAGGAAATCCTGTTTCTATCATATATCCTTGTTTTTCAAGAATATAGTATATTCGCTCAGCACTTTCCTTGTTAGAAAGTATATTCTCTATCCTCTTATCATTCCATCCTTCCTGAATCCTTTTCCTGGTATAGGCTTCCTGTAAATCAGTCAACGACATGAAAGACGTTTTAGTGTCTTGCTTGATAGTAACACCAAAAAGATCCCTATCCTTGGAGATCATAACAACATTAGTTTTCATATTATATATATTTAATTATTTAATACGATGCAAATATATAAATAAAAGTTTTACCGTAAAAATATATAGATAAAAAATATTCCAATATAAAATCATTATATTGAATATTTTGTAAAACACAAAAATCATACTTACGATTTCTGGAGTCGGAGAAATCTCCGATTCCAGAAAATATACATAGGATGATAAAAAATAAGCCTACCCATTTCTGGGCAGGCTTATCAATCAAAACTAACGTTGTTTATTTAAAGGAAGCCACATTATCCTTATCCATTCTATATCTATACAATTCATAAATTTACTCGCAAGGAAACCCATAAATCTTTAGTTTATGGGATGAATTGCGCCTTGCATTCGCTTTTCAATTATTATTGTTTTTCTTATATCTATCAATCGCATCTGCTTACAACTAATAGAGCCTTTGTTTACTTTTGTACCGTCAAGTTTCCTAATATCAAAGAAACCACTCTCTCTTCTTCCAAATATGTAATACAAATCCTTTTGGTATTCAACTAAGTCAAATAACCTATAACCTTTTACCAAGTATGGTGCTTGATTGAGTTTCTTCCTTCCACCTTTCAAGAAATTAACCTTGTGTATTTGTCTGTTTTGACAACGTACTTTCTTTTGATAGAAATAATATTCAAGATGTTTAGCAGTAGGATTACCACTTATACACCTTGCATCAACATAGTGGTTTTTGGGTAGTCCATTAGTGATACGAGTGTGCTTTGTGATATACCCAAAAGTCATACTTACATTAGGATAGATATTCTTCAACTTCTTGTAGAAGCTCCATCGCATTGTAGACATAAATGCAGAATCCCTGAATGATGTGCCACGCTTAACTTCGAGTTCTATTTCACCTTTATGGTATGCTTTATGACAAGATTCGCAAAGTGTTATGAGGTTTTGACTTGAATTTCCACCAACCTTTCTCGACTCAATATGATGCACATTCAAGATAGGGTCTTTACTCTTACCTTTGCAATGTTGACACTGATGACCATCACGATGAAGCACATACTCACGCACATTAAAGAAGTTGAGTTGTTCTCCTTGTTGATATTCTTTACCTGATATACTTGGATTCTTAATCTTTTGTATATCAAAAGCAGCAGTTTCTACTATAATATTAGTTATTGGCAGAAACTTATGTATCTTCTCTACAACAGTTAAGTGAGTCTGGATTTTGTTTTCAATAGATGGTGCTAACCAACCTTTTCTTTTAGATGAAACCCTATTATTGAAACGAGCCCTACGATAACGCAATCTGTTTCTACGAGTTCTTCTTTGTTCTCTACGAGTAGATAGTTTCTCTACAATATCATTTCTAAGTTCTACATCTGCTGCATACAATTCCTTCTCACTTGTCGTTGCCGATATGCCGATATGCTTGCTACCAGCATCTATACCCAAACTTATGGGCTGAATGAAGTTAGTTGTGTCATAATCCAATTGAATTGTGAATGGAATACGGTACATAACATGGGCAAGACCATTCTTTAATAGCCTTCTCACTTTACCAAACCTTTCAGTTGGCATAAGTGCCTGTCCTTGTTTGTTAATTACGTAAACCATTCTTTTTTTAAAAATTTTACTATAAGTCGGATTTCTCCGTTAAATGCTCATCGTCAATGTTATGGAGAGGTTTTCGTTAGCAACACTATCCCTACCTCACGGAATTGTTTAATCACTAACCTTAGAGCAGGGGGCTTGAGCAAACACCCACTTGGTAACTATATATTCTCTCCTAACGTAGCACCCGAAGTGCTTAGACTAATCAACTTGGGCTTTTTCAAGCCCACAGGTCTTTAGCCTGTGGGTAGTTGACTCTCATTAAGGTTGAATTGTTTAGCGACCATGTCCAGAATCTCCTCCACTAAAGGATCGGGCAGCTCCGGGTCGATGTCCGTGGATTGGATACCGGCGGCGTTGATATACCCCGATAGGTCTACCCTGACAGGACGGCGGTAGTACGTCATCTTAACTTCCTCGGTACGGAAGCCTGACTCGTAGACCACGACCTTCCCGTTCCCTATGGAGTAGAATGTCTCACGGTAGTCGTAAGAAGGACGGTTATTCTCGTCTCCAAGAAGCTCATGGATATTCTCGTTCTTAGCCTCCCACATAACGAAATCAGTAGCCTCACACCCTTTGTATGAGAAAACACCTTTTATGTTAGAGAACCATAGATAGTCGTCAGGTAAGTTAAAGGACGTAGACTCAGGGTCATCCATCCTACCCGCATTATCCAACGACATCCAATAAACAAGAAGGTTTTGGATGGAGCGTATAGTCTCGTCATCCTTCCTATTTAGATAGTACTTAACTAACCGGTCTTGGGCCTCGTTGAACAACAGCACGAACCTCCCCGGATCAAGCTTAATCCCGCCATTGGCCAGATTCTGCTCGTTCTTCTGCAAAGACCTTAGATACGCTTCTTGGATTGTCATAATTATTCCTCCTTAACCTTATCACCTTCCTCTACGTCATCCTTCTTCTTAATATCCTTAACCTTCTTGGTCTTGGACTTATCATCGATATTAGACATAGATATGATCTCCTCATACTCATCCAATACATTAGCCTTTATGTTAATAAAGTCTTTCTTGGTAGCCAAGAACTCAGCGGATGTCCGAACGTCAGGTCCTATGATCTGGCCATTATATTGTAATCCGGATGGAGTCATATTGATACGACCATTTCGTTGAAGGACGTTTACGATACGGTAAAACTCAAGAACTTCCTTGAAATCACCTTCCAATGACCGATCCCAGATATCAAGCAGATAATCAACATTGGTCTTCTTCTCATTCATCCAGTTTGATAGAGATCCTGTATAATACTCATCCTCCGTGAAATCCGGGCGAGTTACGATACCGATGTAAAGAAGAAGATCTATGACAGCCTGACGATCGTCGCCGCCTTTCTTAAGGGCGCTGATAAACTTATAGCTGATGTTCATCTTATTGATCTCACGCTGCTGAACGAAATCCTTCATATTGTCTTTCTCCACGAAACAGAACATGGAGTTCATGAAGACAGGATCGCCATCCATTTCCTGAGGAGTCAACATGCCGGAAAATACAGCCAGATATAAATAAAATAGATCTACGGTATTAGCCGTATTATAAACCTTACCCATGAAGATCTTATCCTTAGCGTCATCCCAAAATTCTAAATTGGTTTGAGATAGATCCATCTGCGACATTTCCTCGAAAGGCTTCATGATATTATCTACCCGCTGTTTGACGAGCCTGTCGATCTCATTCTTGTCAAGACCATTATAGCATCTTGATCTTGGATAAAAACCGGTGTTATAGGCCTTGGAGAAATCATCCCAAGGGCAACATACGTGAGTAGCGTTCTCCGGGAACGGAGCTTTAGCTATATTAGCGTCTTGAAAGGCCTGAGGAGCACTTCCATCATGTTTGCCTACAACCTCATATAAGGTATCTGACATGATATTGAAACCGTTTACCTCGGCCAATACCTTCCTTGATTTTAAAATTTCTTTCATTTCCTTTTTTTGCGTTACTTAAAAAAGAGGAGAGGAATATCCTCCCCTCTAAAAACCAAATTACATATATGAAAAAACTTAGCCGAAGTAGTTCGGTTGAAGCTCGATAATCAAGAACTTACTATTATCCATAACCCATGCCGCGGAAGCAGAATGACACCAGAATTGCTCTTTCATGCCCGGCAAGGATGATACGATCTCATTACCGTTGGCTTTGTGTGCCCAACGACCGTATTCATAACCCCACCACATGCTTACGCCTTCTGGCTTGATATAGAATACGTTGTTATTCATATTACCCAACTTAGCGTTAGCCGTATTAGGAATAGCGGAATACGCGTTAGTCGATCCAGCGTCAGTGATATTCTCGATAATACAAGAATAAGAGGATCTAGGATACATGCCATTCACTAACTCGCTACGATCTGTCATGTCAGCGTAATCTAAAGAAGGATCGTGTTCGAACTCTACATTTCCGATGCCGGGAAGAAAAGCGCCCTTAACCTGTACCGGGCCTAAGATCATAGCATCATTAGTACCGGATATAGGATTAGAAGGCAACATACGGTCACTACCCATACCCCAGCTCAAATTACTCAACGTAGTAAAGAAAGCCTCTCTAATCAACTTCTCTAAGTTGACCATAGCCATAGCTCCTACCTTGAACTTAATCTTACGCTCCGTAATAGGAAGATCTTGACGTCCACGGAAAATATAAGATGCGGCAGCCATAAGCGTGTCTTTAGTAATACCCATCGGACGGCTATAGTAAATAGTGTAACCACGGCGAAGCTGACGATAGATACCTTCATTCAAATGGATAGGACCATTTTGATCCATGATAATACCACCTTCTTGCCACATCAACTGTCTGGCCTCCAACTTAACCAACTCAGCCATACAGAACACCTCCAACGTAGAGGCTACTTTGGCCGTACGCAAATCAAGTCTACCATTAACAGTCTTACCGATAATAGCCAGATCAGGAATATTACCCTCATACTCACTTCTCATGGCATTCATACGACGAAGAGCGGTCTCCACAAACTCCGAAGTGCTGTTCTGGGCGGCTTGCATGGACTTCATACCAGCATACATAGTTGTCTCACCCTCAACACCACGGTGGTTTCCTAAACGGAACTCACAAGTCATAGAACCGGCCTTGTCAGCCCCAGATACCTTGGAGAACTGGGTGCTATACTCTCCAAGAGCATGACCGATCTTCCAGTAACGGATACCCGGACGTAATTTCTCTTTAGGGAAGTATTTAGCCTTACCGCCAATAACACGACCCCAATAACGTGTCAAATCTCCTTCTGTCTTAGACGGTATCTCACCTGAGATAAGGATATTACAGCCGTTAGCGGCGTCATAGGTGATGACATCATAAGCCATAAACTCAGATGTATTCAAAACGATATCAAACAAACTTCCATCAATACCCGGTTTCAGATGATGAGTCGAAGTATCCTCCGCCGTAACTACAGCGAATGTCTTTGTAACGGGAAGATCATAACGGAAAGAAGCTCCAATACCGTTAACGGAGATCGTAGCGCCGTTATTAATCATACCCATATACATCGGAACGGGGTAATTAGCGATATTAGAGAACAGATTCAACAGACCCAGATGATTCTTGTCCGGATCCTCATAATACCAGCTCGCCAATGAGCCTAAGTTATGCTCTACGAGCGAAGTCTTATAATTCTTGGCATCGGTAAAGGCAATAACGTTATCGCCATTCACGGTAGCCGGGAAACTTTTTGTCAAAAATGGATTCATTTCTATTTATTTTTAATGTTATACACTCTTTGATCCACTCAGATCAAGGAAGTTAGCTTCTATAGTATCGTTATCGATATTAGTCTTATTCTGCTTTCCTCCCTTATTGCCAGAAAGAAGAGTGATGGTCTTCTTATTGACCTCCATCTTAGCCTTGTTAGTCTTCTGTTTAAGGAACTCGTCCTTATTCATCAAGAACAAGGCCAAATCAGCGGCCATATCCGGATTTTTAATAGCCTCGGAATAGGCTTTATCTATAGCCGTATGACCTTGATTGTCTATCGGCTTGGTAACGAAATCGACAGCCTTACCTATCATCGTGTCAGTCAACTGGAATCCTGAGCTTATAGACGTCTTAAGACCTTTCTTATAGATCTTCATCTGCTCAATCAACTCCTGTTTCCTTTTCTCGGATTTTTTCTTCTCCTCCTCGATAAGGTTATCCATCTCCTTTTTCAGGATATCATGGAACTTATTGGCCTTGGACTCAATAAACTCATCGCCCTTGCCGATCATCATCTCCATATTATCCTTTATCTCGTCTTCCGGCATACCCAACATTTTATAATAATGTTGGATGACCGCAAGCTGATCATTCTTGTTGCTCATATCAAGGTTGTCCAACGGCGCCTGAATGTTCTGATATTGGTTTAGAAGCTGACCTACGTTACCTCCAGCCTTATCCACCTCTATCATCTTCTTCATGAAGTCAGACATAGAACCGGTATCAACCTTATCCTTCAACAACTCATCGGCCTTATCCTTGATCAATCCCTCCACTATATCAAGTAAATCATCTTCTTTTGTGATAGTAGAAAGATCGACTGGCTTATCATCTACCATAATATCAAGGTTATCGATACTGTCTATGATACCTCTGGCAGCCATCTTCTCCAAGAAAGATTTCCCGTTAAACCCTGATACCACGTTATTATTATCAGCACCGCCTTCGCCAAGGGAATCAGGGTCTGGGGTTGTAGCATCGCCGCCCTTATCCCCACCACCGTCAGCCGTTCCGCCGTCGGCAGGCTCTTCCTTGGCATTACCTATAAGATTACCATCCTTATCATATTTACCCTCGATATTATTCTTATCGCCATCACCGTCACCACGGTAAAAAAGCTCCTCGACACTCATGGTCTTAAAACCCTTAGCGAAATCACCCATGTCATTCATACAATTTCCTTTTTTGCTTTTTACAAAAGTATTATTAATCCAATTACCAATTAAATCAAACCCATTATAGTATATGACAGAATTTTACGCCAAAATGATTACAGATTTTGTAAAAATATTTACAAAACTTGTAATCAATTCTTGTTTATTATTGACGTAAACCTATCTGTATCAGAACGTTTGTTTCTAGCGTCTATCTCCTTTTCTTTTAATTCCAACTTCTTTTTCTCTATATCCTCACGAGATCTTCGCTCAGCCTCGGCGTTAGCCTGTCTGGTTCTCATATCCTCCTCCCGGATGTCCAGATCCCGTTCCTTCAAGGCCCTATCAGCCATAGCCTCAACGTAATCCATACCTTCTGAGTTGTTCTCAGTCCTAGCGGCTTGACCGGCGGCCATTATGCTCTTACCCCGTAAATCGAAATTACCCTTGATGTAAGCAAGCTCCTTATCCTTCTCATGCTCATCGTTACGTGCCTGTTGTTCGGCCTCGGCTTGCTGCTGGACAAGTCGCTGTTTATTCTGGTATTCCTCTTGCCTTACACGATCGGCGTAAGATCTGGCATCCCTTCCGATCTGATTCATCTCAGCCGTTGAGTTGGCGCTCATCATCCTAGTGATATCAAGCAAGTCATTACCTAACGTATTTGTCTGTAATATATATTGTTTCAAATTCTCCAATTCCAGACGTTTCTTGGAATTAGATACAGCCATAACATTAAGATGACGTAACGACAAGCTGTTATCCGTAAGACTGATGTAAGCCAAGGAAAGATCGCTGTTCCTGTACATCACGGTCCAATCGTATCCTTCCTTCTGACATACTTGAGCCACGGCTAGATGAATATCCAATGTCCGTTTCTTGAAATCATCGAAATCATTAAAGTAAGTCTGGGTCTGTAGCATAGTAGCGTTAACTCCCTGTTTTACGCCCGTAGAACTCTCGTATCTGGTTGACTGACCCATTGCCTGCTCGGATATACCTATCATCCTATAAGCCATCATATAGGCGTAAGAAGCCATTTCCATACGGGATCTTATCTGATCCGTATTAGTAAGATCATATACACCGAACTGGTTATATATGCTACTCATCTGCGGATTCTGGTAAGGATTGTTCGTATCGTTACCACCTACGCCCATAAACGAAACGGACTTCACGATCTGCATAAAAGTAGCCAAAGCTCCCTTCTTGTCCATCATATCCTTATATTCCGTAGGCAGGAATCCTAAGTCGCCTAAGAAGAACTTACCGATCTCCTTCTCGGCGTTATTGTATAACTGGTTCATAGCAAGGTTATACATCATCTGGAACGGCTGTATGCGATCAGCTAGACTAGCCCCTATAAATCCCGAAACCGGAATGACATAATCATACAGACTGCTGTCACCATGTATCTGATGAGGTATTGGATCCCCACCGATATATATAGGCTTATCCATTAAATTACCTCCGGTGATCTTAACGCCAAACCTAACCTCAGGGACATACTCCAAGATATAGGTATTAACCTCAGGATCACTAACAGCATCGGCCATAACCCTCTTTACTTTCTTTATACCGTTCTTCTCCAAAAACTCAGGTAATAACTCGTCGGTAACAAGCTCCTGATCTACCATACCGGTCTCTGTCATATAAGTTATTAAGAATACCGGTTTCATGGATACCCAATATCCTTCCATAACCCTAAAAAGGCGAGAGTCTATCTCATATCTCTTACTATCGGCCATACCGGAGTTGAAATATCCAAAGGGATGGAAGCGGGGCAAGAAGCGGGGCTGGGTTTGTTCCTCCCCGTCAGGTCCGAAGGTGTGGTACTCTCCCATCGGCACACCATAATAGTCCTCAGCGGCGACTATAGACTCATAGTCATGGTATCCTTTCCATGGAATAACCTCATTCTCGTACATACCGGTAATAGACGGTTTCTTTTTCTTCCAGTCATGCCTAGTACCGTCATTAGATACCCATCCCTCATAATCATCGTCACCTCCCATAATCCGACGCTTGTCCTTGGCCGTCATCTTATGGCCGTATCTTGATATCAGCTCAACACCCTCGTAATAATGAATACGGCCCACATAAGATCCGTATTGCGGGTATTTCACGTCAGGATGGAATACCTCCATCGGACTCCATACCTCCGGACGATAGTAGTCGAAGCCAACGAAATGATTACGGAACATCTTTCCACTAAGAAGACGATCCCGGAAATTCTCCCTGTCAAGCTCATCCATATAAAACCGGCTACGGTCAGCCTCGATCGTATGATCCCCCCATACTGCCGCCTGCGTCTTCCATCTTGTACTCATGAACCTCTGGATATCATCAGGGGTCATAGACGCCTTGGCCTGTTGTATTTGCTGAACATAAGCCTGACGTTCCTCCTCGGAATTAAACTCATTGTATGTAGGATCAAGCCCGGCCTCTACAAGGCGTTGGTTAACGATAATATCCCATTGCTCTTGAATATGGCGATGAAGAAGATTTGACATCGTATCCTCATACTCACTTATAGCCATATCCCCTACCTCATTAACCGTATACTTATCCTGTAGGTTTGTCAGCCATCCCTCAAAGGCGTTCACGATACCACCTATGATATCATAATGCTTCAAGAAAGAGGGTATCCTTATATCGCTCCTTAGCTTCTGAACGTTCCTTAACTGTGGGATAACATCCGCCATCTCCATAAAAGATAACTTACCATCCGCCATTAGATAATAGTCACGGTACATCTGGTTGCGATCATACTGTTTCAATCCTATCGTCTCAAGAGCGTCCATACAATCCTCTTTCCACTTCCTGTTCTTTTTCTTCGTGGAAATAGCTTGAGGAGGTAATCCTAATAACGCTCCTTTTGCTGGAAACGAATGATCTCTATTGAAAATCTCCATATCAATCCAATTGTTTTTAGCAAAGATAAGTTATTAAGCAACACTAAACTACCGAAACGCACCTATAGATACCGATCCAAAGGCAGAGGCATATACCTCATGGTGTTTATAAGCATCTTCCTTACGAGCGTTATTCATCTCATCTATCTTCGATTTAGGCATGTAATTGTTATCATCAAAATACCTAGCGAGAACCAACGCATGCCCGAAGGCTATTATCCTATCGACGTTCAATCCGGGCTTGTACTGTATTATCTCATCCAATAGGGCTATATCATCGATCAGCTCAATACCCTTGACAGTTATATCAAGACCGGTACTATCATCATAACCAATAACGAAATCCTGCCAGCAATAATCCACGACGCACGAGAATAGCAGGTTCTGGTTGCCGGGGGTCGGGTATAGCCCCAGCTTGCTGTTCTGCCGGGAGCCGGCCTTCACATACTTATTGGCTATTGCCTCACCAGCAAACAGGAAGAAAGACGCTGGCATACCGCTTTTACGGTTAAGGTACTGCTCATACATCTGGTCAGCGTTCTCCATAAGACATATAGCACCATATCCCTTCTGAAGCACCTCGCACGTACGGCAGAATTGGTCTATAGATGATGGGCGGGATACGTAAGAGGCAACTATTCTATAGGCATAAGGATCTCGGATACCAACACGCCTTTTGAATACATAAAAAGCTCCTAATGAAGGGGTGTCGGACTTGGCCTGTTTATAAGGGTCGCAATTTGATACTAACATATTCATACACATATAGTTATGACAATCATCAGTAAAATTGTATACTTGACCTGTATATTTTTTATCCGTTATCCTCTTTATCTTCAAGTATATCTTATCACCGTCCTTCGATATAAAGCAGCCTGTGTTCTTTCTTCTACTTCTTATCCCATTGATTATCTTTTCCAGCTTAAAGGATGATATATCACACTTAAGGATAGAATCCTTTGCCAGTATTGTATCCATGTTACCAAGACGAAGATGATAAGTATCATGCGTATTCACGTCCCTTCCGGCTATACTCATCACTCTGGATTCTCTCATCTTCGATATACCTGATACTACTCCAAGCGAGAAAAGGATATGCTGAAAACCCTCCATAAGACCAAGATTCACACTTACAAACTCCATCGTGTAATATCCTCTCTTATCTCTGGTAATGGATCCGTCTGAATCCAGATAACCATGTACGAGCGCCCATTTGTTCGCTTGTGGCATATATTTTATCCACTCCGGTATCCGTTTTCCAAGGCTACCTGATCCTAGATTAGATCTTATCCATTTCATCAAATCTACATTGTTCGCACTATAACGGTAGCACCCGTCTCCATAGCTATAACTATGGACGCAAGGAATAATATCCGTAAATATACGATCAAGCCTATCTACTATACCCTTCTCAATCTTGTTTACGGAGAATATCACATGGTAGTCATCAAGACATCCATCTCCAATCCATAAACCAATCATCCACCAAAAATCAATATTATCGTATAATCCATGGAAGCATTTATCATCGTTTCTTATCTCTTTCCTATATACGTTAGGGATGGCTGTCCAATATCCCTCTCTAACATCTCGTGCCTCCACGAACTCGAACTCAAATCTATCCTCATCTATGGCATATCCATGCCTAGATACACCCTTAGATACCCATAACGGATGTTCCTTCGTAAATGTCAATTCTCTGAACGTATTACTAAGCTTGAACGTATATACATCATAATCCTCCTTATCAAGGATCATAATACATTCTATATCATGATAGCCTCCATCCATACAAACTAGCCTATCTCCCATCTTTACGTCTTCTACCTTCTTCCATCCGCTATCCGTAAGAACAACTTCTCCTGGAGGCATACATCCAGCGACATAAATAAAATCATCAAACCTATTGGATTGAGGCATCTCAAATATCTGGACAGGAGCGTCAATAACACCTCCACTAAACGGAAAACCAGCTAGCTGTTTATTAGATTTAGTAGTACCAAGCTTATTGCCCGATTCAAGAAAAACATCACACAGCATGCCGCTATATTGCCCCGACTCAAGGAGATCATTCTTATGCTTGATAGCGTACTCGACCGGAAATAGGTTCTGGGATGAGCTTAAAAAACAGTCATCGATCGTAAATGGATAGAACATGGTATGAGAGGTATAAGCTACCCTATCTTTCGTAGATAACTTCTTCCGTTCCTCATTAAGTTTATTGGTACTAGCATCGAAATCAGTAGCGTCGATCTTGATCTTATTAAGCTTCTTGTCATCAGGCTTACCAAGATAATCGCCCAATCCTATAGTTCTCTTAACACCGGAGTTAGCCATCTGACCGGGAACGAACATCGCCCATTTCCGTTCTTTCCATGTTTTCCCTTTCATGGCTCTACGATTTAAAATATCCCAGTCCATAACCAGAAGATTGTAGGTCTCAGGATCAGAAAACATTTCTTGAGCGTCCTTGGATAATTCTACCTCACCACCAGTACCAGCCAAGATAGGGCTAAGACGCCAGCCGTAAGGCGTGTCGTAGGACGGCATGGCGGCAGTGTACGGCTTCTTGATAGGTCCCTTACCAACCTCGTCGAAAATAGCCGTAGCCGGTGTCAAACCAGCCGTCTTCTGAGTGGAGGTCTTCCTACCCATGTTGATGTTGGCTATAGAGATAATGGCATGGATATCACGTACGCCATTGGACATCCTCTTGCCTAATGTAACCCGAACTCCAGTCGGTCTTGGTCCTGTTGATCCTGAAAAAAGGATGCACATGATCAAGACCATACTCACAATACTCACCTATATTAGATAAATCGCTATCGCTGAAACCTACCACGGAATGGCTAAGCCCGATCGTCATGGTAGCGTTCATCTGGAGAAGTGATGACATGATGGTCGTATTATGGGATACGACAAAATTGGTAGTAAGAAACTGATGAGATTTATTATCTACCTCAATACAAGTAGCCTTATACTTCCCGTAATAATCTATATCGGATATCCTAAGCCTGTTATGGGTCTTAGATATATACATATCATCACCATCCATGACGCAATAATATCCCATAGACCAGAATATTCTTCTTACGAAGGATATAATATACTCACTTTTGTAAACGACCTTAAAACGATCGTCACCAGTACTTATGCCGCAAGCTATCTTCATGAATGAGCTTATAAACAACTCTTTCTGTTTTTTGGATGAATAAATAATATCATCCATCTCCTTATTGCTTAACTCGAAGATCCTGTCGGTAGATCCACAAAGGAAAGAGGCGGTCAGAGACCCAAGGAGATGGGGCGACATCAGCCACCGCCGCTCGGGGAAATCCACGGCCTCCCCTATGTCTATGGTCATCTTCTGGAAGTCAGAGTGGATGATACCCATGGTGCTCATGACTTTATAATCACCATGATATTTAACCTTCCACTGATGTTGACCGCAACATACTATACTGCGCCCGTCCTCAAACGTAACCTTATACATATCAACGAACCCTTGAGGATATACGCCTACTACAGTCGTAATCTTACCATCATCGCCATATATGATATCACCGATATCAGCGAACCCTATCTTCTTAGGTCCATAAGGAGTATATATCAGCTCCGAGTCCAGAAGAGCCTTGCCAAAACGACGAGTACCAAACATCCCCAACCCTTTCTTCTCCTGACGGGCACGTTGGTACATCTCGGCGAAAAACCATTCGTTATCACGCAAACGACTGATCGCTGGCACACGTTCCCCGTTTGGAAGATCCTGGAATACGGGGAAGAAATTAACATGCCAATAAAGCCATGGGGGGATGAACGTACCATTGATAGTCACCCCGTACTTGACCTTATAAGCCTCTTCTTTAAAGAACTGCTTAACATCGTCATCCTGATCCTCCCAACCGAACAGATCGTTCCATACAGGAGGATTTTTCATGTTTACATAAAATTCTGGACTCGTGCTTAGACTCATTTTATAATATCCTTTAAAACAGACTCGATTCCACCAGAAACCTGACCCTTACGTTCCTTTTTCTGGACATTGCTTACAGACCTATATACATCCATGATCCCGCTCTTCTCCATATAAGAATCATTCCATGTATTTATCTTATCGATTAATTTTGATATGAAGTCAAATGCCCTAGCCATATCCTCCGGCTTCTCCTTATCCCAAGGATGTTTATCAATATAAGTCTTAGCGTCGTTTATGGCCTTAGCTATGACCTCAAGATTATCATTGACCCGATCAGCGTCCTTACTCGTCGGCTTTCGTCTTCCCTGTGGCATTGGCTTTTATATCCTTAAATTCGTTATACTGTTTCATAAGAAGCTCATAAGATTGAACAACCCCGATCTTACTTACTTCCGTCACGCTCATGTCATGGAACATATCCTCAAGCTCCTTGTCGGCATATCTCAGACGTTCCTTGTCATCATAAAACACGAATCCAGATGTCCTGTCTTCTATAATACCCTTGGCGGTGGACGCATATGTCGTATCTAAATCCAGATCCATACCGAAGCTGGTAGCCAACTGGATTATGAACATCAACCTAGAATTGACTTTTACAGCCTCTATATTCAACATCTGTATCTTATGGGTCATCTCATGAAGAACGACAAAATCCTCCTCTTTTATCAACGAAGATGATTTAAGGGCTATCTTCTTAGTCCTATCCTCAATATCGCTATACAGACGCTTGCTCTCACGTTTTATGGCTATCCAATGCCTTATATGGGTATCCGCCTCTTCTTTAAGATAATCTCTAATCTCTGTTTTTATATCTTTATCTTCCATATTACGCATTATAATCATTGTTGTTTAACTCAATCTCATCACTGATACTCTGATCTATTATTCTTAATAAATCTCTGGTGCTAATATCCCGCAAGAAGCGTACGTTACCACCATTAGCCTTAGCAACTCTCCTTAAAGCGGAGTAAAGTATATCACCCAATGAATATTCAGGTAACTCACGGCAACCGACTTCCATGACAATAAGGGCATGGATACGATCATCTATCTTACTTCTTACGGGACTTCTCATCGCTATTACTTATAAGCTTCCCCTATAATACGTAGCGGGAAATGTTTGAAATTACGTTCAGGATCATCCTTCGTATAACCCATAAGAGATAGATGTTTCTCAAAATGACCTTCCGTATATTTTGAGGTATCTAACGTCATCCTAAATATAGTTCTATTCTCATTGTCAGGATGTTTGTTATATGAAACGTCTCCCATACATCCACATCCAAGATGATGCTCCTTGACATGGAAACCATCTTTATGGGTGATAAATAACACGATTTCTATCTTATCACCTATTTTCTGATCAAAAATATTTAGATAAAACTCGCTCTCGTCATCCGTAAGTCCTATATCAAATGCATCGTTAGGGCACTCGATATTAAAATCGTTATGATCGGCGGTTATGACCTCCATGGCGTTCCATTTGGCTTTCTCTCCTTCCACGAACTTCAACGGGCATACCTCGGTCTTCATCCAAGCTTTCTCCTTGATAAAACAACCACACAACGAGCATCCCGGTCTTCCAATCAATCTATGGAATAATACCTTAGGCGGCAATTTAAAGAACCTGATATTAGAAGAGTTCTTAGGACATTTCTTGCATAATTCAAGACGATTCTTATACCATTCGGGATAATCTTTCTTATCCTTAGGAATCCTGCCCAATAAACTGTCTTCCCAAGCTTGGGCTATTACTTGGGCTTTACCAATTGTTTGCACGATAATTATTTTTTAAACTGTTTTTGTTGAAAATCCTGTAATTGTTCCCATGTCATCCCATACCGACATTGATACATGGCCTCATGGTTATCACGTATAAGAGGATCTCCGTTCTTTAACCCCTCCATATCCTCTATCGCCTTAATCTTCTTATCCAGACAATCAAGCTCAATAGGCATCCTTTCATCCGGATAACGATTACCTTCCTTGACAAATATCCGGCGTATCTTATCACGCCTTACACGCATCTCACGAAGATTGCATATAACGTATCCGATAAACGGGATTCTGATAGATATATTGTCAGTATACCTAGCTAGGTGATGGATGTAAGATACGGATGCTTTCATGCACCACTCTACCTGTTGTTTGGTAAACTTCCCATCAGATCTTCTTACCACCTCATCCACGATATCCCTATCGAATGAAATAAGATTCCTACCCATGTTATTAAAATTATTCATTTTATTCGTTAAATCAAATATTTATATCACAAAATGTTCAATTTAACAGGATTAAACACAAACCCACTATCGATTATCTTTTGAATAAAAGAATCACCGATTACTTTTCTAGCTATTCCGATCGCTCCATTGATATCAGCGTTAAGCAACTTACCAATAGAACTTTGAAACAATCCACGTCTCTTTCTTTTTCCTAAATAAGTATCTTGTTTCTTGAGAGGTTCAAAAGCCAGATGATCTATTTTTGACGTGTAGGATTCCTCATGAATGATGACGTTGATTCCCAAGAGTTTTGACTTGTAAATTATCTTGTCAATCAACTTAGAATGAGGGATGGATACGAAATTCTGATTGTTTCTTCTACCGATATTTATCCCCTGTTTCCATTCCTTATTCAATCCTATGATGATCGTTCCTATGTTATGAAATTTACAAAAATCAACAACATATCTGCTGATTTTATGCAACTTGTCTTCTATCCAACAATTTCTAAACAAAGTAATTCTTCTTATCCTGTTTGAGATTCTTTCATCACCAACATAAGACATTAATTCGGCTTTCGTTTTATTGTACCATTGATTTACGGATTTCATGACCTTCCCGTTTATAATGAAAGGATTAACTACATTACTGACACATGAGCAAAGATTATTCAATCCCAAATCAATCGAAAGGAAATTGTCTTTATCAAGATTCAAGTCGACTTCCTTTCTTTCGTAAATTACCTCAACTACGAAACATGTAGCTTGAGGGATTATCCTTACTTGAATTAACTCATCCGGTTTTACTTTTGTTTTAATAGGTTCTATTATGTTCTTTACAAAATGAACATATCCGTCTTCTTTTACTCTACAGCTAAGTTCATCAAAAACAACAGTGTTTAACTTCTTGCCTTTCTTGTACTTAGGAAGTTTCGGCTTTCCTTGGAACTTCTCAGGATGATTCTCGTATTCTTTCTTTGACCTGATCCATGACTTTATGCTTTTACCTACCTGTTTCACGACATTCTGTGAAACGTGACACGGAAGATTACGAAAATCAGGCTGATTTTCTTTCCCTAATTTCGTAGAAAGCTCATATTCCTTGACATAATTCTCAGTAAAAATACCTTGCCTGAAAACATAAAGACAATAGTTATAAAGAAGACCTGATTTATGACAGATCTCCTCATATCTATTGTCTTTTATAATATGTCTTTCTACCTGTCTCATTATTTTTTATCAGAAACTTCCAATGTATTTCCTTTCCTTTTCCCGTACATTTTCATAGAATAACAATGAAGGATAGATATTATCTCCTCAAATATCTCTTTCTCATCCGTTTTAGTGTCAGGAACCTCACTCATTATTTCTATCTCACATCCGAAAAAGCCAAACAGGTTCTTGAACATTTCAAATCCGATCCTTGATAACCTGTCCTTATATGTTATCACTACTTTCTCACAACGATAATTTATGACTTCTTTTATAAGTGACAACATATCTTTCCTATTATCAAGGGAGATTCCTGACGCGATATCCTTATAAACGCCGGATATTTTATATCCTTTCGAGAAGCAATACGTTTTAAGTAATTCTATTTGGTTTTCCAGATCCTTCTTTTGTTTACTCGTGGAAACCCTTCCGTATATGTAGATCCCTCTTTCCTTTTTATTGATCATAGAATAGACATCATCATCGTTGTAATCCAACAGCTTTGTTGTTGAACTACCTGTCCTGATCTTCCCTGATTTTACATAATTGGAAAGAGTACCTCTGCTTATCCTTAGAATCCTTAAAACCTCGCTCGCTCTCATAATATTTACATTTTATAGTGAAAATATAAACACTATTTATTTAATATGCAAATTTTCGTACCATCAATATCCAATTTGTTTCTCTTGAACACAAACCCCATTACACGGGTATCATCACCCTCCCCGTCAAGAATAAAATAGTTACGTAAGCTTCTCATCTCAATAGACAGCTCACGGGTACGGAAGTTCCCGTTCTTCTTGTCCACCAGAAAACCCCCACGTTTAAGCTCGTTGTTCAGGACAGCGACGTAAGATTCCTTCTGTCCATGACAATCCATGTACTTAGCCCTGGTATCATCCGAGTATCCGTAGTTGATGTAGAAAGAAAGTAAGTTTATCGTCCTTTCGGTAATCAAGCTCTTACCCTTAGAATCCAGATAGCCGTTGTATATCCTTAAGAACTGCTGGATCATATCCAACCTAGTATCGTAAGGTAACGCAAATACGAAAGCTTTTCTCTGCTCGGCCATACAAAATTAGTTTTCGACAAAAATACTTTAAAAAAATATTATTGTCAACAAAATATGATATAATCAGTGTAATATATGCTGACTAACATGTATTTACGAGAATCCAAAGGGAAAAGGCTAGTGTGGTAGTACGAACGAAGCCATGCATGTCTACGTCTGGCTACAATAGCGAGGACAGTGAAGTTAACGTACGCTACGCTCGTGGACGGCGGGGGACAGCCTTATCCTGCCTCACGGGATGCGACCACTCCTTTTTCTTTTTGGCTTCTTATCGTCCCATGACATAGCCAAAGGCATCCAAAGGGAAAAGGTTGGTGGGGGGGACACGCTGGGACACCCAAGGTAAGGCTACCGCCGTCATACCGGACAATGCCGCCAGAGGTTCGCTATTGACATGGACGGCGGTAGAGTTATGTTAGCCTGCCGGAGCGTGAGCGACCGCATACGACCTTACCTTTTTCCCTTTGGATTCCTTCCTCCCCAAGCTATGGGATATAAAGCCAAGGGGAAATGGGAGGCCTTGGGGCATGGGCCTGCCGTAGAAGATACGGACGGCCGGAGCGTGAGCGACCGCACATGACCTCGCTTTTTCTTCTTTGGCTTTTGCTCCACCCGATTCCCCTACCGGGGTCCCGGCTTCCGATATAGAATACGGCTTCTACTATGTTTAGCCTGCGGTATCCTGCCTGACGGCACCATACCTTGGCGGTAAAAAGCAATGTTTTATTAAATAGAGACTTTAAGTGGAGTACACAGGAACTCGACGTCAGGAGAGGTTCTGTGTACGGATAGAGATATTAGTGAGTAAAATATATTTATAGAGTTAATTATATTTAATAATATACCTATTAACGCGCGCGTAACAAGTAGGTTGAGAAAAACCATCGTTCACGCGCACAGCGTTTTACGGACACTACCTACCCTCCTTAAACAACAAATGGGCGACCTTCACAGGCTACCCATCCATCCGAATAACTTGTTTCGTATTGATGAAACTCGTATATTCGCAGCAAAAAAAAAAACATATGGAGACAAAGATATCACTTTTACAGAAAATGAAGTCAAATTTCGATAAGATTCTTACCGAAGCATATATCCCAAAAGATATACAAGCAAAAAAAGATGAGCTTGGATGCCTAAGGCTTCCGGCAGGATCACTTGTCTGCCCAGTAGATTACAAACCTGTAACTAATAAGGACGGGAAGAAGGTTACGGCCATAAAATACTCGAACAAAAAAGATAATATAAGAGGTTCCGGCATGGTTATAGAAAAGAAGTGTAAGCAGGTAACGGCTTATCTTTCTATCATAAATGTCCAGAAGCATGTATTTCTAAGAAATAGGATGAGAGATGGTTATCGTGACCGTATCGAGATCAATACCGATGATTTTATAGATATCCTATCCGATGGCATAGCTTATTTCTGCTACAAACATGTTATAGAGAACTGCCATGAGGATATAGAATATCAGCTAAAGACGCTTAAGGCTTACGCCGAGGGCGAGATAAGAATAGCTTTATCTGATATCATGACCTACTCGTATAAGGCTAAGAAGAATGAGGATACGAAAGACATATTCGTAGGTAAGAAAACATCCGTATACAAATGTCTGAATAAGAATTTAAGCTCAGATGAAAGACGGAACATGGCTAACAAAAGCCGGAAACTTGATCGGGTAAGAATCCTTTCAAAAATAATATTCAGAGCCAGAACCAGAAACGTACATCATATATACAAAGTAACTAAAAGAAAAACAGTTAAGCTCAATGTAGCATACCTTCTTAATGAGTTGAATAAGAAGCTTGCGGGAATAGGCATGCATGAGATATCTCAGTCAACTATATACAGATACATAAGCATGTTCTTAGACATGTGCAAGAAGAGTATATCCGATTTGTATGACGAGGTAAAAAAATACAATGGAATAGCGAATACCAAAGACAGGAAGAACGTAACTATCGGATGCTTAAGACTATTATACAAGGGTAAGTATATGCATATACTTATATCGACAGAATACATAAGAGATGTATTTTTAGGAGAAAAATCTTCCGAGATGAGTAAGGCTGGATGATTTGAGTATCAGATATAAAATTTAATATTTACATATTATTCACATTTATTTTTAATAGTTAATTATAACTATTCGTATCTTTGTACCATAAACTTAAAAAGACATGGTGCAAGAGGATTTTAGAAACGAAAACGACCTCCTTCGTCATATTATGACGGTGGATAAAAACGTGGAGCAAGGTCGTGCCTTAAAAAAGATTTTCACCACTAGGGAGAATCTATTTATTACCGGTAGGGCTGGTAGTGGTAAAAGTACGTTCATGAGACGTATCGTAAAGTTCTTGGGTAAATGTGTTATAGTAGCCCCCACTGGTGTTGCGGCCCTGAACGCCGGGGGGCAGACTATTCATTCGTTTTTCTCTATAAAGAATGATCCGTACGTACCCGGGTTCGAGCATGGGATGCTGTCGAACAAGATCGAGGTCGGAGGGTTCGTGAAGTCGAAAGTAAAGAGACTGGACACGATAATAATAGATGAGGTGAGCATGGTACGCCCTGACCTCCTCGACGAGATGGCGGACATACTGCGGCAGTCGAAGCGAAGCAAGAACCCGTTCGGAGGAGTTAGGATCATAATGTTCGGAGACCTATCCCAGCTCCCTCCAGTTGTCACGGAGGATGACATCATTGATAGGTATTACGACAGTCATTTCTTTTTCTCGTCGAAGGCGCTCAGGGCGTCTGGGTTCTCCGTGATCAAATTCAATAGGGTGTTTAGGCAGAACGATAACGAGATATTGACCGTTCTAGAGGATATACGTAACGGAGTGATAACAGAAGAGTCGAAGAGGATAATGGAATCAAGGGTCATGGTCCCGGAGAACATGGATGATGTTGTTATCGTGTGCTCGACGAACAAGGAGGCTTCCGTGATTAATAACGAGAACCTGTCGAAGCTGTCTGGCGAGAGCTACGAGTTCGAGGCCGAGGTGGTTGGAGACAGACCGAACGCGCCGTGCGAGGACAAGCTTGTTGTCAAGGTGGGCGCAAAGGTCCTGATAACACGGAACGGGTGTGGTTACGTGAACGGTTCTACCGGAATCATAACGAGTATAGACGAGAAGGAAGAGGTCATATCGGTTAAGTTGGGTGACGGGAGTGAGGTAGACGTACGAAAGGAAAGATGGGATAAGTTCAAGTACAGGACAGTGGACGGTTCCTTGGAGAAGATGTCGTGTGGGTATATCATACAATATCCTATAAGGCTAGGGTACTCGATCACTAGCCATAAGTGTATAGATGAAGATTCACCTATATTCACCGACAATGGGATAAAGCCGATGAGGGATATCTCTGTTGGCGATATGGTCAATATAGGAAACGGGGAATACAGGAAGGTATTGGACAAGGTGTATTCAGGGAAGAAGGATACCATCAGGATAACGACTAATTTTGGGTATGAGATATGTTGCACGCCTGACCATAAAATCTTGGATAGCGACCTTGCATTTAAAAGGGCTGGTGAGTTTAATATAGGTGAGTTCATACCCGTAGCAAGAAAAGTAAGCGTGCCGGATATTGATAATCACAACCTGTCCATTGATTGGCTTATTGGTTATATAATAGGTGATGGATCATACGGTATTAGGCAAAAATCAAAATCAAGGATAGATATATCAGTTGGGTCTACTAATAAGAATATGGATGCATATGACACATTGTCTAAATGTTTGGATTATTTGAGAATACCTTACAATGTATATAACAAGAAGTCTATAAGTTCGACATCTGGGTTTGAATATAATTTCGTAATAGAGAATAAGGAGTTCAGAGAAAAACTTCTATCCATGGGTCTTGGGTACGAGACTAAAGAAGATAAGAGGATTCCAGAGTATATATATAAATCTGGTTTTCAGGAAAAATCGGATCTAATAAGAGGCTTGTTCGATTCTGATGGATGTTGCTCTATTGGTAATAGAACAATAAGATTGAGCCAAAGCAATATCCATATCATAAAATCTGTACAACTTCTTTTGCTTGAGTTTGGGATTATATCAAGTATCCATTTCCAAGACGTTAAGAAATATTATCCTGGCGCTAGGGGTAATTATTGCCTATTCATAAAAAAGAGCAGCATAAAAAGATTTGCGAAATACATAAATTTCAATATAGGATACCTAAGGAACTCTTGCGATGAATTTGCAAAAGTCGGGAACGTAAAATTCGACAGGGTTCCAAATATCGATCTGTTCAAGAAAGAATGCCTATATGGTTCCCACGTTAGGAGAAAGATGTACATGATGACATATCTTGACTATAATACGTTAAGGATGGCCGATAGCTTGAATGATTATTTCGATAAGATAGAAAAGAATGATTACTTCTTCGATGTAGTTAAAAGCGTGGAATCTACAGGAGTGAAGGATACATACGATATAGAGGTCGATATAGACCATCATTTCGTTTCAGGTGGAATAATATGCAGTAATAGCCAGGGTATGACTCTGGATAGCGTGTATGTGAATATGACGAGGGCTTTCGAGATCGGGCAGGTGTACACCGCATTGTCGAGATGCAAGTCAATAGGAGGCCTTTATCTGAAATCCGTGCCGAATGATGACATGATAGCGTTGAGCGACAAGATAGCATCCTTCATGGAGAGGTGCGAGGAGAACGGAGGTACTTTCAAACCGGAGAGCGTAAGGGATCTGGGAATTGAGATGTTCGATATGAAGAAAGACGTGTTTAATTTCGATGAATTTGGATTATAATGGCTAAGAAAGAACTTTTTTCAGACGTAGATGAATTAGTATCATCTTTAAATAAAGAGCTTGGAGAAGGCTCGATAATGAACTTCGGCGATGATAAGCCTATAATATCCATACCAAGGGAAAGCACCGGTTCGCTGGTGGTGGATAAGGCTCTCGGCGGCGGATGGGCGGTAGGCCGGATTCATGAGCTGGTCGGGATGGAATCTTGTGGCAAGACTATGATGTGTACGTTAAGTATGATCGAGTTCCAGAAAAAACATCCAGATAAGCTAGTAGCTATAATAGACGTGGAGAACGCTTTTGATATCGAATACGCTAAGAAGATGGGATTGGACGTTAACCGGTTCCTTATTTCCCAGCCAAGCTACGGGGAGTTGGCTATCGATATCACGGCCAAGCTGGTGGAGTCCGGCAGGGTAGGCTTCATTGTCGTGGATTCCGTGGCGAACTTGGTCCCGAAGAAGGAGATCGAGGGTGATATGGAAGACAGCAACATGGGATTACAAGCCCGGTTGATGTCAAAAGCTATGAGAGTTCTTACCGGGATCGTAAACAAAAGCGATTGTGTTCTGGTATTCATCAACCAGTATCGTGAGAAGATTGGTGTAATATACGGTGATCCTAAGGTAACAACCGGCGGTAATGCCCTTAAATTCTACGCCTCTATCCGTATGGAGATGTCAAGGAAGAAGGTCATTGTAGGAGAAGACGGGTCTTCTATCGGCCATGAGGTTAGGATAAAGGTATTGAAGAACAAGACAGCTATACCTTTCCAGATAGCAGAGACGGCTTTGTATTATGGCGTAGGATTTGACAAGGAGCTTGAACTTTTGAAGTTATGTGAGGAAACCGGTATCTTTACCCGTAAAGGATCATGGTACTGGTACGGAGAGGTCCGGGTGGGCAATGGAGTGGATAATACGTTAAGTATCATGAGAGATAATCAAGAATTGTGTCAAGAATTAAGAACTAAATTGAATTTGTAATCATGGCAATAGGAGTAAAATTTGTAGACGTAATACCGTCCAGTGTAGAGAACGCTGTCGAGGTTAAGAAAGGGGATGTGAAGAACTATCTGTTCGTAGGTATTCCCATGAGTGAATTTATCGGGAAGAGATATGAGTATGAGGGATTCATATACATGTGCCTACAGGGTGTCACCGGTGGTACGGAACTTGGCGGCGATATAGCCATAGCCGTATTAAGACCGGTTCGACCAGCGACAGGACAGGCTTCTTATCATTTGGTATCGTATACGCCTCTCACATATACGAGATCTGATGTAGCGATATTACTTAGAAATGGCGATTTTAAGGTTGTTAAACGAGACGATTGTAATCTTATCTGATCATGGGTACGTATATCTCTATAAAATCAACAGTAAACGCATTCAGGTACGGTATTGATCCTATACCTGAATGGTTCGATAAGATATCTAACAAGACTGATGAGGTTGATGTTATGGTTGAAGGGAATAAGGTAAAGGCATTGGATATAAGGCTAGAAAATGGCATTCTACGGGCTTTTTACGGTTATTATATAGGTATGTATCCGGATAACTCAATACAGGTGTTTAGACCTGAGGATTTTCATTCATTATATACCTTAAAAATATGAATATAGCGATAGGAATAGATCCGGGTATAGATACCGGAGGATTGTCCATGATCCCAGAAAATGGCGAGGTTAAGGTAATTATGACTCCAAGGATATCGGTTAAGGGGGATATAGATCTTAGGGCTATATCAAGTTTCTTCCTAGATGCCGCAGATAAAATCCAAGAAGGAGGTGGGGGGGTGCTGGCGATCGCCGTCGAGGACGTCCATAGCATCCACAACAGCTCGGCAGCCAGTAACTTCACCTTTGGCGGACGGCGCCGGGAACCCAATGCTCTCTTTGCGATGATGGTGGAGATGATGGAACGATACCACTCGCATCCGGACGTCAGGTTCATGTTCGAGGAGGTCCAGCCAAAGACATGGCAGAAGGAGCTTCATACGACAGCCGATCGGGTGTATTTGGCGGCTAAGTTAGACACGAAGGCTACATCCATCCGATGTGCTATCCGACTTTTCCCTTTGGTATCTTTCGTAAAACCATGGTCAGGTAAAGGAGTTCAACCTACCAAGATACAAGATGGGATGTGTGACGCTACGCTTATAGCCGAGTATATTAGACGTAAGTTTAAATTATTTTAATACTATTAAGCGTTTATTGTATTTGAATTAATATAATTATGATTACATTTGCAATGTCATGTAAAGTTGTTTTTTTATGTTACTAAAGTGCTTGTCGAAATCATTGAATGAGAAGTTAAGTAAATTGGAGCTGGTTGTTAAAAATGCCGGATCTAATTCACTCTATAAGAATATTAAGATAGATATCATCAATAGTCTAGCTTATATTACTTCCGTAAACGCCAAGGTATGTGTTATAGAGAGGCTGGAAGTGGAGTCTGACTCTAACTTCTCTTTCTTGGTCGAGGCAAGCTCTTTCATCAGGTTTATAAAAAAACAGAAGAATGGTGAGATTAAGATCGTGCTTTCCGATAAGAAGGACAGTATTACTATATACTACGCTTCTGGTGAGTATAGTTGTCCGGCTTTTGACGTAAATACTTTCCCTATGGTATATAAGATCCCTGATGGAGGTATTAATGTTAAGATGAATGATTATGTATCGGTTCTTAACAAAGCCAGCAATTATACGGAGATCAACGAGCTTTATCCTTGCATCGAGAATGTGGTCATTGATATTGATGAGATTAATATTAATATAGTAAGTACTGACAGGAATACTATTTACAGGTATTTTATCCCTAATCAGGATAAGGTAGAGAAGGTATTTATCCCGGTATCAAACGCCTCCTCTTTATTACTTGATAAGCATATAAATAAGTCATTAGATACGTTGTCTATCAAAGTAGATGATACTAGGACTTACTTCTCTACCCCTGATATGGATATGTATGAGATCCACTTTGACGGTAATTATCCTAACTGGAGGTTCGTGGACGAGCATTTTGTCAAAACAAGTACCTATGTCTTTGATAAAGATCTACTCGTCCAGGCCCTCCAGAATAATATCAAGGTAAATGAGTTCGATCATTGTAGATTGATATTCACTGAAAAAGGATGCGGTATTATGTCAGAGAACCCTATGTCGGGGAGATCTTGTAAGGAACGACTTACAGCTTTATCGCATTATGGTAATGACATTATGTGCGACGTATTATGCGGCAGGTATCTTGGTATAGTTAAAAGCATATCATGTAATAGGATCGTTATCGAGCATGACCATAAATCTCATTTCAATAAGATTTATGGGGAGGATAATAAGAACGAGTATTTCTTGTCATCATCAATTATTGTTTAATTTTTAAATGTATATAATATGGGAGTTCGTGAAAATTCATTATCGTTTAATACACAATACTTTAATATAAGTGGGGGTGGTGTATTGTATCAATCCTCAAGAGATCCTAAGGAAGGTTTCGAGGAGCATATAAATGAGAAGACAGGAGCCGTATCCTACTGGAGGGTTTTCTGGAACGGTATAGAAGGATATCTTTCTGATATTTTTGTATTAGAGCAGGAGATGAATGGCGCTAAGACAAATTTCTTATTTATAAAGATAAGCGATGAGGAAGGTAATTATGTTATAAAAGTTCCATTGATGACCTCAAAAGGTGGAATTAATAGCTATGCTAAGTCTCTTGTAAGATACTTGCCTAATATCGACCTAAAACGGAAGATTGTTATCAATCCTGCGCATACTAAAAAAGGAGAGCAATACGCTCCCGGTAATTTCTTTATCTCATACGCTAGGGAAACTCCAGACGGTAATGATGAGCTTATCCCGCAATATTATAAGAATGGACAGAATGGATGGCCTGACAGAGTTGAGAGTACTGATATAATGGGGAATAAGAAGTTTGATTATACAGCTCAAGATGCTTTTGCCTATCAAGTGCTTAATAAATATATTCAAAGCATTAAGACGGATGGTGTGAAACCCGCTCAGTCGGCAAGCCAAAACAATACGGAGGCTCCGGCAGCGCAAACGCCACCGCCTACATACGCACCGCAGGCTCCTCAGCAAACGCCTCCTCCATCGTACCAGACGGCAGCTCCGCAAGCACAAGCCCCTTCTTTTGAGGCTTCTCAGCAACCTCCTCAGTATCCTCCTTTTGGTGATGACAGTGATTTGCCCTTCTGATATACAGTATGTATGAAGATATGATTAAGCCTATTGATGGTCAAAAGGCATTCAATGAGCTAACAAAATATATACTAGGGAAGAATTATCATGTAGTCGATCCTTTATCAAATGATCAGGTAAATGCTATAATATTAGAAGATATTAAGATGAAGTATGATCGTTTAAATAATTCGAGATTAAAAAGAGGTTGGAATAAACTTATTGAAAAATTTAAATTCAATATTTAATTTATGATAGAAAATAATTTTAATATATCTACTAAAGTGAACCGTGTATCGATGCCTACCCAAAATAAGGTAGATACGGTTATGAAGAACTTAGGGCATCGACCTTGTGTAGCGTATTCCGAGGAAAAGAATATGTATTATAAGGATGGAGAATGGGTAGCGTCAGATCTTGACGCTACTATCTTACCTCTTAGGGAGATGTTCGAAAAGACATCTGATTTGAAGTTAGGATTGAAGATCGTTTATTTAATAATCAAATTATAATGACCAGCATTGAGGATATTAAAAAACTTCTGGAGAGTAAGTCGTTTACATCAGCTAGAGACCTTGACGAGTTTGAGGAGAAGCAGGATGATAAACAAAACGAGGTTAGACTGAATTGCGAACCTATGGTAGGGATGGTGGAGAAAGAGGGAAAGATCTTCCTTAACTCCGTAAGATTCTCGAAAGCATGGAACTCGTTGGGTAAGGATATTCCTATTAAACAGGGTAATGCCTTCCCATTAGGACAGGGTGATGTCCTTGATATAGACACAGGGGTATGGGCATCGTTCCCGGACAATACCATAGGTGTGTTGATGATGCTGCCGTCGTTTACCGGCGATACGGGACTTACTTTGGTAGGATCACCGTTCGTATCGTCTAATAACGGGAATATCATGATCAGGGTCACTAATGTCCGTAAGGATATGGCTATAGTAGAGAAAGACAAACATATAGCTGAGTTAATTATAGTCGGTAAGATAAATGCCGATATTCGTAAAACTTATAACAGCGAGAAAGATGTTCGGATTGAAGATAGTAAAGAGTAGTTATATAGATACTCTAAATCAGGATCTTGATGAGGCTATTAGCTATTCAAGTAGATTAAAAAGAGATTATGAGGATTCCCGCAAGAAGATAACGGAATTAGAAGAGAAAGTAAGCTATCTTGAAACTCTTTCCAATTCACTTGATATGGATATAGAATCCAAGGATTCTCATATAGTTAAGATGGGGAATGAGCTTAGTAAATCAAGAGAGCTATATAATGAGTCGGTAAAAGAGAAAGAGACTCTTAAACGGGCTTATATGGATATCGAGAAGAAACATAAGCTATCATCCAAATTACTAAGCGAAGCCAGAAGAAGATACATTGAACTTGAGGATCAGATTAAGATCATGTCCGATCGTATCAAGTATCTGGAGAATCATGTCGATCCAGAGGCTTTAGATAACGATGTTTCTGATGAGGTTGTTGTCGATGAGGATAAGATGGATCCTAATTCAGGCCATATCGATATACCGAAAAATGATGATAAGATTACTGAGGTCGTTAATTCCGATACCAGTAATGATACGAATGTCGAGAATAAGAAGAAATCTAAGAAACGTAAAAAACCTAAAAAGAATGAATAAGATCTTGTTATTATTAATAACTATCCTTACCTTGGCGGTTGTCGGATGCAGTACGTCAAGAACCTACTATACGGAATATGATACTACTGATATATCTTATGTGGTGGATTCCATAGTGTCTTCCGGGACCTTGATGGGCCAATGGAAGGAGTGGCGGTTTACGCTGGACGATGGCCGGGTCGATAACTTTGGCTTTACCGCCCTGTACGACGTCAAGGGAAAGGCTAGGGGGTCTATACAGGTAAGGCAAAGATCCGATACGTTTAATATCAAGATAATAGATTATCATAAAAAGGATAAGTAATGGAATACGGACTAGGTTACATACCATCACCAGTGGATGACAGGGACGCTATCATGAACATGCAGCACGAGGCTGTTCCTGATGAGTATAAGATCAATAATGTCGATAGCGTAGTGGATCAAGGTTCTTCCCCTATTTGCGCGGCAATAAGCTTGGCTGAGATACTTAATTGGAGAAAGAGTATAAGGGCTATTAAAAGACCGGCTAAGATCTCTCCTTACGATATATATGATCTGAGAGAGGATAAGGATCAGGACGGGATGGTTCTTCGTGACGCTATCAAGTCTATCAAAAACGTAGGCGTAGATGGGGAGAAAATAAACAGTTACGCTAGGATCATAGATCCGGTATCGGCTAAGGTAGCGTTGATGCTGAATGGGCCTCTGGTTATAGGTCTGTATTGCTATAATTATGGTAATCGATTCTGGCAAGGCCAAGGACAGAACTTGGGAGGTCATGCCGTTATCCTCACCGGTTGGGATAAGGCCGGCTTCATCCTACAGAACAGTTGGGGGACGGGATGGGGTAGGTCTGGTGTGGATACGTTCCCGTTCGAGGATTGGTGCTATATGCTAGAATGTTGGACAATAGTTTCATAAAGTTGATAGGTGATTGTATATAATTTTACACTAAAAAATAGCATATAAATAGGAATTTATAAATATTCTATTTATATTTGCGCTATGTATTTGGTGGAACAACATATAATTACCATTAACGATAAGAGATATAAGGATTTAGATCGAATATGTTTCTTATCCAAGAATCTGTACAATGCGGCTTTGTATATAATAAAGCAGGAGTTTCTTAGCACAGGTAAGTGGATAAGAGCCGTAGATCTTAATAAGAAGATGGTAGCGGATAATAACATAGATTATAGGGCAATGAGTGGATCATCCTCTCAGCAGATTCTTATGGCTTTAGACAAGAATCTAAAATCTTATTTCTCTGCTATCAAGGCATGGAAGCGTGATAATAAGAAATTTACTGGCTGTCCTAAATTTCCAAAATATAAGCATAAAACAAAAGGCAGGAGCGTATTTTATTATTCTTACGCACAGTTTAAACATAGAGGAGATTTTATCTATTTCCCTAAAAAGGAAGGATTACCTCCTTTAAGAACTAATTGCAAGGAGGGTACTGTAAAACAGGTTAGATTTGTCCCTAAATCCGATTGTTATGTCATAGAAGTTACATACGAGTCAATTGCAAAAAAACAACTTGATGATAACAATAAGATTATGTCTATTGATCTAGGTGTAAACAATCTCGCTTCTATCGTAACCAACGTAAGCAATAAGTCTATTCTGATAGATGGAAGAAGACTAAAATCTATCAATCAGTATTATAATAAGAAAAGATCGAAGATTCAACAACAATTAAAGAAAGTAAATGGAAAAGAAAATTCGAGACGGTTAATGTCCTTAACAAGAAGGAGAAACAATAAGGTGAAAGATTATCTTCATAAGGCAAGCAAGGAGATAATAAATACTTGCTTGAAGGAAGATATAACAACATTGATAGTAGGTCATAATGATGGATGGAAGCAAAATGTGAACCTTGGTAAAAGAAATAATCAGAATTTTGTTTCGATTCCATTTGAGATGCTTATATCAATGTTAAGATATAAATCGGAAAGACAAGGACTAAGATTTGTTGAAGTAAACGAATCTCATACGTCAAAATGCAGTTCTTTCGATTTAGAACCAATATGTCATCATGATACTTATGTTGGAAGAAGGGTAAGAAGAGGTCTTTTTAGGACAAGAGACGGTATTCTTATTAACGCTGACATCAACGGAAGTTATAATATCATGAGAAAAGTAAAGGGGGACGCAGTAATGCCACTCCATACAGGGTTTGGGTATAACCCGGTTAAGAAATTTATTAACTAATTATACAGGTGTAAATTTGTATATAATTACCACTTCGAGAAATTCCTATCTACATCCTCTTGTGAAAGACGATGTGGTATATTTAGGACCCGTAGATCAATTGGTGAGATCATCTGGCTCATAACCAGCAGGTTGTCGGTTCAAGTCCGGCCGGGTCCACAGTTAGATTAATAGAGTTTGTCATTAGATTTAGAGTTTAGATTTTGTTTGATACCCTTGTCCGTGAGGATCAGGGTATACGCCCCAATAGCTCAAGAGGAAAGTAGCACATCTCCCCTAAAGATGGGATCCACGTTCGAGTCGTGGTTGGGGTACATGGTGTTTTCTTAAACATATTCCTGTAGGTCGGTATAACGATAACCGGTAGACAGCCTACGGGAATCAACAAAATCTTACGTGCTTAAGATCGCTTTCAGTTCTATTTTTCGTGTGTATCTATAGGAGGGTAGCACGACCCTCCTTTTTATAATAACTATTTGGGATGGATATTAATCAGATAAAAAAGTACCTGCCATCAGGATGGGATGTGGTTGATCTAATAGATCACGGCATAATCGATCTTGATATTATGAACGGAAAGATGATGGGTGAGTATGTGGCTGTGTTGATGATAAAATCTTATGATAAGACCAATGGTCATATCTTAACCACTTTATCGTTCCATGATAAGGATATGGGCGGATTACGTAGATTGGTATCGAACGCTATAATGGCGGTAGGATTCAGAAATAATCCTTTGACAGGAGATGGGAGTACGGCTATCAAATAATTATACGGAGAGGGATATACTCGATATCCTGAACAGAAAGTTCTTGGTGTCTCCCAGATGGATTATAAACAACTTATATGTGTATAATTGGGAATCCGATTATCTGGCTATAACCAGATCTATGTACGCTTATGAGGTTGAGGTCAAGATATCATTAGCTGACTATAACAAGGATTTCGAGAAACAGGAAAAGCACCAAGTAATGCAAGGCTGGTTCGAGGCCCGGAAGCAAGCCCTATACGAGACCGGGGACTGGGTCAGGTACGGTCGCCCAAATTACTTCTACTACTGCGTGCCAGATGGGTTGGTTGATCCTAAGGACATACCTCCGTACGCCGGGCTTGCTTATGTTTGTGGCAGGAATTTGAGAAAGGTCAAGGATGCCCCTATCCTGCACCGTGATAAATTTGACCCAGAAGCTTATAAGATGGCAGATAAATTCTACTATAATTGGTGGAATGAGAGACGTAAGGCCAGACAGATAGAAGGGAAGGATATGAAAGACGAGTTCAGGAAAAGCATGAAAAAGGTGAAGGAGAAGATAACCGTCGATGCCAAGATCAAGGCGATGGAGGCGTTCAGGAACGTCTGCGATTACGCCTACTGGCCGTACGGGGGAAGAGGGGTGCCCGGAATGAGACCCAACTGTTCCGCTTGTGGCGAGGAATGTAAATTACAATGTCCGAAAGGGAAGGAATTTAAAAACAAGATAAAATGAGTAAGATTAAAGATTTATTGGCAAGAGCCATTTCATTGGCGTCAGAACAACCAATGAGTTATAATGAGGTAGAATCATTACTTGAAGATATAGATGCTTGTAAGGTCAAGATATGGCTGGAAGAAGGAGCGATATTGCCTAAGTACGCCCATAAGGATGACGCTTGCATGGATCTGTTCGTTAAGAATATAGAACTTGATGGTGGTAGGATCATATACCATACTGGCGTGCATGTGTCGTTACCTGAGGATTATGAGATGGAGATCCGACCTCGTAGCAGCATCACCAAAACCAAGTCCATTATCCAAAACGCCCCGGGAACTATTGACGAAGGATATAGGGGTGAGATTATGGTAGTATGTAGACGTATAGATCGCTATGGAGATCCTTCTTATTCGGTTGGGGACAAGGTAGCTCAATTGCTTATCCGTAGGAGGGAACGTATCGTATGGGATCAGGTGAAGTCGTTGGATGACCTCGGATATACCGATAGAGGCGATGGTGGATTCGGAAGCACGGGGAGGTGATCATGAGCGGAAGGGTTAAGATAAAGATCAAGGATAAGAAACCTAAGATCGATGTATTTAAGGTGATAGAGAACCGGTTTAAGAACATGAACGAGCTTCGGGATCTGATCGACATGGATCCAAGGAAAGGGATGGTCAGGATCAGGGACGGGGCCGGCTTTAGGGAGGTGGAGCGGGGCGGATGCCTGCACCGGAACTACCTTAACCTATTGGAGGAGGAGCTGGGAGCTAAACTATCAATAGATCTTATAGATAAATATGTTAAAAGAAAATAGCACATCACCTACCCTAGTAATTACCTAGGGCAGGTTCGTTTTATATACCGAAGTATCTGCCACGATCCGGCTATCCATATCACCAATCAACTCAATGATCTCATCCCTTATGTCGTAAGAAAGCAAGATCGGGATTATGGTTAGCATAAAAGATAGATGTCTAACATGATTATGGTTTTGTCCCAAAGATATGAATTTCTTGATATCCGGTCAAAGACAATACCCGAGAAGCCAAAAAGAACGGGAGGCGGTGGTAGGACGGGGGAGGCCCGGAAGGACGAGGTCTCCCTCCTTCCCTTGGGATTACACTATCCTTACCGTTACTCGATAGTTACCACGAGAACTTTTCCCATAGGCATAAGATTCACATCCCGAACAAAGATCAGTTACTATACAATTATCGTTTAATACATAATCACCATCCCAACTTACATAACTTTCATCTAAAACCTGAGTCTGTAATTCAGATCTGTAAGTGAAATTAATGATCTTCCCAGGATCTTTTATCACCGTTACAGGAACAAAATTAGTTATCCTATTCCCGTATATCACCTTATTAGCCAACTCGCAATGCATACCCGAATTATATTGATACGTAAGGGTTCCCTCTATAATACCTCCACTTATGCCCAAAATAACATTGTACTCATTTTTCGGATTTAGATATGATATCTGGCCACTTATGCTTATAGTTTTTATCTTCTTATCGCGATATATATCAAGATAAGATCCGTTAAAACCAGGTTGATATGGCTTCCCATCAATATATATATCTACAACGCCAAGACACATATTCTTGTTTATATTAACGCGGTAGTGGATCTTACCGGGAGAAGAAGTCCTGCGCCTAAACATACCCCCTCCTTATCTGAGGGTTAAAATCCCCCCCCCCCATGTATTTAACTTCTTTGTTCATAATATGTTATATTTTAATTATGTCGCAAATATAATAAAATTTGGGATATGTTGGGATGACGGACATGTAGGGATATGTGGGGGATATGCGGGACGGGTGGTGGGTGATACGTAGGAATGCGAGGTGGGGATATGTGTTATATGCGGGACGGACCACCTCCCCGAAATCACCCCGGCCGGGCTGCCGTTTTTGGGGCCGCCCCCCAATCCAAGAAGGGCGGCAAATGGGAACGGAAAATGACCAGCGATCCGAAAAAAAGAATGCTTATTTTCAATTTAAATTGTTGATTATCAATTATATAAACCAATATTTTAATATACATTTACATTTGATTAGTTTTATTATATATAATCGTTGAATTTTTATTGTAAAATATTTGTTTGAAAATAAAACATGTATTATATTTGCAATGTGAGATAACAATATTAACAAACAAGGCGTGCTAGATGCCAATATAAATCCCAAAGGCATGGGTAAGATCTAATGACAAGCAAGGAAATTAACAAGGTGCAAAGCGAGGTAAAGAAAGCAAGTGAGAAAACGCTAACTGGTGCGGTTAAGGCGTGGTGCCAACTATTTAAATCTAACAAAGAGGTGAATGAGATACTAAAAGAAAATGATATTAAAGTAGACAAGGCAATTGTTCCCGCACTGGTTGCTTTGGCAAAAGATAAAGAGGTAGTAATACAACTTTGCAAGGATATATTGCCACGTGTGGATGAAACCTTTTGCGCTTACAAGGAGATCGAAAGAATATATCTCGATAAACAGGATCAGGATAAAAACACAAAATTATCAGAGGATAAGGTAGCTGAAATAGCGATAACAGGCAAAGCGCATAAACGCTTTGGATATAACGAGCCTATAGAATATGAAGGGGGTGTATATTATGATGTGTTTAACGGATCTGATAAACGTATTGTAAAGTGCGCCGTACCTATCAAACGGTATACGTTTAATCTCATTGCAAAGTGCGTTACATACTATTTGACGCATCCTAAAAATGATAGGTAAGCAACGGGCCGCAACGGCCCGTTATGGTTGCACGTGTTTACCTTCTCGTGGCGCAACTGAACTAAGAGTAAAAACACACGATATTTGACATATTGATATAAGCATACACAAGTGGGTAGGGGTATAGCCGTTGGCGTTCGATAGCTTGTGTAAATAGGCCGCCGCTTAACAATGTGGTTTAGGTCCGTTTTCAGTCGCAAGACGGACCGTTATTCTTTGGGCTTGTATCAAGACGGGTTAATACGTCCGGTTTCCGGATAGGCCGTGTAAAATAACGGGGTATATTGGTGTATATACGCATGTATATGGTGTATGTCTATGCGTTGTGAGAGTAACACGCATGGAGTGTATTACGGGGTTATTTCCGTGCTAATGTATCAATACGACGTATGTTAGGGTGGCTTAAATACCTAATATGCGTACGGATAGCAAATAACAACCCTTACAAGGGTATTTCGTGCGGTTAAATTGACGGACAAAATACGCCTTGTCGGTACGTATCACGGGCAACGTATGTGCGTATTAGGTCTCGTTCGTTCGGGGCAAAGGGACAAACCAAAGGGAATAGGGCGGGCGTGGTGTGCTCTGCTGTCCGTATCGATAACGGCGGCTTTGTGCCTTCATAGCCGTGCCGTATTCTTATTGGTGTAATTAAATGAATATATTATGTACAAAAAGAAATTTGATAATTTGAATAGGAAACTATCTTTTCAAAAAGAAAAGGCTTTAGAAGCTATAAAAAAGTCTCAAATTGAGTTTTATATTGAGCTTACCAAAGAACTATACAAGTCTAATAAATTAGATTGCAGTAGGGAATCTGATAAATGTAGGCGGAAACGTGTTAGTTACATGGCAAACAAATTACGGCAATAGATCGTTTGTTTTTATTTGATTTTAAAGTTTGTGCCCTTTCGTACTATAGTTATATAGGACGAAAGGGCTTTTTTGTGCCTATATTTTACAAAATGATAGCATAATCATATGTTTTACTTACACATAAAAGTGTTAAGGCGGCAAATTTTAAGCCTTGATCGAAAATGTGTAAGTAAAATGCTTTATTTAGCATTATTTTGTATACATATATATCCATGCGGACGGGTATATTGTGCCCTTATGTATGGTTTTGCGCTTGAATCGATCCTAAAAGGTATATAATAGGCGGTACTTATTGTATATTTTTTATCTATATCTGGGCTTATCTTTCCTTAGAGGTAGCTCTAGGGATTGATATATATTATGTTGTTGATACTCAATTTGTTGTATTATTTGAGTGTTGTTTTAAAATCGTGTTTACTTATTGTATATTTTTTATGGGTATATTTATGTATTTCGTACTCATCTTGTTTTGTGGGTACATGGCGTTTGAGTTAGGGCGGTATGTTATAGCTACGGGCGACGCCCTGCCTTTAATCATAGTTATTTTATTGGCTTTATTATCAATACATTGTATTAGGCAAGTATATAAGGCAATCAAGAACAAAGACCTCGATATCCTAGACTGAATCAGCGTTCCACGTGGAACAAAGTAGCGGAAGGTTTAGGCTTTCGTGGGAATTTCGAGGGAGGTTTGGGATTTGCGTGATGGGACACCTCCAAACAAGAAAAAATACCAACAAACAAGGAAAAACCTTTCCAAACAAGGAAAAACCTTTCCAAACAAGAAAAAATACCAACAAACAAGGGAAACACCTTTCGAGCAAGGAAAACGCCTTTCAAGCAAGGGGTATCTTCCAATCAAATGTAAAAGTTTACAAGTGGTAGGAGTTTCCCGTCAAGGCAAGGCAGTTGTGAGTGATGGGAGGTATGGTGTTATTGGTAGTGGATATTGTTTATTAGTATGGGGTGATGCGGAGGAAACCAAGGGAAAACGGGGGCGGCGATGGCGTGGGGTAGGTCCCGCTGGTCGTCCGTCCCTGTTCCCCTTTGGCGTTAGTGTAATATTAAAAATCTGATAGTGATATGACGAAAGAAGAAGCAAGGAACGTATTTGGCGGTAGTATAGTAAATAATCTGCTGTCGCTAGGGGCTGAGCCTACCAACGTGGTAAGGCAAGACGGGTTGATAGAATGGAAAAGTGATGGATATATAGAGGTAGGAGGCGTACAGGTATGGGCTTACTATTACTTTGAGGATGGAGAGGATGTTGATAGATGTGATTGGGCGGATCATATGGAGATAGAGGTAGAGGAATGTTGGATTTAAAATCGGCTGATATGAGATTCATGTATTTAACGGAGCTTAGAGAAAAGGATATATACGTAGGCGACAAGAAGTGCAAAAGAGTAAAAATATATGTAGGCAGACCGTTGAGGGATACGCCTAAAACCTATAAACAAATAGGCGGATTTGTAGCAAAAGAACTATCCAACGCTTATAACAGCGGTTGTGTTTCCATCTATGAAGCAAAGGATAAAACGCTCAGATATTCGGTTTATCGAGACGGTTGTTTTTATCCTTATTACGGGAAATTAGAGGTGGCAGAATAATACCAATGGGAACGGGCGGCGGTGTCACGGCGTGGTAGGTCACGGGTGTCGGCTGCCGTTCTTTCCTTTGGCGTGGTAATAGGTGATTATATACCATTTTACACCAAAAAAATGAGAAATGATATGCATTTGTACGAAAATCCGTACTGGGTATCACCAATACCCTCTACCGGTTGCTCAAAAGTGAGATCGCCGGATTCTTTTACTAAACAAAACGTTTTTGATTTTACTTACCCAACGAATATTTTTTAGGGTAATCAAAGACCTCTTTTGCTCAACCGTCTTGTCCGAAACAAGGGACTATATGATTCGATTGAGTGAGACAAAATTAGAAAAGAAGAATGTGAAATTAAATAACATGTGTATGTTTTACAACATATATGGTGTAAAATAGTATATAATAACCAATACTAATAACATGGACGAGATTATAAAATTACAAGATGAGATACTGTCTTATCTTCGTAATAATATTACAAAGGACGAGGCGTATTATATCCTTACGACTGATAAGGATATGATAGAGGTTCTTATATCAGATAAGAAGGACGGAAGCAAACGTATCAAGATCCTTGATATGGAATATACTATCGAGAGGGACGATATGTTACTGTTGTTCGACACTGATGGGATAATAGACGAATGTCTTTTAACATCCAGCCACATAGGGATAAACATGTATTTCCGTCGGCAAGATATTCGGGATATACTATCCAAGAAATTGGAGGTCATGGAATACCGGTATATAAAGATTCAGGTCGATAATATACCAGTAGTAGAGAAACGTCGTGTTATTCTGGATTTGACCGGGCATAGGGTGGATCGTGATGACCGTGATAAGATAGATTTTATGTTTATTTATTATATGGCAAGATTATGCGAGTAAGGAGGACGGTAAAAGAGAAAGATGTTATAAAGATATGGGTATTTGGATATGATAGGAAGCTTATTAAATCAGCAACGGATTCTGGGTTTAGAAGCATGTCGGCGGTATTGTCCTACGCTAATTGTATGGCAGGAGATAAGCCTGTAGATCATATTAGGGTATCGAACGAGAATCGTGGCTGGTGTGGATCGTATACTATATATGGTAGGGAGATAGATTAGTTTAATAGTGAACAATAAAGGAGGTGCGTATGAATAATGTTATAACAAACGCCGATGGTGTGAAAGTAAAAGTAAGGGTGTATGATTTGGGTGATAAAACGGCTGATAGATATACTATCGTGTGTGTAAGCGGTAAGAGTAATGATCATAATAATGTCCCGTATTACCCGATATTTAGTTGTAGCTCGAACCCGTTCCATCCTCAAGGAATAGCGATGTATGTAGGGGATTATTATCCGTGGAAGAGAAAGACATACGATTTCGGTAAAAGAGTTAAGGATCTAGCATCCTTACCAGAAGAGGTGATTAAGTACATAAAAATAATAACAACATGAACGAAATAGTTTACAACAATTACGATTTAGTGGCTTTTGAACAAGATGGAGAAGTGGTAGTGGCCGTAACATTTTACAGATATTACAAGAAGAAAGCTAAGGGCGAGGTTAATTATAGATGGAGAACCAGATGCCCGGAGTTGGTGGATAAGATTGTAAGACACCGTACCAAGGTGTTTACCGGCCAGCTTATTCAGTTAGCGAAGGCGTATGGGGAGAAAAGGGTCATTAAATATCAAAAACAGGAGGAAGAGGTATGTCAAAATACGACAGGGACGCTATAGAAATATATATACTAGATCATATAGATACTGATAATTACAAAAAGCAGTTTAGATATGATAGGGAGTATCTGGCTTTTATGCTTAACGTGTTTAAGGATGAGTATAAAGAACATATCAAAAGGGATGGGATTAAGAAAGCTTTCGAGGACTACATAATGAGCGTTCCGTCTATATTCAGGATTCATACAGCGGATTGCGATATCAGGTATTTATTACGTTCATGGGAAGTGGAGTTCGATGATGATGATGAGATATACATCTTGTACAAAAAGATAATAAGGGAGGTCTTCTTTAAGATGTGTAATGATATGAACATTAGATTTTAGTTTGTTAATATTGTGACCATGACCTTGGCGGGGCGGAAGGAATACCATGATCGTACGTGTGCGGATATGGTCCGGGGTCGGTTCCCGGCGCCTTGGCATAACTTAAATGTAAGTAGTATGGAAGATAATATTTTAAAAAGAGCGGCAGCGGAATTAAAAGAAGCCGGTTGCAGGGTTTTCGCATGGAAGGATGATACTTATAATAGAGGTTGGAGTAAGGGTGATTATATAATGTTGTATTACGCCTTCCCTGATTCACCCAACATCGGGTATCTGAGTCATGGGGAATATGGGATGAGCGTAGCATATAGTAGAGCTTATATACCGAGCCGTGGGAGTGGATCGGGGTGTTGTATCAAGGAGGAGGCTACGTTCGACCTTGCGACGGCGTTAGATGCGTTGAACGGGCCGTTACCTAGGTGGTGTAAGGCCTATGGGGTTTATCCAAAGCAGTACGATAATATTGATAAATGGTATAATAGCGATAATCATAACAAAAAATTATTTAAGGAGATTTGATATGGAGGTAAAAGATTGGGAAAATCTGGTTTTAAACACAGAGGTAGGATCACATTGTTTTGTTACGCTGATTGATAATAATGACATTAGTAGAGGTTATGCGCAAATCAGACGCGCGGAGCATTTCGGGTATAACATCTGCTTCACCCGGTTATATGGGAGTAAGTTTTACTTCGAGAAGATAGAAGAAGGACGTACACAGCAATATATCAATAGGAGGAAATGATATGGTGATAGAGTTTGATTTTGAGATATACAAAAACGGAGATTACGATAAGGTATATCTCCGCAACGGGAAAGAGCCAAGAGTATTATGTGATAATGGGAAGAGCGATCGCCCTATAGTCGTGATGGTTGAGGACGATAACGCGGATGATTATATTATTCTACGTTATAACGAAACTGGCAGGAGGGATATCAATAGTCAATCGAGTCTTGATCTTATGTTATCAATAAAAGAACGGGAACCAGAGTTGTGGATTGTTGTTATATCTTACATGGATAACAAGGATAAGAGACAAAAGATGGTCTTACCTAATTTTTTCTCAAGGAATATAAGAGGAAATATATATCTTCAAGGAAGCTCTAAATCAAGTGTATCATATTATGTTGATAAGTTAGAAGAAGATAAGTACTTCGATGAGCTATGCGAGAAGATAAGGGTAAAAAGAGATCGTATTTATAACATGGAAATAATATCACTATCAGATGACAAGGCGACAGTTTAATCAGTTGATAAATGAGCTGGACGGCAAAAGCCCGTTTATCGTATTACATAGGGATACCGTTGCGCCTAAATACGTGGGCGTGGAGGTGTCGAAGGATGGGATGGTATACAGATATGCGATAATAGGGATAAACGATGAGTATAAGGCTAAAAAAGCCCTTATTTCGAAAATATTAGGCATAGCTAGTTACCTAAATGGCAATAAGCCCTTAAAAGAGGATTGATTAGACGTATTTATGGTATGCGGCATCATATACGATATAATGCCGTGAATAACGTTGCATGGAGGGTATGTATGATAATATGATAGATAACGTATTCGTGTCTTGATATCATAATATTATGCCATTATATCCTCTTTTTGTATAAAAAGGATAACAAATAATATAAATATCTTAAATATAGAAGAAATTAATGTAGGTGACAAAATCATGTTTCGTATAACTGGTAACCATAATATAGGGTATGCAAAAGGAGAAAGATATGTCGGGACAGTATTAAGTAGAGATCACCGATCACGCCTTCATGTGAGGGCGGAAGGCATGCCTAGAGCTTGTATTGATGAGCGGGATGTGGATAAGCTTATCGAGGAGAGTGTGGATTTTGATATGGATGAGGTAACACCTAATCCGGTGGCAAGGGAGTTGTATGAGCTAATGAGTAAATATGTTTGCGCATTCGGATGGTTTCATGAAAGTATCAACGGATATATCGTGTATGATTATGTGATGATGGGTAAGCATTTAGAACATAATGTTATGTGTCTGTTACATGATCATGGATTCGAGACACGGTATATTGATAGTCATTCTTGGTGGATGACTAATGAGAGGCTGATGTCAGAGGTAACATATACGGAGGGGGATATTCATATAATTGTTCATGAGTGTATGGAGGATTATGTGGATAACGTGAAATTTGGGGAGGAATTTTATAAAAACAAGGAAATATGATAAGATACTTACTCGTGACGGCGATGATAATATTGACACCGCCAAAAAGGAACGGAGGCATGCCCCTCGCCCCGAAGCCGGCCGTGATCGAGGCACGGGTATGGGACAAGCTGGCGGCCGCCATATCTTTCGTGGAGTCAAGGAACGACGATCGGGCGTACAACGCCACTTCAGGGGCTTTAGGGAGGTGGCAGATGAAAAAGGTGTATGTAGATGAGGTTAATAGGATATTGTGTCTTAAACGGGAGAAAAAGCGGTATAGATACGATGATAGAACAAATCCTATCAAGGCTAGGGAAATGTTCGAGATATATCAATCTCATCATAATCCTAAAAAGGATATAGATCGGGCTATAAGATTGCATAGGGGACTACATTCTACTAAATATGTTAAAGAGGTTAAGCGTAAATTGAGAGAATAAAAAGAATATAGGAGGATAAAGACATGGACGAGAATAAAGTGATACGGCCGATGGATTTTGTTCGGCTTACAAATATTGACGAATTAAATGTGATTAAGGACACTAAAAACCATATAGGGCTGGTGAAGGAGGTCAGTCGGGACGGGAGAATGAGTATAATATGGATAGGTGAAACTTACAGCCAGTTGGCGTGGTTCAAATCGAGCGAGTTGGAGGTGGTGGATAACCTTGTGAGCATCCTGACATGCGGGCTGGCTAACTTTCGAGGAGACGGGAAAGAGAGCGCGGATAAATTTTATCCAATGAATTTATGTTATATAAAGAGGGGGTGATATATGAAATGGGTGATAATAAAAGGAGTTAGATATCCTAGTTCCGTGATATCAGCATTTGCGGCATATAATATGGATAACCCCTTCTTGAAGGTCAGGATAAGAAACAAGTATCATATAGTGCCTTTTGATGATGTTAATAAGATGGCTAATCAGATGGTGTATTTAATGGACAACTATCCTGATTTCGTTCAGATAGGGAGATGGTGGATATCCAAGAAAGCGGTGATGTCTTGGGTTCCCAAGGGGCAGGCCGTGGACGGATCGGGCTGGGTCATATCCTTTACCCTGTCCTTTGGATTGGAGGGAGGGACGCAAATTGGATTTGATAAAGAAGATGAATACCTAAGTGAGATAGATAGGTTAAACGAGTTGTTTAATGTAATATTATAAGGGAATATGTTGATAGATGTAAATAAATGGATTGAGAAAAACGGGAGCTTCGAGGAGGTCAATGGATTGGATTTAGTGAGACACGGATATGAGTGGATTAGACGAATGCGCAAATTCGAGAATAAGGCAGATCGTCATACTTTCCAGAAAGTGTTTGGTAACAAAAGAGGTAATGAGTTATGGGACTGTTTTTTAGAGGTAGGAAAATCTATCTTCATATTAGAAGATAACTATTTTACGATTAACGACAGGAACGTCTTCTCTTTATGTTTAGCAGAGTGTAGTGATTATGATCTATATGAGCTTGTTCATAATATTGAGACTCATAGTGATCAAGGTAAATGATATTGTTTAATTTTAAAAAAAATAAATTTTTATGGAAACGAAAAGTATTTATCAGTTTATTTAGAGAGTGGATATCTTTTTGACGATATGTCAGAAAAATTAAAGTGGTTTGAGATTGATAAGATCTTGATCAGTTTTACATATGGAGTAGTTAGATATGTAGGAACATGGGGAGGATGTAGGACTGAGAAGACATTAGATGGGAAATTATTTTATTCGTCCGAAGAATGTTTTAAAAAGGGCAAGAGCATCCCTAAGACAAAACTATCAATATATGATGTTTTTAAGTCATTATATGGATTCGCTCCAATAGGTGATGTGTGGAAATACAAAAACGGAAGAGCTGTCAAGGGGGAGTTGGAATATTTTGATGTTGAAATAGATAATAAAGGAAAAATTTATTGTAAGGAAATATATTACAGAACATGTGAAGATGTGTATAAATTCAATGACTTAACTGTAGTTGACAAGAATGGAGACATAAGATTAGTGAAATCATCAAAAAGTAGATTAATGCTTAGTGATGATCAATTAGATGTCGTGGAGAGAATGAAAGGCATCATTGACGACATGGTTAGGTTAAAGATGATTATGTATATTGATCAAGACTATAATCTTTGTTTTCTACCGGGAGATAAGATAGAGGACTTGACAATGGACAAGACTGAAGGGTTTGTGGATACCACCGGTATAGTGACATCTATAAAATCTAAGGATGTAGTGGAGTTTTATGTAGAAAACCCATTCGTAAAGATAAAGGATGAGTAATACTTGGATCGGGATTGTAGTGGGTCGTGAGAATAACTACAATCATATCTCTAAACGTGAACATAGATTGGGAGGTACGTATGTCATTCGATTGACGTTAGGGATCTAATTATATTAAAAGAGGAGGAATTATGAAAGAGATTGTATTAAAAGTGTATAAGTTTGATGAACTGTCAAAAGATTCACAAGAAAAGATCATAGAGCGTGAGCGCTGGAATGTAATGGAGCAATGTATGGATGCTTATAGTATAGACTATCAAGAGTCGATGAAAGCCTTTGAGGATATGACAGATACTAGGGTTTATAATTGGGAAGTTGGATACGAGAGATATGATTTTAGTTATGAGTTTAAATACAATGATCCTATTTATGAACATCCTACAGATTATAATCGTGATATATTCCCTAAGAATCTATGCGGTAAATTATTGTTCAGGTATATCAATAACAACATTATGCCACATATCACGAAAGGTAAATATTATTCTATAGGCAAATATATAGATGGGAAATATAATTACAAGTGCAGACGCAGTCGGGTAATATTGGGATACGAAGACAATTGTCCATTAACAGGGATGTGTTATGATTGTTATCTTCTTAAACCAATAATTGATTATTACGATACTTGGTGTACTTACCCGGAGAATTTCTCTTTAGAGGATTTAATAGAAAAATGTTATAATAATTTTTTCAAGACTTGGCATGAGGAATATAAACATTGGGCTGAAGATGAAGATGCGATACGTGAGAAGCTTCATCATAACCAGTATGAGGACCAGCTTTATTATGAGAATGGGGAAGCGTATGCCGGTCCATTGAATAAAATAGAATGAAAAGGTAGTAATTGTAAATTGATAAAGTTATGAATATAGAGATAATAAGATATAGGCTTCCGATTTATTGGATTGGGGCTTTGATTAATGGTGACTACACTGGAATATCTAATGAGGAAGCGCAAGAAATTGATGACTTTGTAAAACATGCAGATGGTTGTCCAGTTGGTGTGGATTGGGAAACAGAAGGTTTTTATTCGTATAATGACGCAAACGCTATTGGCGGAACTTGTGTCGATGTTATTTTTAGCAAGTATAATCAATAGTTAACACTCAAAACTTAATAAATATGGACAATAGGATGATCGCTCATTTATGGGCAAACGAAAAGAAAGAATCTGTAAATGGTAGGAATTTCTTCTTTGAAGGTGAAAGTATTTATTCTTATGGCTATCACTTTGAGGCCGGAAGAATCGTAAGAAATAAGCGTGGTGAAAAAGCGTATTTGATTAGGTAATTATATACCAGTTTACACCTCCCTATCAATAATTATCACCAACAGTCATAAACTAATAGGTATTGAGTTTGTTAGAAATAAAGAGAGGAGGTGACAGTATGTCAAAATAGACATACTGTCTAAAGCTTAATATCTGGCTCCTTTTGAACAATTGGCAAAGCAATTCATGGGTTGTAAATTGCGAATGCTATTTGTTCCTCCTTTAGCAATAGGTTTAGAATGGTCAACATTCCACCCTAATTCAGTGTACTTGCCATAAGAGCGTCGAAACATGAGATTGCCGTAACAATCTCTTCGATACAACTTAGGGTTCATGCCTCTAGCTATAGAACCTTTGCTAAAAATAAGATCCAGAAGCTTTTCTGAGTAATTGCTCATAATAAAGCCTCCTCTTTTTTTTGTAACTATTGCAAGTTACATTACTATTGTCATCTCTATGACAAACTTCAAATAACTATACAATAATCAAACCGATATTTAGTGTTTTGAGAGAAATTAATACAAATTAAATTGTTTTTATTTTTTCATATTTCTATCTTTGTCCCACGTATTAGAATAAAGACGTAGAAGCGTTAAGATATTATCTCGTATTTGAAATCTGGACAATTTCAACCACTCGGGATGATAGACAAAGATGCCTCCTACGCCTATGTTGTTGTATTATTACCTTTAGGGGCAAACTATACACAATCATAAGGCGTGGGGCTGTTGTTTGTTATCGAGTGGTGGGCAGTCCAGAGCCTCAAATACGGTAACATCCAATAGTCCCCACGCTTCTTTTATTTAGAAACCACCGAACGAAGGGGACAGGGAGGGCAAAAACAAACACACAATGAAAAAAGCATTCTTATTTATCAGTACGGCATTCTTGTTATCAAGTTGCGCAGCGGTAAAGTCTCCGGTAACAGGTTATGTTTATCAAGAGACTCAATCACCAGTCTCGGTAACTTCAAATCCTTTAGGATCTAAGAAAGGAGAGGCTACGGCAACAAGCGTCTTGGGCTGGTTCGCATTCGGGGATGCAAGCGTACAAAAAGCGGCTAAAGACGGCGGTATCACAAAGATTAGTCATATTGATCAGAAGTCAACAAGCGTCTTAGGGCTGTTCGCCAAGTATACGATAACGGTTTATGGGGATTAACATGAAACGTATCATATACTTATTAGCGGTATCATGTTTCCTGCTTATTTCTTGCCACGATGACGATCGTTTTAGCGTAGATAGTGTCTTAGGTGAAATATGCTCGACTTGTGTCATTACATATAACGTTGATGGGGCGTCATCAACCACGTCTAGCCACTTTTGCGGGACAAAATCACAGGTCGATACATGGGAGAATAATCTAAGGGAACAGGCCAATACGATCAATGCCTCCGGTGTGGGAACCATGAAAATTGAGTTCATTAGAGACTAGGATCATATAACATAGAAAATATTTAAGCGGGATTAGATTTAGACTAGTCCCGCTTTTGTTTTATTATATTTATTAACTTTTAAAAATTACAAATATGAAGACAGCAAAAGATTATCAAAAAGACCTTTACTTAGAAGATTGGGAATTAGATGACTTCCAAAAGTTTTTAGATGATCCTAATCAGACAAAGTATAAAACTTTCCATAAGCAAAAAATAACCAAGATGGAGAATGGAATACTATCTAGGGTTGGTATGGTTCCTCCACATAAATGGGACGAATTTGATAAGGAATTTAATAAAATCCTTGGAAACCAGATTCCCTAAGTTTGTTATATATGTCCAGCTTATCTGGATAATCTTGAAATGCAATATTTCTTTCTGTTTCTATCTTATTAATTTCTTCAAGGCAAAATTTATACATAACCTCGGCTATAACACCATAAAAGTCTTTATGTAAAGCAGATACATCCAATTTAAAATTGGATGAGATAAAAAATTGGGTCTGTCGTGTATAATCATCTAGTATTAAACGTATAGCAATAGTATCACTACTAATTTTTCTGGGTTGAAATTTAAAGCTATCCATAGAACAATCAGCCTTTTTCTTAATCATTTTTCTATCATAAACTATACACGAAAATGTTTCAAATTCCATAACATTAGATTTTAAAGTTTGTTTTCAAATATAGTGATCTTATTTCTAAACAATCCTAATTAAAACCAAAACAATTTTAATATGATTATATTGGATTGTGGTTTGATTGCTGGTTTAGAACGAATTTATTATCTTTATAGAGTAAAAATCAGAGTGTTATGTTTGAGATGAATCATTTTAAATCTATTGATGAGTTAGTGAAGTTCTTCCCTACCGAGCAATCATGTATTGATTTTTTGGAGAGGCAGAGATGGGGTGATCATGTCGTGTCTCCGTACGATCCAGACTCAAAGGTTTATAAATGCAAGGGAAACCGATACAAGTGCAAGAATACGGGGAAGTATTTCAACGTCCGGACAAACACGATCTTCGAGAACACGAAAGTGTCGTTGAGGAAATGGATGTTGGCTTGCTATATCGTCATAAACGCTAAGAAGGGTGTCTCTTCCGTTCAGTTGGCTAAGTTCATTAACATAACACAAAAGACGGCTTGGTTTATGTTGCAACGTATCCAGAATTGTTTCAATATAGATGCTAGCCAATGTCTAAATGGAGAGGTTGAGATAGATGAGACTTATATAGGAGGATTGAATAAGAATAGGCATAGTAGTAAGAAGGTAAGAAACGCAAGAGGCAGGAGTTGTAAGGACAAGGTCCCGGTATTTGGTATGCTGCAACGAGAAGGCTTTGTTATAGCTAAGGTTGTTAGCGATACGAAAGCCGGAACCTTGATCCCGATCATCAATGATGTTGTATGTCCGGGATCTACAATCTTCTCGGATGAATGGCAAGCTTATAGAAACTTAGATCCTAACCTATACGATCACGGTGTTGTCTATCATAAGAAAGGCGCTTACGTCATTGGGTATAGACATACTAATACGATCGAAGGATTCTGGGGACACTTAAAGAGAACGTTGAAGGGTGTCCATCATTGGGTGTCTAGGAAACATCTGCAAAGATACGTGGACTCATCAGCTTTTAGGTATAATACCAAACATCTTTCCGAATGTGAAAGATTCGATGTACTTTTGCAGAATATCGGACACCGATTAAGGTATTCACAGTTAAAGAATATGGCAGCATGAGAAAAAAGAAAGACATAGAAGTAGTAATACATAAAGATATTGAGAAGGAGATGAAGAGAATAGCCGATAACATATTCGGCTATAATCCAAAAATAGATCCCCGTGATCCTCTTTTTCGGAAAACTCTTTCTTGGAGCGTTAAAAAAGAAGGAAAGGGAAAGAAAAATGAGAAAAACGATTGAATAATAAAAGGATACATGGTTATGTGTCCTTTTATTGTTTTAGAGATAGTGCAAAGTAGTATATAATTACCAATATTTATTCTAATCAGAGATTGTCAAATGAAGGGATGAGATTCAATCCTGATTATCGACGTCCATCGACTTCTAGAGAGTTGAAAGAATTCACGATTAAAGGACAAAAGATCTGTGCATACTCAAGAAAAGATGCAATCAAAAGACTTAAAGCAAGAGGGGAATTATGAAACAGACAGTAGAAGTAGCGATTGAATACGCAGGATCGGTTATTAGTTCGTTTGGAACAAATGGAGTACCGAACGGCATTTCTGCCATTAAAGAGATGATTGCTTCTGGTTTTAAATCCGGTGCCGAATGGCGGTCAAAGCAATCACCGTGGATAAAAGTAAGCGATGGGCTACCGGATGTAGATGATTATTATCTTGTCACTGATGGAGAAAGTATTTCCATGGCTTACTTCTTTAAAGGCTGGGGCAAATTTGCCAAGTATCATAAATATCCGCATCCATTTTACGATGACGGGGTAGTTAAATTATATATGCCAATACCTCCGATCTCTTTAGCACTTGAAGGAGATAGAGGGATATTAAACATAGGTGAATTTAAGAGAAAGGAGATTGATTATGAGCAGAAGTAAGGAATATAAAGCGATAAAGAATTATATCCATAATGAGCTTGGGCTTACGAAGGAAGATATAATCAATGCAATTAGATCTGATATAAGAAAATATGTTGAGGAGTGTATATGTAATACTTACGGGAATGATAATAATATAGAGCAGATGATTAAGCTTATGGTAGATAATGAGCTTAAAAATAAAGATTTTAATGTCATTCCAAGAATGGTAGAGAAAGTATTAAAAGATAAGATGTTAAACGATATAGAGATTGTTGTAATAAACAAGAATTTAAATGATTGAGGATATGGAGAATAAGGATATTTTAGATAAGGTAAGAATGAAGGGCATGAACCAAGGGATATGGCTGGCGGTTCAGGAGCTAGCCTACGACGGGCGATGGACGCAGGCCGCAGAGGAACTGGTGTCTTCTTGTGGATTGACCGAGGATGAATGTAGGAAGCTGCAAGAAGAAAGCGGATCGTTTAATGATGAGATGCTTGAATTTATTGATATGATATTTGGTCATACGGATATGATAGGTGAATGTGAAGATGATACAGAATAAATATGTATAAATATCAAATAGTAATTATATACAATAAAAATTATGAGCTTAATAGATAAACTAGAAGACTTGGTGGCTAAGGTAGACACCGAATACCAAGAGAAGATGGAGGCAGTGATCCGGGAGATAGTCCCGGGGATGCCGGAAGGGAATGTACGTCATGCCGCCGAGCTGATGTGCACGGACAGGATGGGGAATATGATGGACATAGATGTTTATATATTAAGGGAAGAAGATAGGCCTTATGAATGCCATTATCTAAAGGATCTATTGGAAGATAGGGTAGCTAGAATAGATAAGATGCATGAGGATAAAAGTTACACATACAATATAGATGATAATTATTGGTGCGCTACATGTGGTTCCCATTCTCATAAAAAGGATTCTGAGACAGGGTATTGCTGGCATTGCGATACGGTTAATTGGGTTAAAGAAGATGGAGCAGATGTTAGGGTATAATTACCAAAGAATAAATATGAATGATAGGAGAAAGGATAGTATTAACTATTAATAATGTTTATTTAATTTAATTCAAAAACAAAATGTCTACTTTTGTAGACACATAAAAATTATATATATGGAAAAGAGTGAGTTTGTAAAGAAATTGGAGAAGATCATCGATATGGTTAAGACCGAAGATGATGGTTTCGAGTATGGTGGCAAAGTCATTTCCTATAAAGAAGATGATAGTAACTATGAAGTCTCGGTAATGAACATTGAGATGAATTTGGAAGTAGAAGCCAATGTTATGGCTGGTATGGATGATATGGATTTTACCTGCCTTATGAGTGAGGTTTATAAACAAAAGGCGGTAAAGGCTATAATGATGGAGAAGGATGACGATGAAGACAATTAATGAGATGACCGATCAGGAGATATATGATCTTACTGACGAGCAGATAGATAGATTGATCATAACAAGATGCGCTAAGGAGGGTGTTAGGTTTGTGGACGAACCTCCAGTTATGAAGACATACGACTACAAGCCTATTTCTCCATCTAATTTCTTCTACCTTTTAGAAGGATTGAGCATAGCTGTTTTTAATCAGGATGATGCTATTAAAATAGCTAAGTTCTTAAGTAAGTTTGATTTATACAAGACTACATACGATTTCACTATATCCAATGATAAGATATATAATAAGTTGGATATAATCAATATCAAACATATTCCAATGTTTGATACGAAAGATGAGGAATCCTACAAATCTATAAAGGACAAGAATAATAAGATTGAGGAGGAGTATAAAGATCAGGTAGATAAATACAAGAAGGATATAAAAAGAATGAGTGAAATCCATGCCGAGATCTGGTCGAAGGTAATCGATGTAAGAAATAAGATTGATCATATGAATCATCTTAGATTCCTTTTTGTAAAGGAATATCTTCCGTTGGTGGATCATGATACGAATACGGCTATGACGTTTTTTAAGAAAGCTTATGACGTGGATGATGATACGGAAAGATATATTCGTGAAGGAATAAAAGATTATCCTTTGTTTAATAATAATATAGATTAAAATGCACAATTGGTTTAAATGTACGGTTTCTTATGAGGCCGATGCCGAGAATGGCATGAAGAAGAAGGTTAAGGAAGAATATTTAGTAGATGCTCTTTCTTATACCGAGTGTGAAGTTAGAATCATAGAGGAGATGAGACCGTTTATCTCCGGTGAGTTTAGCGTTGATATCAAACGATTCAGGATAGCTGAATTGTTTGCCATGGATGGAGACCGGTTCTATAAGGTCACGGCTGATTATATTACGATAGACGAGAAATCGGGCAATGAGAAACGCAAGGCGTTTAACTACATCGTTCGGGCCAATGACCTTGATCATGCCAAAAAGAATTTCGAGAAAGGCATGAAAGGGACTATATCAGACTTCGTGGTAACCTGTATTAAGGAGGAGAAGAAGTTGATGGATTTCTATGAGTTTGACGGTAAGATCAGGAACCCGGAGAAGCATGAGGATAGTAAGCAACAAGGCTAGCTACGAAACCATGTCATCCGTCGCCGAGAAGTTGATGGAGATAAGCAAGATGGAGGGTACGATTTATCGTATCCTCACATTATCTAATAAAACTTATCTGGCTTCCAAGTTAGGGTATAGTAGGTCCGGATTCTATAAAAAAATACAGAACCGGAATTTTAATATCCGGGAACTAGCTCAGATATTCGATACGATCATCAACTTCAAGGATCAAGATTGGACTGAGGGTAAGATTAATAGGCTTAAGAGGTATAGGGCTATGAGCCTTATGGAGTTCAACAAAAGTTATAAAAAGAAAAAGGCATGAGAGGTAGGATGTTACCGTGTGAGAGATGTGGGAGGATGGTAACCATAAGGAGTAAGGGGTTGTGTCCCGCGTGCAGAGCCAAGGAGCTACCGCCAAAGGAAAGGGCGGCGATACGGGTGAAGGCCAAGCCGAAGGGGAAGAGCCTAGCCGTTTTCTTTGGCGCCCATGTGGCTAGATTGAGTATGACAAGGAGATCTGCTACCGGCGCATACATACCATGCCCGGGGGTAAGCAACATATGCCACTTATACCCTAAACGGAAATATAAATCAGTTGCTGAGGATAATGATAACATTATCTACTTGACGGCTGATGAGCATACAAGATTCGATTATCTATTAGATACGATGGATTTCAGCCGGCTCTTGGACGAGTTTGGCAACGTATGGCTGTTGGCAGCCAGAAGGATGAGGGATCTCGCACCTAGAGTCGAGGAGGATGGTAAATTAAAAACCAGATTATTATCATGGATAGAAGAAAACAAAAATTACTTCTAGCTCTTGGATACGAAGCTATAAGTGATACGATATATAAGAAAGGCACGGATATGGAAGTCATAAGCGATCAAGAATCGTTTGATGATATGAGAGTCCGTTTATCCAAAAAACATCATGTGGTTATCACGGATGATGGTATTGTAATAGAGTTTGTTCATAATAAGACAATGGACGAGAATGCGTCATCATATTATTGGCGATCATCGTTACCAATATTAAGATCATATCATACAGATCCTAAATTTACCGCTTTCTTTGGCATATTAGACGTTTTGTCAACGATCCCAAAGAAAGATATGGTCGAGGAGAAAAAGCCTGTTGAAGAGCCTAAAAACGAGCCTAAGGAGGAGATGGAGGTTGAGTATGATCTGGAGACAGAGCAACAGTATTATGCCGCTGAATGGATAAAGGATATCCCGACACCGGTGTTATATAGAATGACTGTCGCTGGCAAACGTGTGTATTATGAGATGGATGTTGATGGGTATCCTATCATATACGATGGAGCCACTAACAATATCGCCAATGGGTATTGTGATACGTCCGGCGCTTTGGAGAAGTGGAAGAATGAGATGAGGCTCAAGGGTAAGGATCCTGATGAGTACGCTAACTACAGGGCTGACTTAGGTACTATCATGCATTATCTATTTGGGTTGTATCTGACCGGGGTTAAGATAAAGCTGATCCCGACGTGGATAAGGAAGGTGGTCAAGGAAGCCAAGCTGAGAATAGACAAGTATAGGATGGAGCGGATATTAGTAGATAACATTGATGAGCTAATAGAGGATCTGATATCATTCGCTATATTCTGCAAGGAAAGACATGTTAAACCTGTACTTATCGAAAAGATGTTGAGGTCAAGCAGGTTAAAGGTAGCTTCTTCGGTGGACGCCGTGGTGGAGATGGACAGCGAGCCGGAGACAGTGGAGATAGAGGTCGAGACAGGAGAGTTCTATAAGACGGGAGCCAAGAAAGGTCAGCCTAAGACGGAGAAAAAGAAGATAAAGAGATGCAGGAGGATATTCGCTATATTGGACTTCAAATCAAACAGGAAAGGCAATTTCTATGACGAGTACGCTTTCCAGCTTGAGCTATATAGAAGAATGATACTGGAGAACTACGGAAAGATATTGGAGATAGAGGAGATATATAACTTCGCTCCTGGTGATCCTACCGCTAAGACAAGTCAATATAAGTTGAAGAGACAAACCGATAATCCTATACTTAATATGGCTACGGTTGTATATCTTCAAGGTAAGTATAAGTTTGAGAAAACCAATTATACGGTTACGTCAAGGATCGGGTCTTTAGATATAGAGGGTGATTTTGAGTTGAATGGTTTGATAAGAAAAGAGTCGCTGAGAGATTATATATATAGAGTGATGAGCGAGAGGAGAGGATAATGGAATTCAGGGAGTTTGACAAGAGCGTATATCGGTATGAGTTGGATCATAGCAAGCCAAGAAGGAAGATGACGTGCCCGCAATGCGGCAAGGATAAGTGTTTTACGCCGTACGTGGACGTAACCACCGGTCAGATCGTTGGAGAGCAGTTTGGGGTGTGTGATCATAAAAATAAATGTGGTTACTTTAAATATCCAACAGGGAGCGAACTTGGGAACAATGATCTTTTTACCGATTCAAACAAAGTATTAAGGAGGTACAGACCTCCTATGGATCCGGATATAGCCAACTGCATTCCGGTAAGCAAGATGTTTGAGACGCTTAATCCTTTCGAGACATCCGATCTTCAGGATTATCTATCCAATATCTTCGGATCGTATCATACCAATAGGGCATTTAGCTTGTATAAGGTGGGGATGATGAGATTCGGGGACTGGGGTAAGTGCTGTGTGTTCTGGCAACTGGATAAGAATTGGGTAGTGCGGACCGGGAAGATAATGGACTACGGGCCTGACGGGAAGAGGGTAAAGGTTCCCGTGGATCATGTATGTTGGGTGCATATACTGGACGGTCAGGATTACCTGCTTAGGCAATGCCTGTTCGGGGAGTTTCTTATCAACTTCTATCCCAATGACGCTCCGGTGTATATAGTAGAGTCAGAGAAGACGGCTGTTATCTGTAACATCGTGTACCCTAGTAGGTTGTTTATGGCCTGTGGCGGTATCCATATGCTGAAAAGGGAGATGATAGAGACATTGGGTAGGAGGCGGATAGTCCTGTACCCGGATAAGGGCGACGCTTTCAACGAATGGAGAAAGAAGGTAGACAAGGATATGAGGGGGATGAATATAGAGATAAGTAATTTTCTAGAATCAAAACCCAATATAAATGAGGGAATGGATATAGCGGATTATTTTATTATTAAACAAATTTACAATGGCAAAGGTAGTTGACAATTACAAGAAATTCAAGGTTCTTGAAATAACAAGACAGGAGATGATGGATAAGCTCACCAGATATGGGTGCTTAGGTATTTGCGATATGTGTAACAGACCTACGTCCGTGGGCTATTATGTAGCGGTAATCAATCAATGGATGTGCGAGGACTGTTATAATGATTTCATCAAATCGGTTGACAGGTATGAGGAGGATATGAGAATAGAGAACAGAAATTTTGATAGATTCTGCAATCTATTTAATGTTGAGATAGAAGAAAAGGTATGAAAGAACTGTCTTTAGCCCAGAAAGCTATGTTAAACGGATCCGTATGTCCATATTGCAAGATCCCATCCACTATGATAAATACGGTGGAGGGGAAGCAAGTTGGGTGCGAGAAGTGTAGGGCTTGGATGAGATCCGATCCTTTTGGGAAACCGATGGGGAGGCTGGCTAAGCCGGATCTTCTTAGGAGTATGGATATGGTAATGACTGAGATTAATATATTTGCGTATAGGACAAAACGGGATGTACAGGATATTTACAAAAGCCTATCTGGTGAATTGGATATACCAATAGAACATGTATCCCCATATAAGATGTCTTTGCCATCACTACTTAATACCATGAGATATATTGAAAAGTATGGCGATAATCATATACGGATATATGATAGAACCATGGTAAAGAAGGCTTGCCATAGGCACGGAGCGGTGGCGATCGGGAGCAACGCCTGCCACGGGTGCCCGGAGTTCCTGTTCCATGTGGTAAACAACACGACCGATACGGTGGTGTGTGATATGGATATGAGCTATGGCGACTGTATAAAGAAGAGAAATAATAAATTTGGTAGATAATATTAATTATATAAAAGATGAAGGTAATTTTTATTCATAAGCCTACTGGATATTATGTAGGAGGGTCGATGTTCGACAAGTCTTATTGCAAGGATAAGATGATAGAGAAAGGAATAAGTAAGGATCGAGCCGAGAAGTTAAGTGATATAATAGGCCCATACGCATGCATATGGGAGGTGGAGAACGGAGATGACCCTTATGAGAGTATGAGATCTAGGCTAAAGGATAAAGCTTCATATCTGGATGGAGAGGATCTTATCATGGAGAATTATGATGATGAGGAGGACGAAGAGGATGGGGAGATCGACTGAATATTACAGAACACATCCGGAAGCCAGAAAGAAGAAGGCTGAGACGGATAAGAAGATCAACGCCAGACCTGAGCAGAAAGCCAAGAGACGGGAGTTGGGTCGTAAGAACTACAAGACCGATAAGTTGAAGGGAAAGGCTTATCGGAAGGGGAAGGACCTATGCCATACAGCTAAGGGGTTAAGATATAAATCAAGATCAGCTAACAGAGGATCTAAATCCGATACGGCTGGCGATAGAAACGCAAGAGGATGAGTGAGGATAGGATATGGAGGTCATCCAAGGAGATTATCATGGATGCCTATGAGAGAATAAGAAAGTATCAGTCGGGAGAGCTTCTCCCGGCTCGTACTGGATACGCTTATCTTGACAAGGCGTTGCTGGGAGGGTTCTACCCACAACATGCGGTGGCTATCGGCGCCAGGCCCGGAGTCGGCAAGTCTTATTTGGCGCAGAAGATCATGAGCAATGTGATGAATGTCAATATCAATCCACAGGCAGATGATTATGTATGGTTAAGATGTGAGTTTGAGATGAACCCAGAAGATTTGATGTTGCGTTCACTATCAAAAAAAATGGGAAAGGATATACAAGATATTCTCCTTAACGAGATGTCTGATGAAGAGATAAAGGAAATGCAGAAATGTCTTAAGGAGGAAAACTCCAGCAGAATAACATACATCCCTAAACCATCAACCGTAGATGAGCTTCAAAACTTTCTGTGGAATGAGTATATGCCAATAAACAAAGATAAAAAAATGGTATTCGTGTCTATAGATCATACGGCCCTGATACAAGGTTCAGGAGATGCCAAAAGGAATATCGACTCGTTGATAACCATGTGCAATATAGCTAAAAGGACTTTTCCTAATATTTTCTTTCTTATAATATCCCAACTCAATCGTGATATCGAAGGACGACGGGATCCAAAAGATCATATGCCAAAGCAATCTGATTTTTATCAATCAGATACATTGGGACAGTTATGTACGGCTATGGTAGCGTTAAATATCCCGAAGAGATACGGGTACTCCTCATACATGCAATTTCCGCAAGGATGGTATCCTAATCTGGAACGTTTTAAAAGTGAATCAAGACGATCCTTCCGTGTGGATGGATTATTATTCCATCATATCGTAAAGGTCCGTCAACGGTCATTAGAGGAGATTGACGCTATACATGTAGATATCATGAAAGGATATGAGCGATATTATCCTGATGGAGGGGTGGTGCGCCAAGAAAGACCGGGAGGCTCGGATGCCCCTGTGGGCAGTGGCAGGCCGGACACGACCGTAGTGACGCTACCGCCCCCACCTCCCGGCGTTCCATTGGAGCAACAATATATACCGTCCAGTGATGATTTCAATGTAGTACATGACGAAACACCTTATTGACATGAGATTGAGACATAATTACTTGCTTGTAGTGATAAAGGTGCTGGAAATGTTCTTGAAGACCGTATTGTCGGTTGAGGATAAGATGGGGATAAAGGAAATTATATCCTCGTTAAAGGAAATGGCTAAATACAGCATCAGATATATCATAAATCGGGAACGGGAAAAGGAGATCATGAGTATCTGTGATGAGGTATCCAATAAAGTACAGGAGTATAAAAGGATAAATGACAACTCAATGATATTGGAATTGGAGAACCTAAAAAGGGAAGTTGTGGCGGTGGAGGATATTCTTAGCTCATACAAGGGGGTTCTTGACGCCGAACTGGTGATAGCCGAGGATGATATCAGAATCATACGGGACAAGATCGCTATAAGCCTGAGGGAGGACGGAACATGTAAGAGCATGACTGATGCTGATAAAAGGGCTAGGGTGGACGTAAGATACGAGAGGGCGTTAGAGGATTATCGAATCCTTCTAAGATGCGCCAATACGGTTAGGGCTAAGATGTCGGTTGTAGGGCATCTTAACCAATCTATAAATCAATCTATATCAGTTGGTAGAGTTGGTATGGCTAATGAATCTTATACGGTAAAACAGTATGAAAAAGGGAAAGAGATTATCGAAAGCAGACGCCCTTAGGGTGTTGAGAAGAGCTTACGATCTAATGTGATTATATACCATTTTACACCAAAAAAATGAGAAATGATATACATTTGTACGAAACATTATACTGGGTATCACCAATACCCTCTACCGGTTGCTCAAGAGTGAGATCGCCGGATTCTTTTACTGAACTATAGAAAAGAAGAATATGAAATTAAATAACATACGTATGTTTTACAACATATCTGGTGTAAAATAGTATATAATAACCTATGTATATAAATTTTGAACAGATGATGACATCAGGATTAACGATGTCTGATGTCGGGTATCTTTTGATGATCCGGCAAAAAGAAGAGATGGCTAACACCATTCCAAAGGAGAAAATAGATAGCTATAAAGCATCTGGTTATATTGAGCTTCAGAAGAATGGGAAGTGGAAGATAACGCCAAGGGGAGGGTCGCTGCTGATGCTGATAGAGACACCCGGTCTGACACCGGAGGTCGAGGGGATCCGGGACCGTATCGTTGGGGTATATAACGATATGGGGAAGGATACAGGGGCTATTAAGGAGGTAGAGAAAAGGCTCGTATGGTTCGTGGCTAATACCAACTTCAAGGAAGAACCTATAGTAAGAGCCGTAATATCCCACATAGATCTTAAACGTGAGTATACGATGAGATTGGATAACTTGATCTGGAAACCATCAAATGTGTATAGCGTGCATATGAGTTTATCGGAATCAACGTTATTCGATACGATCATAAAAATGTATGGCATGACGTCTGACTTGTATCTTAGGGAGAACAAGAACAAGGAGCTGGCATGGTTGTTCGCCATAAGCCGGCTTCCGGATCCCCCAAAGAGAATGGATAAGGAATACGCTATCACAGGCGATGTTAAGATGGATATCGAAAGGATATCGGATATAAAAAAAGAATTAGGTAGAAGATTGAAAATGTCAATTTAGTATGGAAAGAAAAGAAGTTGAAAAAGTAGTCAAGGAGGCGATATTCGAGAAGATGGGTGAATTTAATGGTCTTGATCATGCCGCTCAGATAATGAACGAGGATAAGCTGGATACGGATATGGCTATGGATTCCCTTGATTTTGTAGAAGTCATAATGGAAGTGGAAAAGAAAACGGGTAAATGTATACCCGATGAGGCACTTAACGTCAAGCCTTATCACGAATTGACGGTAGGAGAGCTTATGGGTATGTTGTATGATTATCTAAAAGACAAATAAATGGATTTCGGATATGATGATTGGGAAGAGGGGCTAGAGACCCCTCTTGTCGATGATTGTGATGACGATCATGAGGAGGAAGAATATGATTTCAGTTAAGGAGTTAAGGCCGGGCAATCTTGTAAAAGACAAAGCTGGCGATATATGGAGAGTAGGGTGCGTTACCGGTATGTGTAATGAAAGTGGATCATTAATCCTTGAACGTAAGGTTGATGATGGGATAATGAAATGGTATTCAGGGGAAGATGATGTCATGCCTATTGAGATAGACGATAACCTTCTTGATGCTATCGGTTTTAAGAGTGACAAGAATAGGGACGTATATCGTGGACACGGGATGACCATGGAGGTTTTTGGCGACGAGTATTATCTCGGACTTAGGGATATGGAGGATGACCTGAGCGAGCTTATCCAGATAAGGTATTTGCATAACCTACAGAATATTTCGATGGATTTATATGAGCGTGACATAAATACGGAGAGGCTTTATGATCGTTCCGGAGAATAACTTGCTATGTAAGACCATAGGCGGCGAGAAGGTGCTTGCCGCATCCTACTCACAGATAGACACGTTTGTCCAATGTCCGTATAAGTGGTATAAGACTTACGTGGAGGGTCACAGATCCACGGAGAAGCACGAGGCTACGTCATATGGTACGGTTATCCACCAGACGATGGAGTACTTCTTCAAGAACGGATGCAGACCTTCTTATGAGGATATGAGTAAGGCTTTCAATTACTACGCCGATATAGAACAGATTCCTTTTGATAGCGTAAAATCCCAGATCGAGTCTATGCAACATGCGGCTAGGTTAATAAGATGGATTGTGGGGTTGTTTGAGAAGGATGCTGCTGGCAATTATAAGAAGGCATGGTCCAATCTTACGCCAATGGAGAAGGTGATCCGGGGGTCGAGGCCGGCCGGCGTGGAGGAGGACTTCGTCCTGCCCTATAAGCTACCCAAGCCACTTACCTTGGATGGCGTGACGTACGATAAGGTACATATCATAGGATCGGTGGACTGGCGTGGGGAGTATAAGACAAAAGACAGGATAGCTATGTATACGATAGACTGGAAGTCCGGGAGAAAGTTATTCGATGAGGATAAGCTGCTTCACAATCTCCAGCATCCGATATACGCCTTCTACATACTGAGAAAGTACAAGGTATTGCCGGATATGTGCAGCTATTTCTTTACCCGCATGCTGGACAATCAGAACGTGAAGGTAGATAAGGAGAAAGTAGAGAGGTCGGTCAAGGAGCTTAACGATATTCTCCTTGATATGTATGATTTCGAGACAAATAAAATAGATAGCTATCAAGCTCACGTTTGGGACGATGCCAAACAAGGGTATAAGTACGAGAAGCGCTACCTAATGGGACGGCAACCAGCCTGCCTTGAACCCCGCCCCAAGCCCTTGTGTTTTTGGTGCGATTTCTCAATCCACAAACAAAACACATGTAGGTATTCATCGGATTGGGATGAGTCAAAAAGAAAGAATAAAAAAGATTAACTTTATTAAAAAGCCTAGGTAAATATCTAGGCTTTAATTATATTTGTGTCAATAAATAAACGATTATGGATAAAAACGAAAGAGAAAAACAGGTATTGGATCTTCTGATGTCTAGAAAGGATATCAGGAAATTGGTAGAGAAATCAAATGAATGTTACTCTAGGATGGATTTCGTTGGAGCCATGAGATACCGGCAAGAGATAAAGGATATCGTAGATCGAGAATCTAAAATCATGTTGACAAAAAGTGAGTCTTTGATAGGCTTGATGAATAATGCTGATAATGAATATAAATTCAATATGCTGGTATGGCTACATTCCATGATGTGTATGGCGGATGTATTTAACGGGATATTGGAGGATTTCAAGGATGGGGTAAGGAAAGCCAACGGCAACTCCAAGTTCGTTAAGTTCGATAATCTGGATAGATTGATGACAGAATGCAAGAAGGAAATTGATTATCTAATGAAAGGCACAAGTAAATCATTTCAAATATCCTTTGCCGTAAGGAGCGATGAGATGAGGGAGATGATAGAGAATATGGTTGGGGATAATATCCGAGAAGGGTACGACATGTTCAAGGAAGAGGCTGAGATGGTGAATGAGACAGATAGGAGCAAGATAGAGGAATTTAATAAAAAGCTTGACCATGATCAAATGTAATATAAAGCTAGGCGATATAGTCCATACCCAGATAGGAGTAGGAGAGGTGATAGCCATAAGCAAGACCAAAGAAACTTTGATGGTGAAGATGGATGATGGTCGGGAATGCCCTATAAGACTAGAGTACGTAAAAGACGTTTTTGATAACTACAAATCCAAATGATTTACAAATTAAGACCATATCAAGAGGAGTGTGTTAAAAGTATCTCCGATTACATAAATTCTGATAGACATGATCCGGTATTGATCGTAGGTCCTGTAGGTTGCGGTAAGTCACTGCTGATAGCAGAGGCGGCTAGATTGATGGGAGATAAGACGCTGGTTCTCCAGCCGTCTCGCGAATTACTAATACAAAACCACGACAAGATCACATCTTACGGGATACCGGCAACCATCTACTCTGCGTCATGCGGTAAGAAGGAGTTATCCAATATGATATACGCGACCTTAGGATCTATCAAGAAGGTTGTTGGTCAGCTTAAGGAGATGGGAATCAGAAATGTATTGATAGATGAGGCTCATGCCGGATACAGTCCTGAGGACGGCAGTGAGTTCATGACATTCATGAATGAGCTGAAGCCGAGAAAGGTGATAGGGTTTACAGCCACGCCATGTAGACTTAAAAACATGTCGATAGGACAGACATCATATTCCCAACTTAATTTCATCACTCGTATGAGACCGGTATATTTCAAGAATCTGATTCACGTGATACAGGTAGAGGAGATGATAGGGCAAGGATTTTGGACGCCTCTTAAGTATGAGACATGGGATTTCAATGGAGACGCCCTTAAACTTAATTCTAACGGCTCTGAATATACGGCTGAGTCTATTAGTGAGGCGGTGAGAAAAAATGGCTTAAACAACCTTATTTTGCGTCGATTGATGGTATTAAAAGACGTATGTAGATCTATACTGGTGTTTATGGATTCTGTTGAGAGCTGCAATACTGCCGCCGAATGGATGAACGCCAAGATATGCGCTGGCATGGCGGAGGTAGTTCATGGAGGAACGCCAAAGAAACAGCGAGAGGCTATAGTCGAGAGGTTCAAGTCAGGTGGGACGCAGGTGGTGTTCAACTATTCCGCCCTCGGAACCGGATTCGATCATCCGGGTCTGGACTGCGTGATAGTAGGGAGACCGACATTTTCGTTCTCGTCGTTTTATCAGTGGCTTGGGAGAGCTGTCAGGATAAAGGACGGTAAGGATAGCGCATTGGTCGTTGATTGTTGCAACAACTCGTCAAGGTTCGGTGATATAAGGGAACTTAGTATAGAGAACTACAAAGGATATGGATGGGGGATGTTTATCGGCGATAAACTAATCACCAATATCCCGATGGGGGATAAGGTAACGAAAACGGATCTGGATATCAAAGCCGCCAAGAAAGATCGTAGGAGGGGGCTGGCGCAGGGCGTAACCGCCGCCCCTGTTCCCGGAAGGCCGGATCATCCCCTTGGCTCTATGGTAATGACATTCGGGAAATATTGTGGGTGGATGTTACATTCGATCCCAGTATCGTACTTCAAATTCATAAACGAGACATTTGACTGGGATAATGATAGAAACAAGGAGATAAAAGAGTACATAGATTTTTTAATTAAAAACAATAAGTTATGATTGGATTAGTGTCTACCTTTATAATAATGGCGTGTTCTATCTATTTGATAGTAGAAGGAAATGAAAAGAATGATTCGACTAAATTTTATGGGGGGGGCTAATAGCGACAATCCTATCTATCTTTTTGATGTGCTTAGTAATACAAAATATAGATACAAAAGATATGGGAAAGGTGTATAAATTCAAGAGACTTAACGAAATGAAGCTAGACGATTACGGCTTCGGTTTGTTCGAGTACAATGGTGCTCTTTATTTCAAGGAGGCGGAAGGAGAGAAATGCTTTGATGTAAGGAGCGGGAATGAGGTTATTATCGGGAAAGATAAAATTGTAACGGCCTTGGAGGATTGATCATGAGAAAACTTGACGACACCAACAGGACAAGGAAAAGGAGTGTACGGCACTCGTGGATAAAGGCGGGTCCGGGGATCCAACGCTGCGCTATTTGTGGGATCACGAAGCGAAGTGAGTATATAGACGGGAAGACCGTTCATTGCGTGCATCTATCATCTGGTGAGCTTTATTCTATGACAGGAGAGACACCGGAATGCAGGGATCTTAGTGAATTTTATTAATAAAACAAAAAGGAGTTTGAAATGAAAGAGGAATTTAGCAAATACGACAAGGTTGTTTATGATGGTGAGGTATTTGAGGTACTTGAAACCGCCGACAATACGGGGATAATGAAAATAGAACCGTTATTTGATGAGACATATAAATTTATTTGGGTTGATGAGGAGATGGTTGTCTCGTTAAGCAGGGCTATCAAGTTAAGGCTTATTGATGATGAGACGGCAGATGAGGCGATGAATTTCGGGAAGCCAAAAATAGGAGACGCGGTGGTGGAAAGCGGACCGTTTG